CTATCTTTCTTGGCAATGTCTCAATCTCTGAAGAAGGCGAAGAAGGAATTAAGATCACAGGCGCCTCTGGACAAACTGCTACACTTGTCACTCCAGAAGCTGGTGGCGCTGCTAACGTTTCAGCCAATATTGCTCTACTCGAATCAAATGTGACAATTCTTCTTGGGTCAGCTGCGGGACAAAACACTCGTATAGCTTCAGAAGAGGCTAATGTAATTAATCTTCAGACAGGACTCGTAGGCGCTAATACAGCTCTCGCTAACGAAATCTCAGCTACCAATGTGGATGTCACAAATTTAGTTACCGGCATCGGAGGGTCAAACTCTCGTATCGCCGCTGAAGAAGCCAATGTCATTGCGTTACAAAGTGGCATTTCTGGTTCAAATTCTCGTATCGCTGCAGAGGAGGCAAACGTCATCTCCCTACAAGGAGGATTGATTGGGGCCAACACAAACATCTCATCAAATGATACTGATATCACAAACCTAGTCACTGGACTAGGCGGATCAAATACTAACATCACAGCTCTTGAAGCTAGACGGGCGGCTAATACCTCAATCTTTGAAGGCGCTTTCTCAGGTTCTAACACACGTCTTGCAGCAGAAGAGGCTAATGTAATTGCTTTACAGGGTGGCATCACTGGAGCTAACAGCGCTATTTCTGGCAACGATACTGATATTACAAATCTAATAACTGGACTAGACGGAGCTAATACTGTTATTGCTACAAAAGCCGCTACTACTTATGTAGATGCTCAAATTGCAGCAATTGTAGATAGTGCTCCAGAGACTTTAGATACTCTTAACGAACTTGCAGCTGCTTTAGGTGATGACGCTAACTTTGCTACAACTACTGCAACTCAGATTGGTACAATTTCTTCTAACACTGTTAATCTTCAAACTGGCATTGCGGGTTCAAATACCAATATTACTGCAAATGAAACTCGTCGGGCAGCCAATACCTCTATTTTCCTTGGCGCCTTTACAGGATCTAATGCTAGAATCGCTGCTGAAGAAGCCAACGTAATTGCGCTACAAGGTGGTATTGCTGGAGCTAATACCGCCCTCGCTAATGAGATTGCAGAGACTAACACAGATATCACAAATCTTGTAACTGGGTTAGATGGTGCTAATACAAATGTTACTGCACTAGAGGCAAGGCGTGCTGCCAACACTTCTATCTTCCTAGGAGCATTTACTGGTTCTAACGCTAGAATCGCTGCTGAAGAAGCCAACGTAATATCTCTACAAGGCGGAATTGCAGGCGCTAATACTGCTCTCTCTAATGAGATTGCCTCTACTAATACAGATATTACGAATCTTGTAACGGGTCTTGAAGGATCTAATACAGATGTTACAGCTCTTGAAGCGCGTCGTGACTCTAATACATCAATCTTCCTCGGAGCGCACTCAGGGGCTAATACACGTATTGCGGCTGAAGAAGCAAATGTAATTGCTTTACAAGGCGGTATTGACGGGGCTAATACAGCTATTGCTTCTAATGACACAGATATTGCAGCTTTAGAAGCTCGTCGTGCAGCTAATACAGCAATCCTACTTGGTGCTCACTCAGGCGCTAATACTAGAATAGCAGCAGAAGAGGCAAATGTTATAGCCCTACAAGGGGGTATTACAGGGGCTAACACCAACATCGCTTCTAACGATACTGACATTACTAACCTTGTAACTGGTTTGGAAGGTTCTAATACTACTATAGCTACTAAAGATAGCGTAGCTAACGTTTATGCAACGTATCTAGTCGCTAAAGGCGGTATTGACGGTGCTAACGCTGCTATTTCAAGTAACGATACTGACATTACTAATCTTGTAACTGGTTTAGAAGGTTCTAATACTACTTTAAGCACAAAAGCTTCTACTTCTTATGTAGACTCAGCTGTTGCAGGTATAGTTGATAGTGCTCCAGAAGCTCTTAATACTTTAAACGAGCTTGCTGCTGCTCTTGGAGATGACGCAAATTTTGCTACAACAATTTCTACTCAAATTGGGACTATCTCTGCTAATACAGTAGCTTTACAAGGTGGTATCGCTGGATCTAATACTTCAATTACTAACCTTATAACTGGGTTAGATGGGTCTAATACTTCTATTACAGCTCTTGAAGCTCGTAGAAACGCTAATACTGCTATTCTATTAGGAGCCCATTCTGGAGCTAACGCTAGAATTGCTGCTGAAGAAGCAAATGTAATTGCTTTACAAGGCGGTATTGACGGTGCTAACGCTGCTATTTCAAGTAACGATACTGACATTACTAACCTTGTAACTGGTTTGGAAGGTTCTAATACTACTATAGCTACTAAAGATAGCGTAGCTAACGTTTATGCAACGTATCTAGTCGCTAAAGGCGGTATTGACGGTGCTAACGCTGCTATTTCAAGTAACGATACTGACATTACTAATCTTGTAACTGGTTTAGAAGGTTCTAATACTAATATTAGTTCTAACGATACTGACATTACTAATCTAGTCACTGGTCTTGGAGGATCAAATACAAATATTACCGCTGTAGAAGCTCGTAGAACTGCTAATATTGCTGGAGCAGTATCATCAATCACTACTTCTGATCTAACTGCTTCTAGAGCTTTAACTTCTGACGAGTCTGGTAAAGTAGCTGTATCTGCAGTAACAGCCACAGAACTAGGGTACTTAGACGGAGTCACATCTGCTATTCAGACCCAGTTAGACGCTAAACTTGAAGGGAATCAAACTATCACTCTTAATGGAGATGTTAGTGGATCAGGAACTACTTCTATTACAGTTACTGTGGCTGATGATTCTCATAATCATGTTATTTCTAATATTGATAATCTTCAAACCTCTCTTGATGCTAAAGATACTGTAGCAAATGTTTATGCAACTTATCTAGTTGCTAAGGGCGGTATTGATGGAGCCAACTCTGCTATCTCTTCTAACGATACTGATATTACTAACCTTGTAACTGGTCTAGGAGGCTCTAATACTAATATTACTGCCTTAGAAGCAAGACGAGCTGCTAATACTGCTATTCTACTAGGAGCACATTCTGGTGCTAACGCAAGAATCGCAGCTGAAGAAGCAAACGTGATTGCACTACAAGGAGGCATTGCAGGCGCTAACACAGCTATTGGATTAAGAGCAACTACTGCTTCTCCAACCTTCACAGGTGTTCCAGCGGCTCCTACAGCTGCTGCAGGGACTAGTACTACTCAAATTGCTACAACAGCCTTCGTTGGGACTGCGGTAGCAAACATTGTAGATAGTGCCCCAGAAGCTCTGAATACTCTTAATGAACTTGCTGCAGCTCTTGGAGACGATGCTAACTTTAGCACTACAGTTTCTACACAGATTGGAACTATTTCTTCTAATACTGTTACTAATGCTACTGACATCACAGCAGTAGAGTCTCGTCGAGTAGCGAATATTGCGGGTGCGGTATCCTCAATTACTACTGGTGACTTAACTGCTTCTAGAGCCCTTGTATCTGACGGTTCTGGTAAGGTAGCGGTATCTGCAGTAACCTCTACAGAGTTAGGATACTTAGATGGCGTAACTTCCGCTATCCAAACACAATTAGACGGAAAACAAGCGTCTGGTTCTTACTTAACTGGTAATGAAACTATTACTCTTAGTGGTGATGTAAGTGGCTCTGGTACTACAGCTATTACCGTTACCGTAGCAGATGACTCACATAATCACGTTATCTCAAATATTGATAACTTACAAACTACTTTAGACTCCAAGGATACTGTAGCTAACGTCTATGCAACTTATCTAGTCGCTAAAGGTGGTATTGATGGCGCTAATACAAATATTACAGCTGTTGAGGCACGTCGCACTGCTAATATTGCTGGTGCTGTGTCCTCAATTACTACAGGAAATTTAACTGCTTCAAGGGCTCTTGTATCTGACGGCTCTGGTAAAGTAGCCGTATCTGCAGTAACTTCTACAGAGTTAGGATATCTTGACGGAGTTACTTCGGCAATTCAAACACAGTTAGATGGTAAACAAGCGTCTGGTTCTTACTTAACTGGTAACCAAACTATTACTCTATCCGGCGACGCATCTGGTTCAGGTACTACAAGCATTGTTGTTACAGTCGCAGATGACAGCCATAATCATATCATCTCAAATATTGATGGATTACAAACAGCATTAGATGCTAAACTTGCCTCATCAAGTTATACAGCTGCTGACGTTTTAACTAAGATTAAAACAGTTGACGGAGCAGGATCTGGTCTAGACGCTGACTTACTAGACGGTCAGTCAAGTGCGTATTATGCAGTAGAAGCTACTCGTTCTTCAAACGCCGCTCAACTTGCGGCAGGTATTGCTTCTGCAGGTGGTACAATGACTGCTGCTGAAATTAGAGCACTAGGATTCTTTGATACTTCTAATGACGGTGCAGGATCTGGACTTGATGCTGATACTCTTGATGGTGTTCAAGGCGCTAGTTATCTAAGAAGTGATACATCAGATAGTATAACCTCTGGAAGTTTGACTCTTGATGCGGGCAATATTACTGTAAACAACGGGACAAATTTACAGGTTCTTCTTAACGCCTCAGACGGTGCTATTGAAATTACTCGTGCTGCTGGTGGCGCTTATATTGACTTCAAGAATACTACCGGAGAAGATTATGATGCTAGACTTCAGGAATCGGGTGGTAGTATCAATCTTAATGGAAATCGTATTCTTACAACTGCTGACGAAGGTTCTGGTAACGGTATTGATGCTGATACTGTTGATGGTATTCAAGGCGCAAGTTTCTTGAGAAGTGACACAGCCGATACAGCGACAGGTGTAATAACACTCAACGACGATTTAGTATTTTCAAATCGCACAACAACCGATGGGCACATTCAACTTTATGCCGGGTCTGGTGCTACTGGTTATGCTATTGGTGTTGAAGCTAGCACATTATATAATAGATCTGGTGCACTTCATCGTTGGTATATTGGTACACTTGCTGATGGCGGCGCAAGTGATTATATGGAGTTATCCACCAGTGGTTTAACTGTCAATGGTACAGTAACAGCTACTAATGTTGATATAAGCAACTCACTCGATATTGGCAGTGAAGTAGTGCTTACCGAATCAACTGACCGTGCAGATTTACTTCTGATAAAAAGCACTACAGGCACTTGGGGTGGCATACAGATTAGTAATAGTTCCAATGAAGGTCTTTGGTCTTTTATGACTGATGGAGCAACTGGTGGCATCTACGATGACCAAAATAATAAATGGCATCTTCAATTTATTGAAAATAGCGAAACTAGACTATATCATAATGGAGCTGAAAAACTCAATACCGATAGTGGCGGTGTTACTATAACAGGTAACATTGTTGTTTCAGGCACTGTCGATGGTCGTGATGTCGCTTCCGATGGTACTAAACTCGACGGAATAGAGTCGGGAGCTACTGCTGATCAAACTGCCGCTGAAATACTAACTGCTATTAAAACAGTAGATGGTTCTGGGTCAGGTCTTGATGCTGATTTACTTGATGGTATCTCATCAGCAAGTTTTCTAAGAAGTGATGCTGATGATGCGATTACAAATACCGGAGTTGAAATTAGTTTTTATTCTAATGACGTTCTTGAAACTTCAAGCGGCGATCAAGCAACATTAGAGGTATATCAAGACACAGCAGGTGCAGACGCATTTATGCAATTCCATATAGGCGGTGATTACGCGGCATACTTTGGACTAAAGGGCGACATTAATGACTTTGCTGTTGGCGGTTGGTCTATGGGCGCCACCTATTATCGGGTTTGGCACGCGGGGAACGATGGCAGCGGTTCAGGTTTAGATGCTGACTTACTTGATGGTTTGCAATCTTCAACCTCAGCTACAGCTTCTACTATTGCAGCTAGAAATGGCTCTGGTGATATTTACATGAGATATGGATTCAGCACATACTTTAATATGTCTCACGCTACTGGAACTAGAACATCTGATACTATCTTCTATTCATCAACTGATAACTATATTAGAAAAACTAATGCAACAGGCTTTAGACAATCTTTAGGGTTAGGCTCTGATATTAATGCTAACGTAATTCCTGCAGGCTTTATTGGTATGTGGGGAGCGGCTACAGCCCCTTCGGGCTGGTATTTATGCCAAGGGGGCGCTATTTCAAGAACAACATATTCCGCTTTATTCGCAGCAATCGGCACTACCTATGGTACAGGAGACGGCTCTACCACATTCAATGTGCCCGACTTTAGGGACCGTGCTCCTTATGGCGCATCAACCTATACTCTTGGGTCTAAGACCACTAATGAAATTAATGGAAGCGCCCAAGCAGCGACATCTTCTGGGGGATCCACGAGTCATAGTGTTACAACTAGTACAACTAACTCTACAACAGACAAAGACGTTACAAACTCCATTACAGTTGTAACAGGCGTGAATAATCATGGGTCACATTCCCATACAGTTACGTATCCTGCTGTAGCTGTGAAGTTTATTATTAAAACATAATATTTTAAATTTTGATTTGACTCCTACAAAAATATAAGGTAAAGTATAAAGATTATGGCACAAAAAGCAATTCCAACCAACAAAGCTCTATACAATCGAGTTAAGGCAGAGGCTAAATCCAAGTTTAAGGTTTATCCTTCTGCATACGCTAATGGTTGGTTAGTGCGTGAATATAAAAAACGTGGTGGTAAATACCGTACTTCTACTACAAAAAGGAAGAAATAACTATGCCCGGACATTATGGTAAAAAGAAGCCTATGAAAAATGGTAAGAAGAAAGCAAATGGTAACGGTGGTTTAACTGCTGCTCAAAAGAAGTTGCCTCCTGCACTTCAGAAATCGATTTTAGCTAAAAAGAAGAAAAAGTAATGGCAACACTTCGTTATCGCTATCGTGATAAAAAATCTCGTTCAGGAGGTACTTGGGAACAGGCTTCGTCTGACCAGCGTTACAAAGAAAAACAAGATTGGTGCGAATTCTACACCCCCCTCGGTAGAATGGTCACCAAACCAGCTGGTAAGAAACCAGGTTATATGGGATATGATGAGTGGTGCGCTTTAAAAACACCATTTAAAAATCAAATAATTTCAAACCCAAAAAGGAAATATGACTAATGGCTACAACATACACATGGTCTTTTGGACCTCTTGAAACAGCACCTACAGAAGGTGATCTAACTGACGTAGTAAAATTAATTCATTGGAGACTATCGGGAGAAACTGACGATGAATCTCCAGTATCGGGAACCGTTTATGGTTCTATTGCAACAGGAGATGCAGAAGCTGGATCATTTACAGCATTTGCTAGTCTTACTGAAGAAATAGTTAAAGGCTGGACTCTCTCTAACCTTGTTGAAGGAGAAGAGACTACTTCGGAAGCAGAGGCTCGTTTAAAAGCTTCTATTGATGCTCAAATTGATGCTCAAAAAAATCCAGCCAGAGTAAATAAAATAGCGCCTTGGGCGTAAGAAAGATAGAGGGGAACTATGACAGAAGAAAATACAAATAAAATTACAATTGATGATAAAGAGTATGATTTAAGCACTTTTAATCAAGACCAATTAAAGTGCGTTGCACAGCTTAGAGATATTAGCATTCAGCAAGATAACTTAAGGATGCGCTTTGACCAACTTGATGCAGCTAAGTCAGTATTTGTTTCTAAATTAAAATCATCACTGGAGAGCTAAATGGCAAAACCTCGTGGAGGTCTTAAAGCTTGGTTTGGAACAGGTAAGACTGGCGGCATTGGGGGTGGCGGTTGGGATCGTTATGATGCCCAGGGTAATCGTATTGGTAAATGTGGGGAAGGCGAAGTTGATGAACCTTATGCCGCCTGTCTATCTAGAGAAAAAGCTAGAAAATTAGGAAAAGAAGGCAGAGCCTCTTTTGTTCGTCGTAAACGAGCAGCCCAAAGAAAAGCAGGAGCAGGTAAAAAAGGACAGGGGACTGGCACTCCTGTAAATGTAGCTACTGGTGCTTCGCCAAGAAGGAAGGTTAAGAAATAATGGTAACTCGTGTTGATCCATTTTTAGGTGGTCTTGGTATAGATGCCACTGGTAAGTTTGAAGTTCAAGCTAACGCCACTGTTACTATTGGTGATGGAACTTCTACTGGTAACGTAAATGTTGGCGGCAGTGTCGGTATTGGAAAAAGTCCAAGCTATGCACGATTGGAAGTAAGTGAAGGTACAGGAACAACTCCCCCAGAAACACAATCTGGTGAAACTGTAGCTTTATTTCAAAATAATTCTGTTGCAGGAAATGATGCTCATATTGCTATAATTTCTGGATCATCAGGTCAATCACGAGTTTACTTTGGTGATTATCTAGATGAAAACGCTGGTGCAATTGAATATGATAATGGAACAAATTACATGTCTTTCAGAACTAATGGTTCTGGTGAAGATATGCGTATCGACAGCAGCGGCAGAGTCGGTATTGGTACAACTTCATTCAGTTCTGGTTTAACAGTTTCTACAGAAGGATCTAATACCACAGACGGTGTTTATTTTTTAGTCGATTCTAGTAATGCTAGTCTTGGTGGTAATGCTGTTGGAGCAGGATTTAAATATGCTGCGGCATTAGGTCAATCCTTTATCCCGTTTAAAATTACTGCTGATGGTACGACCATTAACCAAATATCTTCCACTGGTGTTATGTATGTTGGTAATGGATCAACTGCTTATGGTTCGCATGATCCTTATTATACATTCACGCATGATACTAATACAGGAATGGATTGGGCTGCTGCTGACACATTAACATTTAAAACTGGTGGCACTGAACGTATGCGTATCGACAGCAGCGGTAACATTGCTGTTTCAGGCACTGTTGATGGTCGCGATATAGCAACAGACGGTGCTAAGTTAGACGGTATCGAGTCGGGTGCGACAGCAGATCAAACTGCTAGTGAAATTCTTACGGCGATTAAGACAGTTGATGGTGCTGGTTCTGGACTAGATGCTGATTTATTAGATGGTATTTCGTCAGGAAGTTTCTTACGAAACGATCAAGCAGACCAAACTATTGATAGTGGTGGCGCTAATACAACTCTTCGGATTAAAGCGCAAAATGCGGGGCTGGCAATTTTACAGGTTGGCCAAAGTACCAATGGTTCACAAAGTACAGGTGCTATTGAGGTAACTCAAGACGGATCTGCCGGTGGTGGTATCTCATATAATGGCGATGGTTCCCCAGCATTTGCTTCAGGTGAAAGCGCCGACCATGTAACATTCTATCGTATGAGTTCTGGTGTTCGTTCAGAAGTATTCCATTATGCATATAATAGTGATACAGTTAATTTCAACGGCAATATTACTCTTTCTGGTACGGTAGATGGTCGCGATATAGCAACAGACGGTACTAAATTAGATGGAATTGAGTCTGGGGCAACTGCGGATCAAACTGCCTCTGAAATTCTTACGGCAATTAAAACTGTAGATGGCGCTAGTTCTGGTCTAGATGCTGACTTACTTGATGGGCAGCAAGGGTCTTATTACTTAAACACATCTACATCATTTGGTGGAGATGTCAGTGGCACATATAATGCTATTGTTATCGCTAACGATAGCCACACCCATGCATTCAACAACCTAACTGGTAAAACATCAGGCACAGGCGAGTATTCCACCGATACTTACATAACGGCAGGGCGTGGTAGTGGCGGCGTATCACTAACGATTAATGACGGATACGGAAATGCTAACATAACATGGAACCATAAGGCTGGTATACCAGAGCAAAATGGTAACTCTGCACGTATTCACGTGAATACAGATGCAAGTACTAACGCTGCTATGATTTTTCAAGTAAAATCCGGTGTAAGTAGTGGCTCTGCTGTTACTCTTACACAGACACTAGCGCTATATGAAACTACCGCAACATTATTTGGTAACACCATTTGGCACTCTGGTAACGATGGTGCTGGGTCTGGACTTGATGCTGACTTATTAGATGGACTATCTGAAAACACATTTATGAGAAGAGATGCTAACAGCGCGTTAGACATGAACAACTATAATATTACTGCAGTAAACCATCTTACATTCAACGATCCTGGTCCTAATGAAGGTCTTGAATGGGTTGGAGGTAATGGTTGGAAAGTATATGAGTCTCCTAATAACCTAACAACAAATTCTGGTGGTAATCTTCAAGTCGTAACAAGCTCTGTTCAGTTTACTTTTACTACTGCTGGCGATTTTAATGCGGCTGATGGTAAACTACAAGAAGGCGGGAATGACTTAATTCCTGCAGGATCTATCATCATGTATGGTGCAGCCACTGCACCTGGAGGATGGTATCTCTGTCAAGGTGGAGCTATTTCAAGAACAACATATGCAGCACTTTTTTCTGCAATTGGCACTACTTATGGTGCAGGCGACGGGTCTACGACCTTCAACGTTCCCGACTTTAGAGATAGAGCCCCATATGGTGCGTCTACCTTTACTCTTGGTTCTAAGACAGGTGGAGAAGTTAATGCAAGCGGTCAGAACTCAACTGGAACTGGAACTACAGGGTCAGGAGGTCCTACAACTCATAGTGTTACGACTAGCACAACTAACTCTACAACAGATAAAGACGTTACAAACTCAATTACAGTTGTTACGGCAGTAAGTAATCATGCTGCTCATACTCACTCCGTTCCTGCACTAACAGTTACCCATCCAGGTGTTGCTGTTAAATTTATTATAAAGACGTAGACTAATGGATATTGAAAATAGTATTGATAAACTTCATGAACGCACACAACAGTCTAAGCTAGAGTTTTCTAGACATGAGGCCGTATGTCAAGAGCGATATGAACAACTATTAAAGAACATGCAGGCTATGTCTAATTCTATTAGTGAAATGCACAAAGAAATAAATCAACTTAGAACAATTGCTACAACTGGTCGTGTAAGTTTAAAGACTTTAATCTGGGTAGGTTCTGTAGCTAGTGCAGTAGCAGGTCTTGGAATTGCTCTTGCTAATTATTTGAAATGAGTATAGATGGATAACTATTTTAAAGTACCTGTAGAAAGACTACTTGATAAGATTGTAGTAGGGGAACATAACGGAATACAATTTAATGAGTCTCAGTGGGGAATGGTTCAAGGATTAGAAGACCATCGTTTTTGGACTCACATTTCTGCTCGAAGAACTGGTAAATCTCTAGCTGCTGGTATTTTGGCTTTTGCTAAACTCTTAGAGCCAGGAAAACAGGTGATGGTAGTAGCTCCTAACTTTACTCTATCATCAATTATTTGGGATTATGTCACAGATATTATTAGAAATTTACAACTGGAAGTGGATAGATTCAATCAAAAAGATAAGGTTGTTAAACTTATCAACGGTTCTACCTTCCGCCTCTTATCGGCTAACAACAGAGACTCACTTGTGGGGCGGGCTGCTCATCTTATAATTGTAGACGAGGCGGCAATCATCCCTGATGATGAGTATTTTACTCGTGATTTGCGCCCTGCTCTTTCTACCTACCCCGATTCTCGGGCACTTTTTATATCCACTCCCCGTGGTAAAACAAATTATCTTTATACATACTATCTTCGTGGACAAGATTCAGAATTTGAGGATTGGGGTTCTGGTCTATTTACCTGGAGAGCCAATCCTCTTCTAAGTACAAAAGATATTGAAGAGGCTCGTCGTTCTATTTCTAATAAGATGTTTGCTCAAGAGTATGAGTGTGATTGGACTACTACGGAAATGCAGGTCTATAGTCTTGATGAGAATCGTCATCTTCAAGACTTAACTTGGGTAAAGCAAAATCTTAATCGTTTTGAGATTATTGCAGGACTTGACGTTGGTTATCGAGACTTAAATGCTTTTATTGTAATAGCTACTGATGGTGAACGCTTTTATGTAATAGATGAATATATTTCTGGAGAGGTAACAACCTCAGAACTTGCTGAAAATATTAAAGAAATGGAAGAAAAGTGGGAAGTAGAAATGATTTATATTGATTCTGCTGCCCAGCAACTTAAAGCTGATTTTGCTTATGACTATGATATTTTTTGTGAGAATGCTGTAAAATCTGTTAAAGACGGTATAAATTATATTGCAGCTCTTGTAGATCATGATAAACTTATTTTTGATGCAGAGACTGGTTTTCAAACTTTTACTGCTATGGCAAACTATAAGTGGAATCCAAAAACAGAAAATCCAAAAACAATTCATGACGATAATTCTCATGCTTCAGACGCTGTAAGATATGGTATTTATACCTATGTAAAAACATCGGCTTCAATTTATGCTTAAAGATACTGCACTAATAATTTTAAACTACAAAAGACTTAGTAATATTTATTATCTTGTTGAAAAATTTAAAGGTAAATTACCTATATTTATAATTAATAATAATCCTTCTTATAAAGTACATCAGTTTAAAGGTGCAGCCGTTATAAATAAAAAAGAAAATGGATGGTGTATTGAGCGTTGGAAATTTGCAAAAGATTTAAATTATAAATATGCAATTATACTAGACGATGATATTGACCCAAGTTTTCACTGTATAATGAGACTAATAGTAGAAATAAGAAAGACTCCTGATAGGCTTATATCTATATATGGTAGATCTGGAGTAAATAAAGTTTCTTGTTATGAAGATTTATCTAGTGAATGGTGTATAGATGCAGAATCAGATATAGCTGTTGGAGCTTGTTTATCTGTTTCGATTCCTCATTTAAAAACTATATGGAAAGACTATATAGAACCTTGGGGAACAAAAGATAGAGGGGATGATATACAGGTATCTCTTTCTATGAGTGACTACTATAAGACAAAACCTAAAATAATTAAAACAGAAGTTTCCTTATTAGAAGAGGGAGCTGTAGGATTAAACAAACATCCTGAGCATTTTAGTAAGAGATGGCAAGTAATTCAAGATTTTCGTTCCCCTTTCTTGGCTTCTAAAAATTAAAGATTGGACACAAAGTTTAGTATTTGGTAAAGTTATTCTAATGGCAGATTTAAAAAGAATTCCTATTAAGTATATAAGGGATTATATTAAAAAAGATTACAAATTACGCGATGAATGTTATATATGCAAAGAGAAAGAAAACTTAGAACTTCATCATATTTTTTCTATATCTCAACTTTTTGAAGACTGGTGCATAAAAAATAAAGTGTCTAAATTTGATACTGTTGAGGAAATAAAAGATATAAGAGTAAAATTTTATGATGATGAGTTTGATCGGTTAAGCAATAACAACCTTTATACCCTTTGTAAACAACATCACGAAAGATTACATAATATATACGGACAACGTTATAGTAATCATCTATCAAATAAAATTATAAATTGGTTAGAAATTCAAAGGGAGAAACATGGCTAACGAAGTTCCAGGTTGGAGAAGATGGATATCAGAAAAGCTTAACCCTGCACAGCCTTCGTTAGCTGCCGCAGAGCCTTATGCGAGTCCAGAAACTATTCTTGATTTTGAACAAGCATATCGTGACGTTGAAGTAGTTAATCGCTCTATTGAGTTAATTATTAATGCTTTGATTGAAGTCCCGATTATTGTTGAAGGCGGAGGTGCTGTTAAGAAAGTAGATAAACTTTTAAATCGTTCACCAAATCCTTTTGAAGACAGAGTTAAGTTATTTCGTAGAGCTTTCTTAGACTATTTACTAGATGGTAATGCCTTCTTTTATTATGATCGTACAAATCTTTACGTATTACCAGCTAATGATATGGAAGTTATTCCAGACGAAAAAACCTTTATTTCGCATTTTAACTTTTTAGTGCGAAATGTTCAGTCTTCAAGTGCTTATAGTTATGGTAAACAAACCACAAGACAAGAATCTGCTCTAAAATTTGATACTGATGAAATTATTCATATTAAGTCAGATAACGAAGATAGTATTTACCGTGGCGCACCAAAGTTAAAATCTGTTAAAAGATTAATTGAGTTATACTATTACTTAATTAATTTCCAGCGTCAATTCTTTAAGAATAATGGTATTCCAGGTATTGTCTTACAAACTGCTTCTGTTCTAAGTCCAAAAGTAAAAGAAAGATTATTAGAACAGTGGAGACAGAGTTATTCTACTATTTATGGTGGTGCTAGAAATCCTGCTATTTTAGATGGCGGACTACAGCTAAGTCCTTTTGGACAAATTAAATTTTCCGAGTTAGATTTTGAAGCTTCTGTAGAACGAGTCCAACAAGATATTGCAAAAGCACTTGGTGTACCATATGTTCTGTTAAAATCAGGAAATAATGCTAACATAGCTGCAAACCAAGTATTATTTTATAACCATACTATTATGCCAATTTTAGAACAGTTCTGTAGCGCATTTTCTCACTTCTTTAACTCAGATATTATTATTCGTCCAGATAGAGCAGCTGTTTCAGCTCTTAGAGCGGACGAAAAAACACAAGCTATGTACTATTCTACATTAGTAAATACTGGTATTATTACACCTAATGAAGCTAGAATAGGATTAAGATTCCAACATCGTGAAGATTGCGATGAGATTAGAATACCACAAAATATTACAGGAAGTGCTGTAGACCCCTCACAAGGTGGAAGACCTACAGAAGATAATACAGATACACCTCCTGATCCTACACAAGGGGATAATGAGAATGGATAAAATGTTTCATGTATACAGTCCACTAACTGTTGAGAAACGTGCTCCTAAGAAGAAGAAAGGCTTAAGAATTGCTGGCTATGCTAACACCACCGATAAAGATCGAGCAGGTGATATCATTACAGCTAATGCTTGGGCTAAGGGTGTTGATTACTATCGTAAGAACCCTGTTCTTCTTTATCAGCACGATCACAGCAAACCTATTGGACGTGTAGAAAAGATTTCTGTAGACCGTAAAGGTATTTTTGTTGAAGCTTATGTAAGTGACGCAGCAGAAAAACTTCACGGTGTACAAACACTTATTAATGACGGAGCTTTAAAGAGCTTTTCTGTAGGGTTCCGCGTTAAGGATGGTCGCTATGATCGGAATACAGACACAACACAAATTACTGATGTAGAACTTCACGAAATTAGTGTTGTATCCGTTCCTTGCAACCAAGAAAGCTTATTCAGTGTTAGAAAAAGTTTTGAATCTAACGATGAATATGAAGACTTTAAGAAGAGTCTCAAAGAGGCTAGCTTAAAAGACGAAGTGAAAATGATGGAAGGCATTTATGTCGGAATAACTGGTAACAAAGCCGGTCATTATCATACCATTGAAATGGATGATAGTGGCAATGGTGTTACTACCTATTCCTCTCATGGCCAAAAGCATTATCACAAAATTGTGAATTATACCATTGAAGAAGCAGAAGGGCACGGTCATGAAATTGTGTTCTTAGTTCAACCTTCTAACAATGTTGATTCACCTGATAAGACAGATGGAGAAGCCCGTCCCATGTCTCCTAGTGAGACTGAGGCAAACGGTGGGTCTAAAAACCCTAACTACTCATCTGTTACTCTATATTCTGAAGAGGAGAATACTATGACTAAAGACGTTGAAACAAACGAGACAGAAGAAGTCATTGTTGCTGCCGCTGAAGAAGAAGAGAAGGAAATTATTAAGGAAGTCAATCTTGCTGAAGACGTAGAAATTGAGAATCTATCCGAGGAAGATGAAGACGATGAGGATAAGACCTTATCATCTGATCCTTATGAACCAATTCCTTTTGTTAATCTTCTTAGTGCAGAAACCGCACAAATTAAAAATGGTGCTTTTGTAAAACATGAGGGTAAAAGGTATCAGACAGTGAAAATTGCTACTGCCCAAAACCCTATTTTTCAATTTTTAGAAGTTGACTTAAACGGAAAATCATTGGATAATACAGTTACAATCCCTGCTGAAAATTTATCAGTAGCGAATTTTTGGGACCTTGGATCACAGTATGATCTAGATGTCTCTGTTACAGAGTTCAAAAGCTTAAGTGATGGAGAACGTTCCAATATTAAAGAAAAGTTTGACTCACTGGTTACACTTTCTGAACAAGAGCTTTATGCAGTGAAAGATAACGAAGCTGTTAAAAACAGTGAACTTTTACAGGAAAAGCTGAATAAAACACTAAACTTAACCACTACCCCATCATCAGAATGGAATGACACTAACTATCATATTGCTAAAATGATGCTAAATAACATCGAAAAGCTTAAGAGTATTGACTGCAACGATGGCGAAGAGACTTCAAAGGATCTAGCCTTATTAGTAAACGGTCATAAGACTACTAAGACTATAAAGGAGAATGAAACAATGGCAACCGAAAATGCAGGTGATCCAATTGTACTAGAGACTGAAAAGAAAGCAGCTCCTGCAACTGAAACAGTTGTGGAGAAGGCTGTCGAGGAAGTCTCCGTTAAAGTTGGAGAAAACAACACAGAGAAGCTAGTCGAGAAGGCTGGTGAAGCTGTTATACGTGAGTCCGATGAGGCTGAGCGTAATGGTGAGGCAACTCGCCAGACCCGTGAAGAGCTTTCTGAGCTAAAGGCACAGATTGCAAAATATAAGGACGAGATTAAAGCTATTTCTGAAAGCAAGCATGTTTATCAGCAGCAGAAGGCTTCCAGCAAGTATAGCGAAAAGGAAATGGCTAATGCCTTCCTTCTTGCTAAGGCTCTCAATCGTCGTGACCCATTTGATACCAAGCTTGGTAATCAGATTAAGGCCGTCACTTCAGTTGATCAGTTCCTAAGCAACTTCTCAACAAATATCTATGAAGAAATGGAGCAGCAGCTCGTTATTGCTCCTATGTTCGATAGAATCCAGGTCGATGCAAAGACATTCCGTGTCCCAGTCGCCGATGAGGATACAGACGATTACGTAGCACAGTTCGCTTCTGGCACATATGCCACAGGCGTTGGTGATACATCAAACGTCCCAACCTCAAACCAGAACGCAATTAAGTCAGTTGACTTTACACCACACAAGTTCATGGTTACAACACATCTTGCCAAGGATGAAGAAGAGGATACAATTCTTCCTCTAATCGACTTCCTCCGTCGCGCAGCAACACGTCGCCTTTCTCGTTCAATCGACAAGGCAATCCTTCGTGGTACTGGCGCCCTATCAGGCTTCACAGCTAACCCAGCTGGCACATCAACTTATGCCTCTGTTGTTAAGGGTATCACCACAATGGTTAACCAGGTTGCTACAGACGGTCTATCCGTTCGTACCGCCGATGGCGACACAAAGGCTACAGCAGCTAATATTGCTTCAGCCCGCGCCCTAATGGGTAAGTACGGTCTACAGCTTGGTGACCACCTCGTATATCTAACCACAATCGAAGGTTACAACGAGCTAGTCACAACCTCCGACTTCCGCACAGTCGATAAGTTCGGACCAAACGCAACATACCTCACAGGTTCTGTTGGCGCAATCTATGGTATCCCAGTTGTTATTACTGAGTTCCTAGATAACGTTGGTTCTAACTCAGCCGACATTGGTGCTCTAGTCTACAAGCCAGGCTGGATGATCGCAGAACGCCGTGGTATGGAGATCGAGAGCGAGTACGAGCCTCGCCAGCAGGTCACAGCGATGTACATGAGCACACGCTTTGACTTCAAGGCTCTCTCAACCACAGGCTCAGGTGCAGGTGCAAACGTTTCAACCACCTACGGCTATGCTGCTACAATCAGAACACTTGCCTAATCTTAGGTATAATAGATTCTGATTTACCTTAAGGAAGAGGGAGGTAGGTTAACCTGCCTCCCTTTCTTACTATAAGACAAGGAGAAAATTATAATGATTAATGAAATCATGCAAATTGATGATGAAGACGAAGCTCGTAGAATTCTAATGAAGTTAGGAAATGGTCTTACTCAGGTAGACGCTTATATCGCAGAATGGAAAGCAGCTAAAGCTCCAAAACCAGCTCCTGCTCCTGTTAAGCAAAAAGTAGTCAGCGCTACTTCCGTAGAGGCTGTGGCTCCTGTTAAGCCAAAAACTACAATCGTTACTAAATAAGAAGGGGATAAACAATGTCTAGCAATTATGGTAAATATCCATATGTAACTTTAGCACAAATAAAAAATTATCTAAACATTACAAGCTCTAACGAAGATGCTAGACTCAGCAATCTTATTTCTTTCGCTTGTGGTGCTGTAGAAAACTATATTGGACACGAAGTTTTAAGTAACTCGTATTCAGAAGTATTTGACGGAGGAAAATCTTCGGTTTTTGTATCTAGGCTACCCTTACAAAATGTTCATTCTATTTCTGAGTATGACGGTACTGCATATAGAAAACTAACTAATCCACAATCAGATGGTTCTTCAGTAACAAGAATAGATTCAAACCATACTTTAACTCGCAGTGGAGGACCCGTTCTAAAAACTAGATATAAAAAGTTCGGGGACTCCTCTGTGTTTTTTGACGGATCTGATGACTATATTTATTTAGCTGATTCTAATGACTGGTATTTTGGAGACTCTGATTTTACTATTGATACACAAATAAGATCTAACTCTTATTCTGCTAATGCAGTATTCATCTCACAATCTGCGGATGTTAATAATCTTTGGTCCCTTGGATATGATACTACTAATGGTTTTACTTTTAGAGCAGTATCTGGAGGTACTGAAGTTGTTAATGTTACACATGCGGCCTCAACTGGTTATTCTGCTAATACTTTTCATCATGTAGAAATTGTTCGTTCTGGTTCTTCTTGGACACTTTACCGTGATGGAACTTCTATAGGCACACAAACTACTTCAAATGTGATGCCTGATATTTCTGCGCAACTTGAAATTGCAAGACAAAATGTTACTTCAAATTATCAATATTTTAATGGATTTATGGATGAAACTCGTATCTCTCATGTTGCTAGACATACTACTGCTTTTACTGCTCCTTCTTACCAACATGCGACAGATGATAATACTGTTTTATTAGCACATTTTGATGGAGACAATGATACCTCTGGCTTTGCTGACGATCACGCTTCTGTAGAAGACTTTTTATTCTACCCTGATACAGGCGAAATTACTAAAAATATTGGTGATGGTACAGGAGATTTTGGATTAACTCTTGTAGGAGCTGCTACATTTAAGAATTATCCTCGTGGTGTTAGAGTAACTTATAAGTCTGGATATGATTCTGGCTCTATTCCTCAAGATTTATTGATGGCTACTATGGATTATGCTAAAATGTTACACAAAGATCGGCAAGAATCCCAAGGCTTTACTTTCCAAGGTGAGAATGTTCAAGATAGAGCATTGAGTGCTAATTTTCCTCCACACATTCGTCGTATTCTAGATTTATATAGAGTGATTTATTAGTATGATAGAGTCTGTTACTAGATTTAAAGTCACAGGACCAGACGGTAAAACTTTTACAGGACCTAATGCATTAGACTTACTATTTAAATCTAGAAATGCAATAGGACCTGCTCGTTTTTATTTAAAAGCTACAAATGAACCATTATCCAGAGCTTTATTTGGTATCTACTCAAGATTATCAAATATTGTTGATAGGGTTATGGTAGACAATTTAGGTGGTACCCTTATTCAAGGAAAATCAGGGTCTGGTGTTATACCCGATAATATTGTTTATGATGCGGAGTCAGGACAGGCTGTTGTTTCAGAAAATAAAGCTATTTCTACAACAACAGACTCTTCAGGACAAGTAACTAGAGCAGGACAGATTGGGATAGCCGGCGGACAAGGAATTAATTTACGCTCTACCACAAAACTTATAACTGGGTTTGATACTTCAGAAGGCTCTGCAACTCCTATCGAAGAACGCGTTAGATTTGGTGATTCTTTTTTACAAGAGCTAGTTAAATTAAAAAATGATAGTGAAGGTTTAAAATCTTTTTTAAATAAGAGTAGATCTCCTGCTGCTATCGCATTAAGAAAAAACTTTGCTTTAAAAGCAGCAGATATTAAAGTTCCTATACAAGTTGGTGGAAAAAGAATAATTAAATCTATTGGCTGGAACTGGCAACAAATATCCAAAAATCCTAAAGCTAAAATAAAAGTGACAGAAGGCGCAGAAGGACAAGTCTACTTTCAAATTTACTTTACAGAAGCTGAAGTTAGAAACGCTTTAAACAAAGCAAATAAATCTTTAGATGTAGAATTAAAAAAGCTTAGTCTGGCAATTGCTCAAGATTTAGCAGCAGAGTTTTCACAATTCTCTCCTTCTGTAATTAAATTCTTGAACTCACAATTTAAGGGCAAATTTTTAATTGAATATGAAAAAGGGTCTGCCCTTTTAGGAAAAGGATCTATAACAGCTAAAACGAAAAAGAAAAAGGCAGAAACTAAAGTAAACTATATTTCAGACGTTCAATTAAGTGCTTTAGTACAAAAAGAAGTAGAGCGTCGTATGCCTAAAGGACCTATTAGAGGAGAGCCTTTAAGTCCTACTGTACTAACATATAGAACTGGTCAATTTGCAGAATCTGTTAGAGTTATGCAAAATATTAGACAACAATTAATTACATATTATTATGCTCCTAACTATCGTGTTCACGAAAAAAGAGGAGCAAGAGCACCTAGATTTTTATTACAAGGTTCTATTAGAGATACTGTTAAACAAGTGTATGGAACTCGTTTTAGAATTATAAGAGGTTTTTAAACTGGGCACGAATCTGTTTTGAGAATTTAGGATTTGCTTTATAAAAATCAATTTGATATACTATGAAAAGGTAGAAAATAAATGGCGTTAAGTCGAAGAAAAGAAATTACCGACTTATTGGTATCTGAGTTGAAAAAAATAAACGGCGATGTTTCTACTTTTGACGCAAGCTACACTTATAACTTAGATATTTCAAATAACTGTTTTCGTCGCGTGAAATTTTTAGACGAAATTAATGATTTTCCTACAATATGCGTAAATGCAGGAACAGAATCTAGAATTTACGATACCGCAGGATTAACTACTGGAGAGCTAAACATTGCGATCCGTGCTTATGTTAGAGCAGAAAACCCTATAACAACCGCAGAAAGTCTAGCAGATGATATAGAGCATATTGTATATAACTTAGGTGATAGATCAAACATTGGAATACTAGATATGATAATAGAAGGTGTTTCCACAGATGAAGGTTTAGTAGCTCCCTTTGGGATTTTGGAAATAGACGTGACAACAAGATACCAATTAAATATATAAAGGAGTTTAATTAAATGGCTGCCCAACTTAACCTACAGAGAAACACAAAAGTGTTTATGTCCACCGTTGATATTGCCAGCGGTGCCGAAGTAACAGCTATGAAACCTGCAAACACTTGGCAAGTAGAAATTCTTGCTGGATTTGCAGTGTCTCAGGCTGCTGCAACTCAGGATATCACATCACTAGAAAGTGGTTTGACTCCTGATCGTTCACAACAGAGATTCAATACCGCCCTTAACCCAGTTGACTGGAACTTCCAGGCGTATCTAAAACCAACAGGTCTTGAAAAGACCGCAGGTGCTTCAGATAAGTCTGCTGAAGGTAATTCAATGCCTTGCGCCGACTGGTTTATGTGGCAAGCCTTAATGAGTAACACTGCATTTGCTTCTGGCGATTCACTTCAGAGTACTTGGCAGGCTGATGGTAAATTTGCACTAGGAGAGCGTGCTGCTGCTGCAAACGTGTTCCAGCATTCTGCAAACTTTGCTACTGCTTCTGAATACCATCTATATTTCAAAATGGATAACGTTGTTTATCAGGTTTCTAACGCAACTGTTAACCAAGGGTCTATTGATGCTGCTATTGACGGCATTGCTACAACCACTTGGACAGGATTCGGTACAAACCTAATCGAACTTCGTGATGATAAACGTAATAATGCTATTTCAGTATTCGGTGGAATACTAAATGCTGGAGGAAATGAAATCACAGCTAACTCAAATCAGTATGCACTGACAGCTGAGGCTTCTTATCATCCTTGGAACTCTTATAATGTTTCTGGCACAATTTCTTCTGCTAGCTTCATTAAGAATAGACTTTCAACAATTGATATTAAGCACGCTGAAAGTTCAACTGCTACAGGGGTTGATTTCACATTCCCAGTAACTGCACTCAGTTTTGACTACAATAATAACATCACATACTTAACACCAGAAGAGCTTGCATCTCTTAACTCACCTATCGGTCAGTTTGCCGGTGCTCGTGCTATTTCTGGTTCACTAAGTGCTTACTTACGTGGTGGTTCAAGTGATTCTGCTCAGTTCTTGAAGCAGATCGTTGAAGACACTCGTACATCTTCTTCTGCTACATCTAACGCTAACCTTAAAATTGGCGGAGCAACAGCACCATTCTTTGCAATCAATATGCCAAAGATTCAGTTCGAGATTCCAACTCACGCTGTTGAAGATGTTATCGGTATTACAGTTAACTTCCTTGCTCAGGAAACTAGCAAAGGTACCGGAGATGAGTTGACACTTATTGTAGAAAAGTAAGTTAAATGAGCTTTGAGGGGGCAAAATTTAATTTCATGTGGGTGCTCACTGTTAACAAACGTCAAACTTGCCCCCTCAGTTTGACAGGCGTTGATAACGACGGTGAGCACCCTTTTTATTAACACAGAGGGGAAAACCAAAAAATGAGTAAAATTTCAAGTTTAATGGCAAAGGAAACCGTAATTGACGTAGAGTTTCCTGATATCGAAGGTTTTGTAGTTAATCTAGTATATTTAGGTCGTGATGATCTAATGAAGATTCGTAACTCAAGTCTTACATATAAGTTTAATAAGCGTACTCGTCAACGTGAAGAGGAAATTGATAATGATAAGTTTATTGAAGAGTATTCACGTAGAGCAATTAAGGGGTGGTCAGGTCTTAAAGTTAGATCGTTGCCCAAGCTTCTTCCAGTAGATATTAGTTCTATGGAGCCAAATGAGGACGTAAATTATTCTGAAGAAGACGCACTAGATCTTCTAAAGAATTCCACAGTTTTTGATCAGTTTGTAACTGACGCACTAAATGATTATGAGCAGTTTTCTATTAATAAGAAGGCTGAAGACTCAAAAAACTCGAAAAGTACCTCCGGCACAGCTTCCAAGCAGGGGGAATGACCCAAGACCAATATCTGTTAATGTGTGAACAGATGGGATGGGACCCTGACCCTGACGAAATGCCGCCAGAGGTACATGAATTAAGTTACGAAGCGCAACAAGCTCTAAGGCTTTTTAATGCTTTGCCAGATAAGATAGAGGGAATGAATGGAGTCTGGTTAGGTAAAGACTATGCAGGTTTAGGAGATATTATGCGCATCTATAAAATTGAAGATAGTGAAGAGGTGTTTGAACTTCTTCAAGTATGTATTTCTGAGGCTTCTACACACTATGACCAACAACGTAGAACTAGAGAAGCCGCATCAAGGGTGAGACGCTAGTGGCATCAATTAAAAATATTATTGAAACTACTTTTAGTACCAAAGGAGCGGCTGCAGCAGCTGCGGCTACTGAAACAGTAACTAAACAACAAACCAGACTTGGTCAAACCAGCGCATCAGCAGGAAGACAGTTTTCTGCTCAAGCATCTGGTTTGGGAGGTCTGGTTTCTGTTTATGCAGGCGCTGCCGCTAATATCTTTGCTATTACTTCTGCTTTCCAAGCACTGTCTAGAGCTGCTAGAAACGAAGAAGTTATTAGGGGTACTCAAACTTTAGCTAGAACTATTGGGGAATCAGGGGATCAAATTATTGCTAAAACAAAAGAGATAACAAAAAATCAGTTATCTATTGTTGAAGCTGCTACTCAAGTTAACACCGCACTTTCTGCAGGTTTTAGTGCTAAACAGATTGAAGGTCTTACAACTGTTTCTTTAAAAGCATCTCGTGCTTTAGGTAGAGATTTAACAGATTCTTTTAACCGACTAGTTAGAGGCTCTGCTAAGTTAGAACCAGAACTTATCGACGAACTTGGTATTTTTACTCGTATTGAGCCTGCTGTTAATAAGTATGCTGCATCTTTAAATAGAAGTGCTTCTAGTTTGACTACTTTTGAAAGACGCCAAGCATTTGTTAATGCTGTTATTGATGAAGGTAATGCAAAGTTTGGTATTATTGATACAAGTTCTAAAACTTCCCAACAATCAATCGAACAATTAGCTGCTAAGTTCCAAGACTTAACACAATCTGTGTTAGGATTCGTAGCAAATGTTTTAAGCCCTATTGCTGATTTCTTATCTAAAACAGGTAATTTAATTATAGCTTTTGGGGCTGTAGGTGCTATTGTTTTTTCAAAACTAAAAGACTCTATAGTTGCAGGACTAGGGTCTGGATTTGATTTTGTTACTAGAAAATTAGATAATCTTACTGAGAAATTTTCAAGAGCCGGTCCAGAAGCTCTTACTAAGTTCCAGGCGGCTGCTAAACAGGCTCTCTCTAAAGGAGAAGGAGGGTTAACAGGTACAGGAGCTATTCAAGGCACTAATGCTAAATTAGCTCGTACTGAAGGGGCAGAAATTCGTAAACTTCTTGCAACGCAAGATCTATCTATTAGGCAAGCTGAAAGAGGCAAAGAGTTAACTGCACGTAGAATTGCTGATTTAAAGGCTCTTGATAACGGCACGGGGGTCTATGCAGCACAGATTAAAGGACTCGAAACTGCAGAAACAGCTTTTAATGACAGGCTAGAAGGTACAGGTAAGATTGCACGAGGAACTGCAAAGGGTGTATCAGGATTAGCAGGAACTTTTCGTGTTCTACAAGGAGCAGTAGTTGCTGTAGGGGCGGCAATGTCAAAAATTTTAATATATGTAGGAATTGCTCAAGGAGTTCTTTCTTTATTTGGTATTGATTTAATTGGAGAGGTAATAGGATACTTTGAAAGATTAAACGCTCAGGCTAGACAAAATAGAAAAGAAATAGAAGGATTATCTACTGCGATATTAAATTCATCAGGAACTGCGGTTCAATATGCCAAGGCTCTTGGGCTTACAGAAGATCAGATAGCAGATGTTAGAAAAGAACAGGCAGATTTAATACAAGGAGTACAAGCTGGTAGTGTTAATGCACAAATTGCCTCTGAAAAAACAGATAGGCTCACAAAGTATTTCCTCCTTTTTGGTAAATCACAAATTCAGTATGCGGCTTCACAGGATTTAACTGGTAAATCTCTTGAAAGAACTACAAAACTCCTCAATGATAACGACGCAGGAGTAAAAACCCTTGATGCGCGAATTAAAGCTTTAACTGACAAGACAGGAGAGTTAACAAAAGAAGAAAAGTTTAGACTATTAGTTCTTCAAGAAACAAAACAAGCTATTAAAACTGTAGGAAAAGAAAATGTTGGTTTATTAAGGGGTATTGTTGCCACTGGTGTGTCTTATGACTCCGCAGCAAAAGCTGTAAAACAATTAACTGATGAAAATGGAGCGGCGGTAAAAGAGTATAAAAACTTACTTGACGTTATTATACAAAATGTAGGCGGTCAAAATGAATTTATAGCGGGAGCAGAAGCACAAGGAGCCGCTCTTGTAGCAACAACGGGGGCCATACAGAACTTTAATGAGCAATTAAAGTTAGGTGTTAATTCAGAAAAACTTTCTCAAGCTTTGGTTAGAGCAAATAGAGAGTTAGAAAAATTCTCAGATACTCTAGATTTTGATGATCTAAGTAATCAGCAAGAGGAAGCTTTATACAAATTAGAGAAAAGAATTCAAAGTCTTTCTAATACTTTAGCTAATGTTCAAGGATTAGAAAAAATTAACAAAGATCTTCAATCTACTTTCGGAGGAGCCTTAAAAGCGGTTGACTCTTTATTAGCTAGTGGGTCTATAAGCAAAGTTGGAAAGATAGCTGAGATAGCTGCTACTCCTGAAGAAGTAAAAGCAAATCAAATGAAGTTCCTAGATGATACAATAGCAGCGGCAGGAAATATCTCTGATAAGCAAAGAGAAGCTGTTAGATTACAAGAGATGTTAGTTCAAGCGCAAAAAGAGGGTAAAAATAACGAGGCATCGATTTTACAAGGCAAGATTAAATCACTAGGTATAACTTCTATAGAAATTCAACGAGCAACCAATGCTACTACAGCAGAAAAAGCAAAAGCTGGTCTTATAATAGAGGCTGCAAAAGATTCTACAAAACTTTTAAGAACTCAACAAAGAAGTTTAACTGTTCTTCAACAGCAACTAGCAGTATTAAAAGCGCAAGCTTCTGTAGATATTTTACAAAAAGAGCTAGATCTACTAAAAGCTAGACAGGCTAATGCTAGAGAAATTCAACAAGCTAAAAACGAAGCTAACGCGGCTGAAAGAGCTGCGGCTGCTACTGTTAGAAAAGGACTTGAACAAGAAGTTGACTTAAGAATAAAAGCTTTAGAAGCCTCCAAACAATTAGCACAGGCAGAAGCTGCTAGAGCAGAAGCTGCGCAACGAGCAACTAATGCTGCTGCTCGACGAGCAGATTTACAAAAAGTTAATGCTGCAGAAAGACAACAAAATCAATTAGGTTTATTAGGTAATTTAGCTACAGAAAAACAAATTAGAGATGCAGAGATTAATGTTGCTCGGGAAAAGTTTAATGCAGAAATGGCGCGTCTTGATAGAGAAGAAAACTTAATTCGCACTAAACTAGCTGCTGACTTAGCTGCTTTAGATAAACAAGCTGCTATACTAAGAGAACAAATAGAATTAAACGAGGTAAAGAAAACTAATGCAGCACTTGAAGCACTTGACCAGTTCAAAGCACTAGATGAGAAAAAGGCGCTGGATGATAAGGCTCGTTCTGACAGAGCGGAGCAAATTGTTAAAGAAAAAGAACTTGTTTTATCTCAACAAAAAGTTGCTGACTTACAAGCAGCAAATGCTGCTAAGGATAGAGAATATCAACTAGGACTAATTGAAAAGAAGGTTAAGCTTCTTGAAATGCAGGCTCAGGTAGATGATAGATACATTACAGCAATGGCTAAAATTTTAGAGCAACAGGCTAGACTAGTAGAGTTGCAAACTGGTAAGAAAGATCCACAACTTGAGGAAGTTAAGAAGACTGCAAGGGAGTTGGCTAATTCTACTATTAAGACCCTTCAAACTAATGTTGAGAATTTACGAACTAATATTGAGGCACAAAAAACTGCAAGTGCTGATATATTAAACGAGGAGATTAAGAAGAATCAACGTCTTGCAGATCTTAAAACATCGCTTTTAAACGCAGAAGAGCAGAAGATTAAAAAAATTCAAGCTGACGTAGACAGAAGATATGCCGCTGAATCAGCAAAAATACTTGAAAATTATAATCAGAAAATTAAAGAAATAGAAGCACAGAGTGCTAATACCGAAGCTCAGTTAAAAAGTATTGAGGCACAAAAAGCTGCCGCTTCTTCTAACGCACAAGAAAAGCTAACAGCTTTAAACATTGAAAGAGATAAGCAAAAGGAAATTATTGCTTTAGCAGAAAGAAAGTACCAGTTAGAAGAAGCTGGGTTATTAAAATATTTACAAGCAGCAGCAGGAATTATCGAAGGTGCTCTTAATAAAGGTGTCGATGATTTATTTGAGGCTATTAAAAACGGTACTCTAACAATGAAGAACTTTAAAGAAGGTCTAATGAATATGCTTAAGGGTATTTTAGTGGACCTAGCTAAACAAGCTTTTAAGCAGTTTATTGTACAGCCTGTAACTGATTTTCTTAAACAACAATTCCAAGGATTGTTAGGAGGGCTTACTAAAACTGCTACAACAGCATTAACACAGACTCTACCTGATGCGGCTTCTTCAGCTATTAAATCAAGTCTCGGAAATATTGAAGGAAGTGTTAAAGCCCTTAAAGACGTTGGCATCCAATCAGTTTATGTTACTAACGTATCAGAGTTCTGTGCTTGCTCTGGTGGTGGAGTAGGTGAAGCAGCTGGTGGTCTAAAGATTCCTGGTACTGGTGGTCCAAAGATTACTGATACTGGTGGTAGTGGAAAGTCCCCTGTTCCTGGTGAGATGTTAGAAGAAACAAAAGGTGCATTTAGTGATTTATGGGATAGTATAAAATCTGGCGTATCTGGAATAGTAGATTCTGTTTCGGGTGCTTTTAAAAATCTAGGAGATATGGTAAGCGATTGGTTTGGTGGCGGCAGCGGCGGAATAACGTCTAATGGAGTCCCTGTTGAGGTGCTTAAGAGTAAAAACGTACCAATAGGTACTCTATTGGGAGATCAGGTACAATCTGACTATAATTTAGGCGGCGGTTTTAATCCAATGGGAACAGGTTATTCTTCGACAACATATGGTCCTTTTGATATGTTTGGTCAAAATACTCTTAACCCGTCAGGCCCCGGTGGTTTTGGTGCTATGGGTTTTGGCGCCCCTGGAGGTTTAGGTAATATTGGAGGCTCTTTCACTCCTCTAGGGAGTCCCTTCGGAACCAGTTTTGGACAAGCTCCTATGGGAGGATTCCCAGCGGCCACACCTTTCTCTACGGATAAGTTTACTAATCGTGTATCAGAAGCCGGCATCGGCGACGGTGGCCTTGGCCTTGAGGGAGTAACTGCAGAGCTTGATAACTTTACAACAGGCCTTAAGGATGGCGTAACAAATCTTGGCGATTTTGGTACCAAAGTTACGGATAGTAGTGGACTTTTAAGTAGCTTTGGTACTGATACACAGACTGCTGGAGGCAGCCTACTCAACGTAGGTAATGATGCAAGCGTTCTTGGTGGTAGTTTAGGAAGCGCAGGTGCTGCCACACAAGCACTAGAAGCAGCACAGGTGGGGTCTAAGGTAGCTGCTGTAAGTCAAACAACGGCGGATACTACACTAACTACAGCAGCCTATAGTGCTGCTACAGCCCTACAAACTGTAGGTGCATCTGGTTCTGCTGGTGGTGGCGGTGGATTCTTTACTGCCCTAGTGGCTGCTGCATCAGGTGGTTTAGTAGGTAGACAAGGTATTGCTCGTTATGCAGCAGGCGGTAATGTTAGAACCCGTGATAGCGTGCCTGCTCTCTTAGAGCCAGGCGAGTTTGTAATGAAGAAGAGTGCTGTAGATGCTATCGGTGCTTCAAATATGGAGCGCATGAATGCTACAGGTAAAACCGCTCTTAATTCAGCACCAAAGGTAAAAGTTCAAATAGAAAATAAAGGATCAGATAAAGAAGCTGAACAAGGAGAAACACAGATGGACGGCGAAACAGCAATTGTTAAACTGATTCTTAAGGACCTAGATACAAACGGCCCTATCAGAAGATCAATTAGGAGTAATACATAAAAATGGCTACATATCCAAACGACGCTACAGTAGCACTAGACGCTTTTTCGACTGTGGGAACAAAAACATATACTACTACAGGAATCGAAATTGAATTCCCCCTTCCTTCTACAGTATCATTTTCAGGAGAGGTAATAGCTACTATTGATGGTATTGTTCAAGATGTTTCAAGTTATTATTTATCTAATAATAACGGTTCTATTACTTTTGTAGCAGCCCCAAGTGCTGATGAACTTATCCTTAGAACTATTGATTTGCCTAATAGGTTTAGAGTAACTCGAAAGTATCCCGCTGTTTTTTACGCTCATTATTCAAATACTTCTGCTACTATTATAGATTCTAACACGTATCTATTAAACGGTGTTGCTACAACTTTTTCTCTTCCAACTCCTGTTTTAGGTAGTATAGGAGAAAATGAAGCCAACGCTATATTTGTTACGCTTTCAGGCGTGTTACAGAATCCAGATAGTTTTACTTATCCAAGTGCTACTTTAGGAGTAAATGGTATAGACCTTCCAGTAGCCCCTGCTGTAGACGAAGAAGAAGTAGATTACGCTAATGTTACTCTAGAAATTAGAACGTTTGCTCCTCAAGTAGACTCAATTGGTCGATTTAATGATATGAGAGATCGTAAACCTTCTAATGGGTTCCAACTCGGTCGTCAATTTAATGTAAATAAATATGCGACTCAAAGCGGTTATGAAAAGAGACGATTAATGTCTCGCAGAGGAAAAAGACAGTATCAGTTAGCATACAATAATATTTCTGGTGTTGAAAAACAAGCAATTGAAGATTTTTATGTATCTATGAACGGAGAGTATGAAACTTTCACTTTTGACTTGACACATATTAATAGTACTGGTACAGTAAGAACAAGATTTAATGGACCTCTACAAATTCAACAAGTTATTTCTGGTGGTACCGCTCTTACCCAAAATTTTTACTCAGTTACTATAAATTTAATGGAAGATTTTGATTAATGTCTACTAGACTTTATGATTATATTTTAACAGTTAATGATACAACCCCATTTAAGAATGGAAACAATATTATTGGTGCCAGTTCTGAAACTTTTGGGTATGTTGCTAATGTAGATCCTTCTACAAGTAATATTAAAGTTAAAGTTGCTAATGCTTTTCAAGAATTTACTGTAGGAGAATCTGTATACAGTAATCATTATTTACTTTCTAATGTTGTTTCAATACAATCATTTGCTGCAACTTCAAGCACAGAGTATGTTACGCTAACTGGTTTGACAATTCCTACCTATGCTACAGAACTTAGTGTCTATGTTAATGAACAAATAGCTTATCCTAATGATTGGACCTATCATGAAGGAAATAATAAGATTCAATTTTTTGATAGCACTCTTCCAGGTCAATCAACTATTAAAGTATTTAGACAAACGGGTAATACTAATGCTTTTAGTTTTGCTTCTTCAACAGGCACTTTAATAGCTGCAAACGCAGTACAATCTTCTAGTGCTACAATTTCAGCAATAAATGTTAGCCCTTTTATTAGAGCACGACATGCATTTACTCAACCTCCTGTAGTAAGACTATATACTTTTTATTACCCCGGAGAGTGGTATCCTCCTAATGAAAACGGTAATCCTTCTGGAGAGGGTGCCGGATACGCTTGGCCTGTAGACATGCCGTGGAGAATAGCAGAAGTAATTGGTGATAATTTTTCTGATTTAACCTACAATGTTTCTTTTGCAGGAGAGAGTTATCTTCCTTATCCAGTAGAATCTTCTGGTATTTCTACTTCTTCGGATGGAAGTATTGATAGAGTTAGTATTTCGGTATCTAACTATGATAATGTTGTTACTACTCTTGTAGAAAATCCATACTTAGTAGGAAATGTTACGTCTAACTCTTGTCATGCTATGGTAAATGGTGAAATGGTGTGGGGTCTTGACCCGGCGACAGTTGTAGGTAATGTTCATTTTAATCAAGATGTCGTAGATTCTTATTATGGAACTACAAACTCAGCTTGGGGATATTCAAGAGCACAGACATTAGGGGAAGACTGGGAACAACTTAAATACGATACGAGAGATTTTCTTGGAGGAGTTGTAGAAATTAAGTCTACTTTTGCAACACATCTTGAATACTGGCCAGAACACTCTAGTATAGATTATATTAGTGGAAATGTCATATCTGTAGTAAACGCAGCTCCTTATAGAGTAGGCGATAATGTTAAAAATCAATTTGGAACTGCTACTAGAACTATTCAAGATATTCAAGAAGAAAGAATTTTATTTTTGAGTGCCCCTCTAGCTAATGCAGCAGAAACACAAAACCTTTATATCGTAAACGATGATTATGATCCAGAAGCCTATGTAAAAGATGTATTTAAAATTTTAGAAATGCCTACTCTAAATGAGCAAATTGCAGAATTTACTTTAACTAGTTGGTTACAGTATTTTAAACTACGTCTTCCAAAAAGAAAATTTTATAAAAATACGTGTCAATGGGAGTATAAAGGAACTGAGTGTCAATATCCTGGACCTCCTACCCCTCCTGCTGCCGCTAGTGCTATACCAGGTACTTTTCCGACTCGTTATGCTAATACAAATCCTATATTTGCTAATAATACTATCGCAGCATCAATAAAAGATGATGAATGTGGTAAATCATATGAAGCCTGTAGAGTTAGAAATAATACAATTCATTTTGGAGGGTTTCCAGGAACAGGAAGACAGGTACCAAAACAGTAATGGCAATAAAAGGATGTATATTACCGTGGATTCATATGCATGGTAATATGAGAGGGGAGTATAAAGCCTGTTGCTTTTCAGATTCTTTTTCAAATAAAGATTCTTTAGGAGATAATACACAACCTATTATGGATGTGTGGCACGGAACTCCGTACATAGAATTAAGAAAATCTTTTTTAGAAGGGAAAATACCAGAACAGTGTTATAATCCTTGTTTTAAAAAAGATGAATTAGGTGTTATTGAAAATCCAAAGAATAACGCTAATAATTTTTGGAGTCACAAAGAGTACCTACAAAAAACCCTTACCCCTCCTCCCCCTCCTTATATAGATTTTAGACTAGGAAATACTTGTAATTTTAGGTGCAGAACTTGCGGTCCTGCTTCTAGTACTGCTTGGATAAAAGAAGGTAAAAACTTATTTTCAATTCAAGGTAAAAAAGAAGAGCAGTGGGATAATGATTTGTTTTGGGAAGGATTAGAGTTAATATATCCTAATTTAGAAGTTTTATATTTTGCAGGAGGAGAGCCTTTAGTATTAGAGCAACATTATAAAATACTGGAGTACTTAATTTCTAAGGGTAAAACTGATATAAATGTTCAGTATAACACTAACCTATCTATTTTAAAATTTAAAGAATATGATCTAGTATCTTTATGGAAACAGTTTAAGAAAGTCAACCTCTGGACGAGTTGTGATGGTTATAAAGAAGTTACAGAATATGTTAGAAAAGAGTTAGTTTGGGAAGACTTTGAGTCTAATATAGATATGGTTAAACCCTATGTTACCTCTATTAGTTCAGTCGTATCTATATTAACTATTTATTCTATGCCTGATTTACTTTTATGGGGTAAAAAGAAAAATATACCTATCTTTGGTACAACGCTAGTTACTCCCCCTTCTATTTCTTTGCAAGTTTTACCTACTGAAGAAAAGCAAAAAATAATGAGGTATTATAAAAATTTTATAGAGACTCACAAAAAAGATTTACATATATCTGATATTAAACATATGTCAGACTGGTTAAGATATATGAATGGTGAGATAAAAGACAGAGAAAAATTAGAGTGTATCTTTAAGAAAAATACTGGAATTTTAGACAGAAATAGAAACGAAAATTTTACAGCTATAGTCCCTCAGTTAGCAGATTGGTATGATGGAATCAAAATATCTTAAATACTTAGGAATTCAACATAATTACTTAGAAAATAATTGTATTACTCTTATAGATTCCATCTATAAAAATGAGCTTAATTCTAATGTTTTTGAAAGTTTGTGGGAACCTTTAGGTCTTCCAGGGGGTAAGCCAAAAGATGGAAGAGGTTGGATGAAGCGCTTATCCGTTCAGACACTTGAAGATTGGGCAACTACTGTTGCTAAAAAAGTTTACTTGACAGAGTTGCAAGAATATGATGTAATAATATTTAAATCAGGTCGTTTAATACCAACTCATTTTGGTTTATATATAGAGGCTAATAGATTTATTCACTTACCGGAAGGAAAAAGTTCTTTAATTGAGGTATTAAATCAAGATTGGAGAGATCAAATAGCAAGTATATGGCGGTGGAATGGGATAAATACGTAGGGCTTCCTTTTAAACATTTAGGATTAGACCCTAATACTGGAATAGATTGTTTTAATTTAGTTAAGTATATTTATAAACAAGAACTTGAAATAGAAATACCCTATACTACTAGAGACTGGTGTAATATAGTAGACGATTACTGGTATCAGCAAATTCATGAAGATAATATTAAAAAAGCATCTTCTAAAGATTATGGATGGCAGTTAGTTAATAGTCCTAAAGAATTTGATGTTATAACTATGACTATTGGTGCTTCTACAATTACTAATCATTGTGGTTTATATATAGGGAATAATAAGATACTGCATATATTACAAAATCACAAATCACATATAGCTACATATGGTAACTATTATAAACAATATACGATGGGGATATATAAATGGATAGGTACAAAGACTTAGTAGCAGGATTTAAAAAACATATTAATGAAAATACTGAAGTAGAATGTTGTGGAATTATTACAAAAAACTTTGAATATATTCCTTGTGATAATCTTAGTCCTGTGCCATCAGAAAGTTTTGTCTTAGACCCCAGAGCCTTATTCAAGTATGGAGAGGATTGCTGGGGTATTTTTCATAGCCATACTGCTTATCATGACGTACTACCTAGTGATCATGATAAGAACTCTGCTATATTTAAACAATATAAATTTATAGTTGGTAGTCCAAAAGAGGAATATTATTTATACTGGTTAGATGACTTAAATTATCTAAGATTTAAACCATTAGAGGAATCAGATTTACAATGCTAGTTACTTTAAACTTTCATCCCGCATTTCAAGAAATGACAGGAGTTAAGTCTCACCAAGTAGACGTAAACAGTATTTCTGATATACGTCATGCATTAGTGGCTTTATTTCCTAAAATGAGAAGGTATATAAAAACTATCTCTACAGGATGTTTAAAAGAAAATATTAGTTTAATAACTCCAGAAGGAGAACTATTAAAGAAAAAAGACTATGAATTTAATAGATTAAAACATGAAGAACTTACCTTAGTCCCTATTTTAGAAGGGTCAGGAGGAAAAAGTGGTCTTTTAATGGTACTTTTGGGAGTAGTTTTAATAGGTCTCGCCCTTTTTACTGGAGGTGCCTTCGCCGCTGGTGGGCTTGCAGCATTTGATGCTAGTGCTAAGGTCGGTATCGCTGGTCTGACAGCAGGAGGGCTGCTTAAAATGGGTATTGGTCTGGTTTTGGCTGGACTAATGCAAATGATGATGAAACCTCCAGAGCCTGTTAATAATAGTAATAATAACCAACAAAGAAGAAATAATGATATGTTTGATGCTTTAGAGAATACTACAGATACTAATGCTAATGTTCCTCTGATTTATGGTGCTCCTAGAGTTGCAGGACAAATGTTAAGTGGGCACGTAGAAACTATAAAACACGGAGAAAACGATACAATCGCTGTGAGTGACATATTTTATACTAGGTCAGATGAAATTACTAGGACAAATTAAAAGGTAGATTATACAGAATGACAGTGCTTTATATTGATGATACTGCGGTTCCTTTAATAGAAGGTGGAGGCGGAGGAGGAGGTTGTTTTGCTCCTGATACTCTTATCTCTATAGAATCAGGATTTAAACCTATTTCAGATATTGAAGTAGGAGATTCCGTATGGGCTTTTAACGAATTAGGACATTCTGTTTTATCCACAGTTACTGAGACTTTTTATCACCCTATAGATAAAATATATCGCGTCGAACACGAAGCGGGTACTCTTGATATTACTCCTAATCACTGGGTGTTAAAAGAAGATGGTACATATCAAGAGCTAAAAGATTTTAAGGTTGGTGACAATCTTTTAACAAACGATAATCAACTATCTAAAATTAATTCTATTGAATATCTACGAGATGGAGAAGTTTATAACTTTAAAGTTTCTCATGTTCACTCTTATATCGCTAATGGAGTTTATGTTCATAATGGTGGCGGTGGAGGAAAAGGCGGCGGTAGCGGAACCGAAACTCCCAATAACCTGTTCTCTACAGATATTTTATTACTAACCCTTGGTTTAGGAGAAGGTCCTGTATATAGAATCAACCCAAATGGACCACAAGATATAGAATTTAATGAAGGTAATATTGAAGATTTATTAGTAGAGGGAGTAGTAGATGATGAAAAGTTCTTTTATTATACTAATACAGGAACAATATCTCAACAACGCATTCCTTTATTTGGAGACTATACTTTTATCCCTCAGAGACTACAAGGAACAGTAGAACTTAAAAAAGGTAATGCTGATGGCGTTCCTCGATCTGCTGTTGATAAACAAGATACATCTCCTACAGCATTAACAGCCTGTAAGTTTTATTTTATCATTGGAGGCTTACAAAAACAAAATGATAAAGGAGATGTTCTTCCAGAAACTATAGAGGTAAAAGTTACATTATATAATAGAGATGGAACAGAAGAACTAGCTACACAAACAAGAACTATTAATGGTAAGACGAACGTTGCATTTTCTTTTGACATATACTTAGCAGTTCCTACTAATAAAATAGATGACGCTGGTTATAAATTCACAGTTGAAAAAACAAATGCTGATACTGCGTCTTCTAAAGTACAAGCCTCTGTAACTTTCCAAGGGTGGACCGAAATTATAGAAGAACCTATTGCATATACTAGAACAGCTACTGTTGGATATGCACTAAAAGCTTTCGCAGAACATAAAGGCGGAATGCCTGCTATTACTCAGATAGTTAAAGGTCTTATTGTAAAAGTACCCTCTAATTATAATCAGCCTATTTTAGAGAATGGAGATATTGATTGGAGAGAGGTAGAGGTTAGTGCCACTGATAGAACAAATTATGGTTATAGTCAACAAAAAACTGGAACTACCTTACTAACAGGCACTCCTGTTATTTATAACGGTCTTTGGGACGGGCAGTTTGTATTCTCATGGACTCAGAATCCTGCATGGATTATATATGACATGCTAACTAATAAATCTTATGGATTAGGTATTCCAGAAGAAAATGTTGATAAATTCTCTTTTTATGATGCTGCAGTATATAATGATGCTTGTGATGTTACTACAGGTGAATTTGTAGGAGTTGCAGCAGAGGCTGATGGTACTAATAGATATAAGCCTAGAGGAGTTAAAACAAAGGTTACAGAGGTTTTAGTGGGGATAGACGCAGGTCTTGGAGTGTTAGAGAGACGTTTTATATACGACGGTGTTATATCTGACCAAAAACAAGTCATGGATGCTATAAATATTGTTAGTCTTAGTTCTAGATCTATACTATTCTATTCTGGTGGTAAAATTATGATGTATCAGGATAAGCCTGATAATATGCCATCAGCAGTATTTAATGAGACAAATATTATAGCAGGGACCATGAATATTTCTGGTATATCAGAGGAGTCTCTAATTACTGGTGTAGATGTTACTTATATAGACCCTACATTACACTTTAGAAGAGAAGTTTTAAGAATTGATGATCCAAAAGCTCTTAGAGAACGTAATAGTATTGAGAATATTGCAAAAATTGATTTAGATGGAGTAGCTAGAAAAAGTCAAGCAATTAGAGCTGCTCAATATGTTATTGCTGATTCCAAATATTCTAGAAGAAAAGTTGGCTTTAAAACTGGTATAGAAGCTTCTGAACTTACTCCAGGATCTATTATTGCGGTATCTCAAAGAGCTACTTCTGTAGGGTGGGGTTATGGAGGTATAGTATCTAACTCTTCTACTGCATCAAATACGGCTATATACCTAGAACATATAGGAAATCCTTCTATAACTTCGTCGTTTTTTACAGCTAATACTGATCCTTTAATTCTTAGGGTGTCTAGTCACACTTCTGGTTTAGTTGATGCTTATATAATTAGTAACACTAGTTTTAATCTATCTAATACTGCAAATGTTACTGGTGGTGCCGAAGTTATCAGAGTTGAGGCTTTAAGTAAATGGGATCACCCATCTAAAACTTTTAATGCTTTTAGTGGTGGGTGGGGAACTTTTCATACACCAAGTAGGTATGATACTTGGAGTATAGGAACTATTGCTAATCCTACTGATATTTTTACTGCGCAATCTGACAAACTCTTTAGAATCATTAATATGAAAAGAGAGCCAGACGAAACAGTATTCATTGAAGCTAGAGAATATATTTCTAATGTTTATGTAGATTCTGATACATTAATTAATTATAAGCCTTTAGCTTTTACGGATTTATTCTCTCCTCTACAAGCTCCTCCTGCTCCTATGTTTGAACTAAGAGCAGTACCAAAAAGAGATTTAGACGGCTCTGTTTATACTGATATTGATATTAGTTTTACAAATGATTTTACCGGTTATTCTAACGAGACTAGAACTGACTTTTTCCATGCTCCTCCTTTTAATACAAGATCGCTAGTATCAAACACTACCCCTCAAGCATCGAGGGATATTATAAAAGTACATATGGATGATTTTACAGATATCTTAGAAGGAGAGTCTGTTACTCTAATGGGTAAAAACGGTTTCACTACAGAAATCGGAAGATCAAAAATTCTTGTTACTGGTTATGATATCGTTGATATTGGAGCTGACGAAGAAGCTAATGGGTATATTGAGCTTTCTTTGACAGGATTAAACAATCTTCAAGACATAAACTTTGGTACTCATGTTCTTGCTGTTAATGATACTTTTGACTTTGGAGGATTAAAAGGTAATGATAAGATTACTTTACCAATTAACTCTAAAGATGAGGGAGGTACAGGAGACGCAGCGGGATTATTAGGATTTATTGGGTCTGATACTAGGGTGACTCAATACAGTGCTAATGTTACTTCTTATAATGCCTCTACTAATACTATTAAAATATTGAATGATCATTCTGGTTCTACTACTATTCATGGATTATTGCCTGATCCTCCTTTTTATATTAAGGTTCCTCAAGTTATAGATCACAGATATTTTGCTAATAATTCTCTGTATGTAACTGGTACACATTTAGATTTAGTTAGAAGTAATACAGCTACTATCTCTAATTTAATTGATAATCATGTTTTTAAACAACCTTTAGGAGTTTCTCTAAGACATACAGGCTTTGTAGAAGTATTTATTAATGGAGGAACACACTCTGATTTTACACTAGAAAAAGGATTAGATAATTTATCTAATTCTCAAGTATCTATTAATCTAAGCACTTTACCTACCTCAATATCTAATTTAGATATTAGAGTAACAGCTAATGTTTATACTGTTCCTATATTAGAAAGAGGTGATAATATTACCTGGAATGCGGGTAACGTATATGGTATTTCTGACTCTACCTTTGATATTGCGGCTCCGTCTTATGACGCTGCTCTTACTGCTAACGGTATATATAGAGTTACTTTGAGTGATAATATTAAATCTAATGTGGCAACAGCGTTTGCTATAAATATTACTGAAGATCCTATTGGAACTGTTGGTAATTTAGATTTAGGATCAAAAACGTTTACCTTTGACTATAACCATCTTCGTTATAGAGGTCTTTTAAATTTAGCTAATAATGGGGTATATACTACTAATACCCCCGTTAATACTTTTATACCTTTAAACTTAGAGTCTGGTAGTAAAAGAGTAATTAATAGAGCTGAAGTAGGTATTCATTCTGTAAGGGCTAGAAACGTAACTAAGTATGGAAGACGTAGCCCTTTTACAACTAAAAGTGTTAGTGTAAGACCTATTCCGATTAAGGCTGTTTCTAATTTAGCTATTGCGGAAGAGTTATATAAAGACTCAACACTAGGAGTCTCTACTAGAATTATGGTTTCTTTTGACCATATCACAGGTCAAGAAGTAACCGATTATGAAATTTCTTATAAAATATCTGGAGATATTGCAGGAGACTTAACCTCTTTTAATACTGTAAAAGTGTCTGCAGCAGGGGTAGATGAAGATGGAAAGATAAGAATAAAAATAGATAATATTGAAAGAGGTTTAAGTTCAAACCCCAATGCTATTGTTGTACGCGTTATACCTTTAAATAAAAATATTAGAGGCTCAGTAGCAATTAAACAGGCTTCAATCACCGGTAAATTAGCTCCTCCTAAAAATGTGGTAAACTTTGCTGTAGGACAGGCAAGTGACACTTTAGTTATGATTTGGAGATACGTTATTGATCCTATAACAGGTGATAACTATGACCTTGACCTATTAGAAGTTCAAATTAAAAAGGTTGAAGGCTCTATTGCAACAGATCAAGCAACTCTTTTAGACTTATGGCCTAGAGCACAAGAGGTTGCTATCGTTGACGCTCGTACTAACCGAGTAGTAATTGATATTGATCAATATGGTCAATATTCGTATCTAGTAAGAACTAAAGATACTTCTGGTATATTCAGTACTGATATAGTTGCAGCTTCCTTTACTTCTCAACCTGTTTCTTTTAGTAAAACATACCAAATCTTTTCTGAAGATACCCCTGGAGTACCTTTAGTAGTAGGGGTTCACAACTCTAATAACACAGAGTCCGCCTATGCATCATTCTATTCTTCTAATACAGGAGGATTATCTTACGCAAAAGCGGATAGTTTGTTTGATTCCAGTGTAGTAGATAACGCTAATGGTTCCTCCTCTGGTTGGAGTGTAATTGGAGGATCTCCTACAGACTTAAGAGCACTAGAAAATGCTGAATATGTAACACAAATTAGAGATTTAGGTAATACTTTGACTGCTTCTATACAATTAGAATTAGTAGGCTCTCAAGCTCTTAAATCTACTTGGTTAGATTATAGCGAGCAGATAGGAGGAGATCAAGTCACAGAAGCTGCCTCTGGCTCTGGAAAATTAAAGGATGTAGATTTTTCTGGAACATTAGGTATTGGAGAAATTTTAGGAAGCTCTAACACAGGAGCAGCTACGGTAACTTATCATTCAGAAAATAAAACTTTAGTTAGCGGATTACAAGGATCTTTCCCTGCCAATGTATATGGTATTGTAGCTATTGGAAACTATGACGGAGATGATTCTAACGCTAACGTATTTTCTTTAATTGCTGGAGTTTCTAATGATAATGAAATTATTTTGGGAGACTCTTGGTATGCTAACGGAATGTCTACAGGAAGTAATGGATTTGCGAATTTAGAAGTTGCCGGAAGCTCCTATAAATTGGTAAACTTAAAACAGTGGTTAGATTTAAGTGAGGGAGCGACTTTTTATGGAACTTCGGGTATTGTAACAACTAATACTGAAGTTAGATACGCTACAACAAGTCCTTATTTTGCTAATGGTAACGTAGATTCATCAGCGTTTACTTCTGTAGCTGGTTCAGACGGTTTTGAAAACTTTGTAACAGGTGCTAGAACCTTTAGATATTTCCAGTTTAGATATAAAGTTAATAATAGTGACCCGACTCAAGCTGAATTAATTTTGGATAAGTTTAACTATAAAATAACTTTAGACGAAAGATTATATACAGAAATAGTAACAGTAGATACCTTATCAAAATATGTTGATTATTCACAGATGGCATTTACACAAATTCCAAAAGTAACTGGGTCTATTGTGAGTGCAAGTTCTAATCAGTTAGCACAACCACAAGTAATTATTTTAGATAGAGGGTTAGGAGGAGCGAATATTTCCGTATATTTCTCTAATGGAGTCTCTGCACATAATATTGGCGGACCAAGTGGTATATTACCACAAGTAGATTTCGCGGTAACAGGAGTTTAATAATATGGCATTAACAGATGCAAATACCTACGTATTGCCCTCTCAAGGGGCATCTATTGCGGTTTCAAGATCGCAATTTAATAGTAGTTTAAGAGCACTATTACAAAATTTTTATAGTGGAGCTACACCAGATACAGATAACTTGGTAGCAGAAGGGTCTGCTATGGGCGCAACCGCTTATGATGGTATGTGGTATAGAGACTCGGATACTGGAATGTTTTATGTTTCTGATAGCGCTATTACTGTTGCTTCTGGCAGAACTAATCGACCTGTGGGAGGTAATTTTACTAGATATGGAGTTGCTTGGAGGCAACAAGGTTCCTTAGCCGCTGCTGCAGCTAATATTGCTACTTTTGATGTTGGAGAAGCTTTTGTTGTAGTTAAAGATAGCGGAGGCTCTTCCAATAATAGAATGTATTTAAGAGTAGCAACAACAGGAACTTTTAATAGTGACTTTGTTGACGTTGGATTGCCTTTTCCTGGTAGAGTTGGTACTACTGAATTAACAAATGGAGCAGTAACAGGTCCTAAATTAAACGCTTCTATGAAAGCAATTCCTACAACTGTAATGGAACATACTTCTGCAGTTACGATTACTCCAAGAATAGTAGTTTCTAGTTTTGCCAATAATCAGACAACAGCTACAAGTGCCGCTATTGAGCTAAAATCTTCTTCTGGTTCTAATGATATAGCTTTAGGATTTAATAACGGAACAAAAAATGCTGCAATAAAGATGATTCCAGGCAATACAGGAGATACAAATAGAGGTCTTGGGGTATATACTACTGCAGGTGCTCTTGCTCCTATCAGAGCTAACTTAGTTGTTCAGTCTACTATTATGGGAAGTACTTCAGAAACTGCTGCTCCTCTTATACCAGCTGGTGTAGTTGTAGCCTGGGCAGGTGGTGCAGCTCCTAGTGGTTGGCTAGAATGTTCAGGCAGTGCAATAAGTAGAACAACATATGCAGCGCTCTATGCTGTCTGTGGAACTGCTTTTGGATCAGGAAACGGATCTACTACATTTAATTTACCAGATATTAGAGGAAGAGCTATATATGGTACGTCTACTTCTGTTAGTTTAGGAGCTACTTCAACAGCGATAGGTAGTAGTTTTCAAAATAGTACTGCTTCAGGAGGTCCAACTTCTCATACTGTAGGCACGGCTGCTGTTAGCGCTAGTACTAATAAAGACGTATCGACTACTATCAACGTAGTTAGTTCAGTATCTGCCCATTCAGCTCATACACATACTGTAACCCATCCAGGAATCAGTATGAAATATATTATAAAAACTTAGGAGGCACCAAATGCTTACAATTAAATTTAATGCTATTGACATTCAAACAAAAACAGTGTATTGTTATTTTAGAGACGTCGAAACTGAAGGTCCTAGAGCAATGCCGGTCGAAAGGTCTTTCCCTTTTGATGCTTTTATGGAAAAAGAACCTACTTTAGCAAAACTACTTGAAGGGGATGTATATTCTTTATACATTGAAAATGACTATACAGAGAAAAAATCTTTAGATGGCTCTTTGGGGTCTATGGAAGAAGATGAAATTGAATACTGTAAAAACTTAGTTATTAGAGCATGTAAAGACTTAGAGTTTGAAGATTTACTTGCTCCTCCTTCTGTGGATGACCAGATTGATGATTTTATTAAAGAATTTTTTGATGAAGAAGATAATCCTGCAGAACAAAAAGATTTCTTAAAAGAATTTTTCGACGAACTAGAGTCTGATAAAACAGATACATAATACGGAGATAATTTAAATGGCTATAACCCAGATTACTTCTCAAGTAATTTCCTCAAATGTTATTACAACAGGTGCTATCTCTAGTCACGCACTGGAAACTAGACATTATAGTACTGCTTCTATCACAGCAGATAAATTTGCTGCTAATACCGCTACCGCTAGTCCTATAGCGGTAGCTCTTAATGCAAATATAGATTTAGTACAGTCTAATGTTGTAGCTACTCAAGTTAATGTTAATACCGTATCTTCTAACGCTGGTTCTATTCTATCTAATTTACATGCATATGCTAGGAGAGCTAATGCAAATATAAATTTAGTGCAATCTAATGTCACTGCTATAATAAATGAAACTACTGATTTGCTTATTGGTACTAATATATTTACGATAGATAAAGATCGAAGATCCTTTGGTTTTAGTAATGTAGCTACTTCTTTAGGAGTAGGGCAGGTTGCTTTTGGTAGTCCTGCTAACGTTATTATTGATTTTAGTCCAACTGTAGGAGGTAATGTTATTATTGGCTCTAGCGGTTTTACAACTACTCCTTTTAGGCTAGATGTACGTGGGACCGCTAATACAGGTACTTTTACAGCTACATCTGTATCTTCTGCGGGAGTCGAACTTCGTGCAAATGACTATGCTACCTATCTTGTTGCTCGTGGAGGATTAACAGGATCTAATACTGCTATCACTAACTTACAAACTGGTTTAACAGGTACAAATGCTAAACTTCAAGCTAATACTCTTATTTTCTTAGGCGCCCACTCAGGTGCTAATACAAATATCACTAACCTTGTAACAGGCCTTCAAGGTGCAAATACTAATATTTCTTCTAATGATACAGATATTACTAATCTTGTAACAGGATTAACGGGGTCTAATTCAGCTATTGCTGCTATAACAGATGGATCAACAGCCTTTACTGGAGCCGTCACTATGAATGACGACTTAACAGTTCAAGGTAACCTTACTGTTGCAGGTTCTTTTGCAAATCTTGCAGTTCAAGACTCTTATACTGATGATAGACTCTTATTTTTAGCTAATAACTTTACAGGTTCGCCTTCTCTTGATGTTGGTCTTCTACTAAATCGTGGAAATGATGGTAATGTATTTATTGGGTATGATGAATCTCAAGGGGAAGTTGCCCTACTACACAACTTTGACCCTGCTACTAATACAGCTATTTCTGGGTCTACAGCCGCTAACCTTAGATTAAACACTGGTTATTTTGATGATGGAACAGCCAGCGCTCCTTCTATTACTTTTGACTCTGATCCTAATACAGGTATTTGGAGAGCTGGGGCAGAAACTATTAGTTTTACAACATCAGGAACTAATAGGTTTAATATATCTACTGCTTCTTTTGCAAGTCCTCAAACTGGAGGTATTAGACTAACCTACGCAAACGGCACTGCCGCCGCTCCTGCATTTAATTTTAGTGGTGATGCAGATACTGGTATGTATAGAACAGGAGCAGACGGACTTGGTTTCTCAACAGGTGGAATTGCTGCACTAACTATTGCAGATAACCAAGATGCATCTTTTGTGAGTAATGTTGATGTTGCTGATGGCCAATATATTAGAGTTGGTGATGGCCAAGACTTATTGATTTACCATGATGGTTCGGCTAGTCGCATTTCTGACGAAGGTACTGGAAGATTATTACTTCAAACAAATGGCGACAGCATCAGACTTACCAAAGGTACTTCAGAAAATATGGCTATTTTTACACCTGATGGTGCAGTAACCCTTTATTATGATAATGCAGTCAAACTTACAACTAAAGCAGATGGTGTAGACATTACTGGTGAACTTCAGTCAGACTCTCTTGATGTAGATGGTAATGGTGATATTTCTGGGACTTTAACTCTTGGTTCTCATCTTATCATGGGAGATAGTGATGAGATTCAACTAGGTGCTTCTACTGACCTTAAAATATATCACGACGGAACAGACTCTACAGTTTATAACTTTACTGGAGATTTACATATTAGAAATACTGCTACCGATAAAGATGTTGCTATAGCATCTGATGACGGTTCTGGAGGGTTAGCAAACTACTTCTTAGCAGATGGTTCTACAACTGCGGCTTTATTATATTTTGGTGGGAGTGCTAAACTTACAACTAAAACAGACGGGGTAGATATTACTGGTGAGCTGCAATCTGATTCCCTTGATGTAGACGGTAATGGTGATATTGCAGGAACCCTAACAATTTCTAGTGGAGGTCTTGTAGTTCACGATTCAAATGGTAGTTCCACAAACTCATTAGATTTAGATTACAATGGCACTTCTGGTGCAGGTACTATTAATGTGGATAGTAATGGAGGAAGTACTTACTTAGCTATCGGAACTAGTAATTCTGGGACACTTGCAGAAAGACTTAGAATTACTAACCTAGGTAATCTTTTGGTAGGAACCACAAGTTCAGGATTTAATTTTGATGCTAGAGGAACTTCCAATGTAGGAGTATTTACTGCTACCTCTGTTGCAGCAGATACAGTAGAATCTAATGGTGTAGAACTTCGTGCAAATGACTATATTACTTATACCCAATTAAATGCAAACCTTAATGCAGTATCTTCAAACGCTGATGCTAAAGTAGATAAAGCAGGAGACTCTATGACAGGCGCTCTTGCTATGGGAACCAATAAAATTACTGGTGTAGGAAATCCTACTGCCCTACAAGATGCAGCTACTAAAGCATATGTAGACGGTCTTCTTGGTGCTTCAATTGTTCCTACTTATGTAACTAATACTTCTACAGGTACTTCAAATGTAATTGCACTAACTAATTCTCCAGCAGATATTGATAAAATATCTGTAGCCTTAAATGGAGTAGTTCAAGCTCCAACTGCTGATTGGATATTTAATGGAGGAAATAACTCAATTCAATATACTGTAGCGAGCCTTCCCTCTGGCTTAGTTTCTGTTATTTCCGCATGGGATACACCATAATGAGGGATATATGCGAAAATATAAACAAATAACTACTGAACTAACTTTTAGATGTAATGCAAAGTGTCCTGCATGTCATCGTTTAAAACCTCTAAGAATAGACTTAAACGATGAGCAGTATACCTATACGTTAGATAGATTTAAGCAAGTCTTTTATCCAGAGTTTTTAGAACAACTTGACTGGATTGTTTTAAATGGTAATTTCGGAGACTCTATAATGAACAAAGAGTTTCGTGAAATTATTACATATGTTAAGAAATATGGAACACGTTTAAATATTCATACTAACGGTGGTATACATGGGTCAGACTATTGGACTGACGTAGGAAATATTTTAACCACAGAAGATATTATAAATTTTGATTTAGACGGACTAGAAGATACTCATTCTATTTATAGAATTAATACAAAGTTTGAAAATGTATTTAACAATGCTCGTTCTGTTATAGCAACTAATAGACCACAAGTACACTGGAAATATATAGTTTTTGAACATAATAAGCATCAAGTAGAAAAAGCTAAAGAACTAGCTATCTCAGAAGGTTTTCACTCTTTTTCTACTGTTAAAACTGGTCGTGATTTTGCAGCACCAAAATCTGGAGATTATGTTCATGCTAAAAAGAAAACAGACTTATCTTCTATCCCAAAACAAATTATATGTTCGTGGGAAGAATGGGGGAAGTGGTATGTTGCTCCAAATGGTCTAGTATTTAGATGTTGTTGGACAGGATCACACTACTTTGATAAAAGTAATGATAGATTTTATTATCTAGATGATATGGAAGAAAAGTTTAATGCTACGAAGATTCCTTTAGAAACTATTATATCATATGAATACTGGAATAAGCTAAAAGCATATTTACAAGGATATGATAGAAGTTTTAAACTTTGTAAGTCTCAGTGTGGAAAATTATTGAGTAGTAGAGAAAAGATTGAAGAGAATTTAACTACTGGAGAAAAGACGGTATTTGAAGCTGGGCTTGGAACTTAATTTAAGAATTTTTAACTGGAAGTAAAATAGTATAAAAGTTATAATAAAAGAAAATTTTAGGAGATGTCTAATGGAAAATCAAGTAGAACTTATGGGATACACCACTAAAAACTTTGATATTTGTATGGGAGCCGTTCAAGCCTTTACAAAATTAAAAGCAATGATTCCTGATATGAGTAAGCAGTCTAGAGAAGATGTGCTTTCAGCAATGAAATATCAAGATGCTATGTTTGGTATTGAAAAAGCTCTTTATGAAATTGGTAGTACTGAAGTAGATATGGATCAAGTTGAAGAGGCTGTAATGCTATCTCATATGACAACTTACGCTATTGGTATGGTTTCTGCTGAACTTGATATGGAAATTGTTGACATGTTTGATTATCTTCCAATGCATATTGAACAGATTAGACACCCCTACAAGAAAATTAATCCCGCTTTACCTGATAAAGCCGTAGAAGAGGAAAAGAAAATGTACGGAGAAATTACAACAATGGACAAAGAAAAAGAATATGGCGAAGGACGTATGGCTCGTGCTTCTCTTAGAAAATTAATTATGTATGCTGGTGAGATGCTTAGTATGATTGAACCTGATGATGAACTTGAGTCTTGGGTACAAGCTAAAATGGCCGAAATGGATCATATGATTGAAGCAGTTTATACATATTATAAATTTGGTGAGCGTTATGAGCCAAAGCCTCAAGCAGTTCACGAAGAAGATATGCCTCTGCCACCAACCGCACAAGGTATTGAGCATGTATGCGCGTTATCTGTGCAACATGAAAAGATGGGCTTTGGAATGTGCATTCCAACAACTCATTCATTAGAAAAAGATGGAACTGTTGAATTTTATGATGTAGTATTTTCTAATGGAATTGCTAAAGGAGTACCCGCAAAGGATTTAAAAATCCTAGAATCTAAAGCACATACACATATGTAAGGAGACTAAAATGCCTATTAGAAAAGTAAAAGGCGGTTATCGTTGGGGTAGTTCTGGTAAGGTTTACCCCACAAAAGGTCAAGCAGCAAAACAAGCTGCTGCTGCATATGCTTCTGGTTATAAAAAACCAAAAGGAGGAAAAAAGAAATGATTAATTGGATTAAAGATAGAATTAAAGAACGTACATCTTGGGACGGCGGTGCTCTTATCGCTGTTGGCGTTATTGGGCTCTTCTTCTCAGCAATAATTCCAATGAATCTTATTTGTTGGGCAGCAATTGCCTATGGTGCATGGACAGCTTGGAAATCAGAGTAATATGGGAGAAGTTATTTCTCTAGTAGAGTTAGTAGAGTCAAGACTTAAAAAACAACAAGAACTTGATTATTATTTAGAAGCTTTGCAAAAGCTCCAAATAAGAGTACATGACTTACAAAAAGAAATAAATATTACTAATATTATTATTGATATGATAGAAAACGAAAAAGTACTTTCTTTGGAAGAGAAAAAACAAAAAGTAGTCCAACTAGAAATAAAATAATTTTTGAAAATAACTATTGCTAAATTTACTTTAGCAAGATATAATTTATATATAGCTAATTTGTACAAGCTAGTTAGTTAAGAACTAAAAAGGAGAACTTAAAATGGCAGCAGTAAGAAAAGAAGTTACTGGCGTTGCAGCAGCCCTAGGAAACTCATATGAGATGAATCCACAGGGAGGAACAGATATGGGTCCAGGTGCTTCTGGCGATGCAACCGGTAAGAAGTATTTAAAGGACGCCCCCGGCCTTATCGGTAATAATGCAGGAGCAGATACAGATGCTCATGGCCTTTCAAAAGGGCCACAAAATGGTTCACTTGGCGCTACCGGAACTTCAATGAGCGGTAACGGCAAGGGTCGTTTCTAATAGGAGGATAGTTAAATGGCAGGAGCGGCAGGAAAAGGAGAACGTAGGGTTGTTATGATTGGTGACAATCGTTATGGCATGCCCGAAGAATATGATCCTGTTCGTAAGCAAAAAACTGTTATGAAGTATCGTGAAGGAGACTCTGCATCAAGAGAACTCAAAGCGGTATATAACGGAACCGGACTTGATCTAGGAACGTATCCTCAAAGACAACTAAACTATGGTAAAAAAGTTGTAAAACAAAAAGGCGAATAATGGATATTCCAGCGTTTTTACAACAAACAATGCCTAAAGTAAAGAAAAAAGCGTACAGCAAAAAGAAAAAAGATTCTATTGCTGTACGCTTAATTTCTGGTAAAGGTATTTCTATCAATAAAAAACCAAAAAAACTAACTTTTTAAATAATCACCAAACGTATTCTTAAACCAAGCATGTTTACCTGGGGCGCAGATATAAGGCTGCGCCCTACTTGTTTCTATAACTCTTTGAAAAATCTCATCAATACCTTCAACATCAATACTAAAAAATACTAAGTCTTCGTGATCTAAATTAGAATAATCATATTTTTTACCATCTATAAATATTATTTCTATGTTTTTTATCTTACATTTCTCTATTAGGTGCTTACTTAGTTTTACACATTTTTCATCGTAGTCTAATCCAATCATTTTCATATTTGGATATTCTTTATGTAAATCTACTAAGCTATATGGATACATACCAGAACCTACCATAACAAGAGTCTTACAAGTTTTAAATTTAGAAGCACACTTTTTTTCTAATAAAGTCTCTCTTATCCAATTTTTTCTAGGTTCTTTACTTAAAAATAAATCATATCTATTATTCTTAATAATCCACTCTATGTATTTAAATTCCGTCTGTTTTAGACCTTGTTTCCAATTATTTTCTAGTTTTTTAAAAGTCTTCAATGAGTCTGGCACTTATATCCGCTCCGTCCAAATTAATAAAAGTTTTTCTAGGAAAACTACTATCTTCTAAAATTGAATTTAGTTGTTTATCTATATTAAATAACGAGTGATAAGAACATACTTTAAACCAGTCATATTCTTCAAATTTAAAGCACCTAATTAGCTGTTCGAGTTTATGCCCGTCTTGTCTAGGTATTATAATTGAAGGTATTCTAGCTTTAAGTATGTCTGTAGTGCTATTATATCCGCCGTATGTTATATACGCAGTACAGCTTTCTAATTTTTTAGATAAGTTTGGAATATAATTAACAATATTTACATTACCTGAAGCTCTGCTTCCTATCTTAGAAAATAACTCTGAGTCTCCTAAAGGAACTATAAAATTAAGATTAGGAAATTTTTTTGATAAATTTCTAAGAATTTTACTATAAATAAAAAATGCTTCTTCTTTATTTAGTCCGCAGCTGATATATACGTTATTGTTTTCTTTTTTATGAGGCTTTATATGAGGGTTACAAACATATCCTGTATAAATTATTTTATCTTTAATAGGCTTTTCTAGTTCTGACCACTGATAATTTCTTATAGCATCTGCCATCAAAGGCATAACTTTATCATCTCCGTGTATTAAAATTTTACAATCGTAATGTAGAATAGTTTGGTTTATTGTATTAGCTATCCAGTCTTGAAGACCTTCATAGTGAGGCTCATCCCAAGGAAAATCTCTTACACTAATAATAATTTGAATATCTCTCTTTTTACATTCTTCGAACATAGAAAAATATTCATAGGAAAATTGTTGCCTACAAAAAGGAAACCCTTCACATACTAATTTAGTAATTTCTGGGTGTTTATCAAATATATCTAACAACCTAACAAGTCTTCTTCTGACTCGTTCTTTTTTCATTAAGAATCTATAGTCATTCTCTAACTTATCAGGCTTTTCTTCTAAATAATAAGCATACTCAGTATTATATTCAATAGGAGGATTGAATAATTGATTTATCATTATAAATGAATTTGCGGGTAAGTTATCAGAGATATACTTAACCCGCATAGCATGACCCAATCCTCTATAGTATTGAGTATGAAAAGCTATCATTCGTGTACAAAATCTCTAATCATAGGAAATATAGGTTCTATCGCATCAGCGCAAGCACGGGCTATTTCCATATGTTCTTTTTGAGTTCCGTGTCCACTACGGAGTTCGATATAGTGAACCCAAGAACGAAGAGTACCATTCATATATAATTTAGATACAGTTAGTCCTTCCGGTAAAACTGCTCTAGCTTGTTCTTTAGCAATACCATTACTAATAGCCCATTTATAGGCGTCTTCTGCAGCTTTCATTATCGCTATTTGTTCGCAAGCCCATTCATTATGAATGTTACTGTCTTTATCCAGCTCTACAGAATTTTGTCTATTTTTCTCATCTTGAAGTCTTGCCTCTCTATCAACAAACATATCTCCCATAGCAGAAGGATCGGCGTATCGTTGAGAAAATTCTTGAAAACTAAAACTGCGGTGTCGTAGCACCTGTCTAGCAATATCTCTTGTAGTTTCAATTTCTAAACAAGCGTTAACCATTTCAAGAGGCGACCAGTGACCGTGTTTAATTAAATATTTAATAAGTTTTTCTGAAGTTTCCTTATTCATTTGATTTGCAGGGTTAGAAACCCTTGCACAATAGGCTACTAAATCTTGACAGTCTACTAGCCCTTCCATATCACTAATAGAGTGAGATATTAATTTTACTTTCATTATTTCCATCCTAACCATTTTTTCAGTGCTAAATACAAAATTTTAGTGTGAGTTGATTGATACCATATATTAATATTAATAGATAGTATAGCTATTATAAGTAGTGTATGATATATAGAATTATAATATTGATACTCAAAATATCCTATGACTACTACAAGTACATATAGAATAATATGAGAAAGTATTAATAAGTATTTTTTCATTCTGTTCTTTCTTTGATTATTTTATGCACCATATGTTTATTAATTTTAATATTTTCCTCAGACTTATTTATATAGTTTTTAGCGACTATATCTTGTTTTCTTTCTTTTTTCTCTTCTTGAATCCAGTTATTGTCTTTAGTGCCTTTATATTTTTCTCCAGGCTCTATCATAGTAACATTTTTAAATGTTACTAAAGGAAATCTTCTAAAACTTAGATTAGCTATAATTTCTCCTTGAGAGATAGTTTGCTCTATATTTCCATAATTATAAATAATTAGCGTTAATTCATTTCTAAAATCATAATCAAATACGTTATTTAACACTCCTATATTTTTACTCCGTAAGACATTAGAATTAGTAATAACTTCCATTCTTACGCGAGGGTCTGTTAACTGTACGTAAATACCTGTGCGTATAGTTTCTAAGGATTTACTAGAAACTACTATATCTTTGGGATTGGCACTTCTTAAATAGTAAACAGAATCGAATGGAGACTCTTGGATAAGTCCCCACTCTATATTATATTTTTTACTTATTTCTTGTGCTAAACTAGATATTTCATATAAAACTACCAGTTGTTCACCATCTCGCATAGCGTCTCCCATACTTCTTGACCATCTTTAGCTGCCTGAACTACAGATTTATTATATTTTTTTAATGAAATAAGTTGTTCGTTCTGAAGTAGTTTATCCTTACTTTGATTAATATTTTGAATGTATTTAGATTTTCCTTTAAGAGGTAGGTCACTTAATAAAGCAGTTAAAGATTCATACTCCTTAGCTAACTGTTGTGCTCTTTTAGGTCCTACACCTTCCACTCCTATAATATTATCGCTTTTATCACCCTCTAAAATACGAGAGAATAGGTATTGAGTAGGTTCTAGTTCATAAGTCTCATAGAAACTTCCTAAGTCAATTTCTTTTCGTGAAAATATATTGAAGATACTTACCTTATCAGATAGTAGTTGATACATATCTCGGTCACTTGTTACGATCCAAGTATGTTCGTATCTATCAGATAAATTCATAACTAAGAAAGTTATAATATCATCCGCCTCTAATCCTCTAAATTTTAGAGATTGATAAGGTAACATTTCTGGGATATCATTGAGACAGGCAAAAAACTCTTCGTAATGTTTTTGTTCTTCTTCCTCTTTAGGTTTAGATCTATTTCCTTTGTAAGAATCAAGCAAATCCATTCTATAATAACTTTTACCAAAATCAAAACATACAATAGTTTTTTCTGCATTATAACTTCCTGATAAGCTTTCTAGTGTTCGGAGATAATCATCTTGAAAAGAATTGTAGTTTTTACGGTGTAACCAACGGTAGGCTAGATTATTACCGTCAATAAGAAGTAGAGACTTAGGCTGAGATTTAATGTTCTCAACCTCCGCTAAGTCATCCCAAGTTTTTGTATTCATTTTTATTTCTTTCTGTTTTAAGTTATAATATATTATATAACAATTTCAGTCATTTAGCAATCTTTTTGTAAACTTTTAACCAGTCTTGGAGTAATCCCATTTTAAAGTTACAATCAAAGACTTGACAGTGAATTTGATTCTCTAACTCTATCTCATCATTCCAACAAATATAATCTTTAGAACGATTCCACCTGTAAATAACAAGAGGTTTCTTTTTCATGACTTCTGCCTCTCTAACAGCTTGTCTCCAAAAGTTTAATAAATCAGAAGATGTAGCGGTTAAAAGTCCGTTCCAGTTTACTTCTGCATAGTGTTTACATTCTATACAATAAGGCCAAGCAGCTGTGTCATGGGGAGTCCATAGATCACCTTTTAGGTATTCAATAGCACCACTGAGAGGCATACGTTTAAATTCTATTTTAAGCTCTTTTGTTAATAAATCTCTAATCTTAGCCTCATAAGCAGAGCCTTTTATTTTACTACGGCTAGCCAACGTTCATTCCATGATTCTCAATGTAATTTTGTAGGTCTGTATACCCTCCTACATATTTACCCCACATGAATATTTGAGGTACAGTTTTAGCATCCGGCACTATTTCTAGTAACTGTTCTTTTGTCCAACCATCTCCTAATTTTCTTTCTTCATAAGGAATGCTTCTTGACTCTAATTCATACTTTGCTTTTTGACAAAAAATGCAATCGTCTTTTGACCATATAATATTTTTACTCATAGTTTAAATCCTTCAAAGGTATTTTTATTAATGTCTTGTTTAATTCCTCCTACTATGTAGGATTCAATTTCTGTCTCTTGAGGAGCATTTTGAAGTTCTCTTGAATTTAACCAATGTTGTGTCCAAGGAAGTGGGTTATTATTAGTTTTCTGACTAAATATTGCTTCTAATCCAATAGCTTTCATACGTTTATTGGCAACCCACTCTACATAATCTGATAAAAGTTTTGCGTTTAGTCCTACCATTGAACCATGTTCAAAAAGATACTCAGCCCAACGTTTTTCTTCCGCAACTGCATCTTTATACATCTGATAAACAGTAGGAGTGCATTCTTTAATAACTTCTCGCATCTCTGAATCACCTTCAGCAGCACGATAGTTTTTAATAATATGCTGAGTAATAGCAAGGTGCTGAGATTCATCTCTAGCAATCAGCGAAATAATTTTAGCACTACCTTCCATCAGTTTTAGTTCGCCAAAGGCAAAAGTACAAGCAAAACTTACATAAAATCTAATTCCTTCTAGTATATTAACATTAATTAAAGCTAACCAGAGCCTCTTTTTAAGTTCTCTAGTATCATTTACTAATCCAAGCTTAAAACGGTTTCCATACTCAATAAAATCATCGTAGGTTTTAGTTACGCTTTCAGCTCTTTCAATAATCATAGGGTCATCTAGAATAGTATCAAATACTTCACTAGGATTAGAATACACATTTTTCATTATATGCGTATATGAACGACTATGGATAGTCTCAAAAAAGTCCCAAGTAATCATACAAGCTTCTAGTTCTGGAAGAGTACAGAAAGGTATAAAAGCTAGCGCAGGTCCTCTACCTTGAACAGAATCTAACAGCGTTTGATATTTTAGATTAGAAGTAAAAATAAATTTTTGTTCTTCTCTAAGTTCATTATAATCATTACGATCTTTTTGAAGAGATACTTCTTCTGGGCGCCAAAAATATCCAAGCTGACTTTGCGTTAGCTTATCAAAAATTGGATACTTAAAAGCATCGTATCTTTGAGAATTTAACTCTTCTCCAAAGAACATAGGCTGTTTAGTAAAATCTATTTTATTCTTATTAAAAACTGTTGTCATTATTTAGCCACCTATTTATTTCTTTAATACATGTTTCTATTAAAGAATTTATATCTTTATTATTATACACTGCTGTTTCATAAATGTCATCAATATTATTCCAGTAACTTCTACTATCTGACGAAAAATCGTAACCTTCTCGCTTTACTCTTATTAGTAAACAATTTTTTACTCCAAAATCTTCTACTAAAGTATGGGCTTCTTCATAGAATCCGCTATCACTAATAAAAAAAATTTCATTATTAGAGTGTTTTATTCTATTAGATGCTATTCTACCAAATACATCTTTACCGAATATTGGTTTAGCCCAATACTCAGATAAAGAGATCTGCACCTCTCTCCAAGTTTTGCCTAATAAAATTTCGAGAGGAAACTCTTTATGATTTTCTAGGGCACTTACATAGTCATCGGAAATACCAAAAAACTTAGGCAAAGAAGATTTTAAAGACTCTGAAAACTTAATATTTTCTGATTTTTCATAATGAGATAGGAGACCGTTAGATGCAGTATCTTTACCACATCTAGGAGGTCCGTTAAAAAATATTATCTTTTTCATATAGTGCAGCTTTCACAATCTTCTGGGTCTTCTAATTTTGGTAAATCTGTTTCATCATGCCAGCCAATATTATGTTTTGGCTCTTCATCTTCGTCTTTCTTAGCATCATAAGTATTTTGATAATAAGAAGTTTTCCACCCTAGTTTATAAGTATTTAATAAATCTTTAGCCATTACAGATAACGGAACCTCATTATCTTCATAATTTTCTGGATTATAACTCCAGTTTCCACTAATAGCTTGATCAAAGAATTTTTGCATTACGGCTACAATGTTAATATATCCATCATTACTTGGCATATCCCATAATAGGGTATAATAGTTTCTATAATGATAGTATCCAGGAACAATCTGTTTCAGAGGTCCTTTTTTAGATTTCTTAACAGATAGGTATCCTCGTGGAGGCTCAATACCGTTAGTAGCGTTTGACACAACAGAAGAAGATTCTGAAGGCATTTGTGCTGTAAGAGTAGAGTGTCTCATTCCATGCCTACAAATTTCTTCTCTCAATCTTTCCCAATCATACTTTAAAGAGGGGTCACGAATAAGAGCGTCAACTTCCTTCTTATATGTATCAATAGGTAAAATACCATCATAATACTTTGTACGATTAAAATACTCACAAGCTCCTTTTTCTTTAGCAAGATTCACAGAAGCCTTAATTAAGTAATATTGAAATGCTTCTGTAGTATCATGCATAAGCTGCCAAGCTTCTGGAGAATCATATTTTACTTTATTCTTAGCTAAGTAATGTGCTACTCCGATATATCCTACACCTAATGAACGTCTAGCTTTTGTAGACTTTTCTGCAGCATCGACTGGGTATCCTTGAAAATCTATTAGTTCGTCTAACGCACGAACTGCTATATCAGCAAGTTCTTCCATTTCATCTAGCTTACTAATTTTACCTAAGTTTAGAGCACTTAAGATACAAAGAGCAATTTCTCCATTCTTATCATCAATGTGTTGAATCGGTTTCGTAGGTAACGTAATTTCTTGGCACAGATTAGACATATATACTTTGTCTTTAAAAGATGAGTGAGAATTACAATGATCTAGATTCATAATATAGATACGACCAGTTTCTGCTCTTTCTTTTAATAATGCCATAAATATATCTTGAGCTTTAACTTTCTTTTTAGGAATTGAATAAGCGCGTTCATATTTTTCATAAAGTTCATCAAACTTATCAGTGCCAAAAGCCTCATATAGACCAGGAACATCGTGAGGAGAAAATAAAGAGATTTGTTTATCCTCAATAAAACGTTCATAAAATAACTTAGAAATTTGAATAGAGTAGTCTAACTTACGAACACGATTATCTTCAGTTCCTTTATTGTTTTTTAGTACCAGAATGTCTTCGATTTCTCTGTGCCAAATAGGAAAATGTACTGTCGCAGAGCCTCCGCGTACACCGTTTTGAGTACAACAACGAACTGTACTTTCAAATTTCTTAAGGAAAGGAATGACCCCTGTATGTTGTACTTCTCCGTCTCTAATTTTCGAATTGATCGCTCTAATTCTTCCAGAGTTGATACCAATTCCAGCTCTTTGTGCTGTATAGTATCCGATAGCCATATCAGAACTAAATATGGACTGAAGAGTATCATCAGCATCAACGAGAACACAAGAAGCAAACTGCCTGATAGGAGTGCGAACGCCTGCCATAACAGGAGTTGGGATATTAATTTTAAATGTAGAAATAGCATCATAGTATTTTTTAACATAGGATAATCTAGTCTCTTTCGGATATTGTGCAAACATAGTTGCAGCAATCATAATATACATAAATTGTGGAGTTTCATATATCTGACCGCTAGAACGATCTTGTACTAAATATTTATCTACTACTTGTCGTAGTCCAGCATATGTAAAGTCGAAGTCACGTTGATGTTTAACATAAGAATCAAGTTTTTCAATCTCTTTTGCAGAGTACCACTCTAGTATAGTACTATCATAGACACCATGCTTAATATTTCTATTAATCATTTCTGATAAAGAAATATATTCAAACTGACCCATTACTTCTTTTCTAAGCGCAAAAAGAAGTAGTCTGGCAGCTGCAAACTGATAGTTTGGTGTGTCTAAAGAAATTAGATCAGCAGCACTTTTAACTAAAATATCTTGAATATCTTTAGTTGTAATACCATCAAAAATTTGAATACCAGAATTCATTTCAATCTGTGACGCAGAAACTCCACTTAATCCATCACAGGCTTCAAAAGTCATCTTATGTAACTTTTCTAGATTAAGAGACTCTTTATTACCATCTCTTTTTATTACCTCTATGTTTGACACTATATTTTTCTCCTATTCTATGTGACTTACATTATTTTCTTTTAATATTGAAACTTTTTCTATTAGAGGATGTGTAAAATCATGAGATATCAAAAACACATTTAAGTTCTCTTCCTCTTGTAAAATATCAATAAGTTTTTCCTTACCGGCATCATCTAAAACACCAGTTATTTCATCTAAGAACAGCAAATTGATATAATTTCCGCCTATTTTAGATAGTAGGCTTCTTATAGAAAGAAGAATAGCAGTTTGTATTCTACTAAACTCTCCTCCAGAGACGGTTTCTATAGGAGTCTCTTTTCCATCATTAACTACAACAATATTTAGTTTTTCGCCTTCTAGTCTGAAAACTACTTGAAATTTACCATCAGATAATTCTGATAAATATCTATTAATAGTATCTTCAAGTTCTTTTGTTAGATTTTCAAGTTTGAACGCTACAATACCTGTTGTGCTAAATGCTTTTCTTAAAATTGTTATATTTTTAATTTTTGAAGTTAAAGAAATTATATCATTATTTAACAGCTGTTGTCTAACTAAAAATTGTCGTTTTTGTTCCTGCAGGGCTTCCAATTTAGTATTATGAATCTTAACTTGTTCATTATGTTCCATAGCAAAGTCTCTTTCTTTTTCTTGTTCAAAAAGAGTTTTTGACAATTTCTTTGCTTCTGTTTCTATTTGAGTATAGTCTGGATATTCTACAGGTAGAGATGAATCAATAATTTGAGTTAGATTCTCAAACTTGTCAATTGCAGCTAAGTTTCTGCTATATTCTTTATCAAGTTTAAGATAGTCATCTAATGTTTTTTGTAATTCTTGTAACTTTTGTTCTTCAATTTCTAGTTCTTTTTTAGAAGAGAATAAATCTTCTTCAAGATTAGCCTTCATAAGCATTGAATGCGTATTGTCGATTTGCTGTCCGCACACATAACATTTATCGGCTGTATCTATGTCCTTAAGTTGTTTATTTACGTTAGAGATATGATTTTTTCTCTTTGATACATCATTTTTTGCGGTTTCTAACTCGTCAGAAAGCGTCTCATTTATTTTGGGAGATTTTAATGACACATCAAATTTTAAAGAATCTCTATCCTCAATTAAGGAATTATTTCTATCAATCTTTTTACATTGATCTTCGTAATCTTCTAGTTCGTTTTTTAGTCTAGCAATACTTTGACGTAATCTATCATCTACTTCTGGTACTTCAATTAAGTTTTTTGCTCTTCCTATTTGAGTCTCTTCTAAGAAAGCTTTAACAGTTTTCATTTCACCATTTTTACCAGCAAGATCTTTTTCTAGGGAAGATAGCGATACTTTAAGAGCATCTCCTATTCCTATATATTTTTCTAATCCAAAGAGGTTAATTAAGAATTTTTTACGGTTTGTATCAGTTGCCTTAATAAAGTCTAGTAAGTCTGTTGAGCTTTGATATGTTAATTGAGAAAATACTTCAAAGTCCATTCCTAAAATAGAAGCTATTTTTTTGTAGGTATCAGGGACTTTGTGATCTGAAATATCCGTTCCATTTTCATAAAGAGCAACCTTAGAAGAGGCTCCTACTCTTTTAACGTCTATTTTATAAGATTTAGCATTTACTTTAAATTCAATAGATCCGTTCCATTCTTTTACATTAGAGTATCTATTTAAAATATCACCTTTTTTAATATTCTTAATATTTTTAGAAAATAGCAGTTCTTGTATGATTAATGCAATAGTAGATTTACCGCTTCCATTAGGAGCAGTAAGTTGTGTAATTTTATTGCTATTTATTGATAATTCATTATCATTTCCATAGCTAAACATATTATTAAATTTTAATGATTCTAATGTTATTTCCATGTTAAAAATACCTGTTCATATGTATCACTTCCTAGTAATACAGGAGTGTCTAATAGTGTTTTATATTTATCTTGAATATGCCCTAATACTTCCCATCCAGTTCTTTTTGTTCTCTTTTTTAGATTAGGATAACAGTTATATATAAAAGTATTATCTTTATCTCCAGGCTGCCTTGGGTCGTAGTTTATTAGATAGTGCATAAAAATAGGTTCTAAACTTGTAAAAGTAAAAAAATTATTATCAGTATTTATTGCATACTTTACCAAGTTTGGTGAGTCTTCCCACCATCCTATACCTTTTAAACAAAAGTCAGGGTTATGTCCAGAAAAAATAAGAATATCTTTTTCATCCATAAATTCAAAAAGATATGTTAAGGCAACTTGACTCAAAGAATTAGTAAACTGTCCAAACTCTACTGCTTTTGGTATTACATTATTTACAAAATCAGTTAAATCTAAATCTATAAAATTATAGTTTATACTTCTTTGTTGACAAAAATGTTTTACATATATTAAGTCATGTGCATTTTGTGCTTCGAATAGCGATAAGCTGACAGCTTCAAAGGGTACACCTAATTGAAAAAAAGTTTCAGCAGTGATTTCAGAATCAATGCCGCCACTCATAGCTATATAATAGTTATATTTAGGATACTTTTCTACAAATTTTTCTACAAGAGTAAATAAATCATGTCTTATTGTAGGTCCATATCTTTTATATCTAGGACAAGTTACTTTTGCTTGAGAGTATGGAGTTGGTCGCCACCAGTTTCTATCATCATATTCCCAATATACTCTATTAAGTTCCAACATTTATATTTAAGTCTTGAAAGTCTTTTATAATTTCTTCTGTATTTGAAATTTTTGTGTATTCTAAATATGCTCTAAGTTCTTCAATAAGACTCATATTTTTTAAGTCTAGTTTTGAGTTTTCAGTTGGCTTTAGAGCAATCTTTTTATCAAGTAGTTCTGAGTTTTGTACTTTAGCAAGTTGATCTACTGAACCAGTTACTTCATATATTACATGATTAAAATTATCAGGAACCATTTCTTCTCCTACTTGTAGAGTCTTTCTTACTAGCTTTGGAAGTTTTAGTGGTAGAAAAGATACTTCATAATCATCAATAGATCTAAAATCAATAGAGTTAACTCCATAGTCTCTAGAGTCATCTCTATCAAAACTTACATTCATCGGAGAACCACTATACCAAGCAGGATAATCCAAGTAACGATGAGCAAAATGTATGTCACCAAGAAGTATGAGTTTCCAGGGACGAAGCTTTTCAAAATCATATTCAGCCGTGATATGGGGCGGTACTTCTCCACGAATATGAGTAACAAGAATTTCATCTCCCTCAAAATCCAGAAGATTTTCTTTTTGCATTTCTCCATAGGGATAGAAATATACGCTTTGACCCCGTATAGTTTCACGTTGATTTTTTGTAATAAGAACCACGTTTGGATTCGTAATAGCATGTTGTTCATGGAAATGTTCAAGGAATGTTTCGCCTTTCTTCGTAGCTTCATGGTTTCCTGGGATAATATAGGTTGGAATTTTTACTGCATTTGCGAATCTAAGAAATAAACAAATTTCATCTGGTTCAGGTTTTCTATCAAAAATATCACCAGATAAGAAGTGAACATCATGTGTTTCTTCTAATTTATGAATCTCTTCAAAGAAAAGTCTGAAACGATTCGCACTCCAACTAGCGGGAACTTTTTTCTTATGTAGGTTAATATGCCAGTCGGCACTGTGTAAAATTTTCAATCTAGCTTCTCCAAAAATTTAAGGATAGTGTATTTTACTACACTATCCCATAATTGTCCAGAACTATTTAAATTTAAATTCTAGTAACCGTTAGGTACAATTACATAATGAATTAATAGTACAATGCCTACTGAAGCACCAAGACCAATCATCATTTTCATAAAATCACGAGTGACTAAAGGAAAGATTTGTTTCATCTTAGTATTATATACAGAAGCAATTGCTAGTTCTCGTCCTGTCAGTAGACCAACGAATACCCATGTGGTTGACATTGGAATATTATTGAGTTCTTTGAAGAAGTAGAGAATAACAAAATACGCTAAATCAATTAACGTAGCTGATCTAATATATCGTGTTGTAGATTTTTCTAACACAATATTTTGAATCTTACCTCCACGTTCCATAAACATCCATCCTAGTCCTGCGACAAAGATGATTGAAATGATAATCATTAAATCCCATGGAACTTGTCTGGGAAGAAACACTGCAATGTTTGCCATATCATGTGATAACCAAGTCCACCAAAGTAGACCAGTAGTTACCCACTGTGCTACACGCCAGTATGGGCGACTCCAGTGATCACCGATAGGCTTCTTTTCATTAATTAATCGAGCAATGATATGCCAAAGTGCGTAGGCAGTGACAGCTGCTACAGCATATCCCATGATAGATTTCATCAACATCTTTTCTAACACAAAGGTTGATGCAAATGCAGAGAGAACGAGGAAGGAAGTAGAGACAGGGACACCCACACGAGTTAGAAGTAGAAGGATTGCTGGAGCAGCTGCATGATACCATTGAACCTCTTGGAAAGGTATCTTAGTTAGGCGACCATATGAAATGTCGCCTCCATTGATATACCAACCGAACCATAGCGCCCAAAGCAAAACCGCCGAAGAGGCGGTCCATAAAACTGTCCAGTGGAATCGTTCGTTATTTGATGCAATCCAAGTTCCAAGCGTTTGGACTGAATCGTTTGCTATAACACTATATGCGGCCATGAGAAATCCGATCGCCATCCAAATAGTTACTGCATCCATTTTTAGTCTCTCTTTCTATATTGAGGTTTGAGACAACACCAGGTTTTTTGATCTTCTTTAAATATATAGGCAAAGGGAGAATCAACTCCCCAGGGAAGATTAATCGTCTCTATTTTTAATCTACGAGATAGATCTTTAATCTCTATCTCAGGTTCCTCTTGTAGCATCTCTACTATAGCATCTGTGAGTTCTTCTGCAAGTTCATCACTTAATTTAGCAGAAAACATCACTCTTTTCATAGTTCTACCTGATGAACTTTAATCTTACACTGTTTTAAAAAATCTATTCCATCTGTGAGTCTATAGCTATGAGAGTAGTATACTTCACAGATACCAGCTTGATACAAAAGTTTTGCACAATCTAAACAAGGAGCGTGGGTAATAAAAGCTACAGCTCCTTCTCCACTCTCAGGTGATCGTGCTAGTTTAGCTATAGCATTAGATTCTGCATGTAGTACTTCTGGTTTTGTTTTTAGTATAGGCTCTACTAATTGCTTGCCACCTTGAAAAAATACAGTGTCTTCGCAACAGTTGTTCCAACCACTTGGCATACCGTTGTATCCGATGCTAATAATACGATCTTCTTTTACAATAACACAGCCGACCTGAAGACGGACGGCTGTGGAACACTCTGCATAGTTAAAAGCAGATTTCATATGAGCATGAATATGTTTTAGTTTCATTATAAATATATCACAGTTTTGTTACAGTTTTATGACAGCGTTGCACCAGAAAGAGCAACGATAAAATTTTAATTTTATATACTTGCCGAAAGGCAAAAAGTATGCTATTCTATGTGCATAATTAGTGAATAAATACCACCGCAGGTGAACAGCTGTTGGACAGCGCTGACCTAAGATGTTCATTCACGTTGTCTCGGAGAGACACAGCCGGGCGCACGGAGTGCGCTACTTTCCTAAGACGTCACACTTGCGTCTTGATTTTGACTAACTTCTGAGCCTCTAGTGCTGTATCTAAATTATTAGACAGTAACACTCCTACTCTTCTATTAGGTTTTGTACTTGGTTTTCCAAAGATTCTAATATCACATCCCAGTTCCAATGCTTCTTCAATACCTTCTAGATCATAAACTAACCCTGATTTAGTATCAGATGGAATATTAATAGTAGCACTTGCCCATTTATTTTTATTAGGTCTAACTTTAATTTCTGGTATAGGAAGTCCAGTAAATGCCCTAACATGTAGATCAAATTCTGATAATTCTTGAGATATCATAGTGATCATACCTGTATCGTGTGGACGAGGACTTAATTCACTAAATATAACTTCTGGTCTATCTGAAGAAGTTATTACAAAAAACTCTACTCCAAATATGCCAGAACCTCCTAAATCGTCTGTTATAGTTTTTGCAATTTGTCTAGCATCTGATTCAATAATATGTCCTGTAAAAGTTTCTTCTGTAGCAGGTTGCCAGCTATGTTTATAATCACCACTTTCTTGGTGGTGCCCAATAGGAGGACAAAATAAAGTAGGACCATTTTGTTGTTTAATTGTGAGAAGAGTGATTTCATAATCAAATTTAATAAACTCTTCTATGATTACTTTTTCTCTGTCTCCTCTCATATTATCCACAGCATATTGCCAAGAAGAAGCTAGGTCTTCTACAGAGTTTGCTATCGACTGTCCCTTACCACTCGAACTCATTACTGGTTTTATTACACAAGGGTATCCAATTTCATCTGCAATAGAATATAAAGAAGCTAAAGACTCTGCATAAGAAAATCGGGCAGTACGAATGCCTAGCTCCGCTGCCCGATCTCTAATTTTATCACGATTCATTGTAAGGTTTACAGCTTTAGCAGAGGGTACTACTGTGTATCCTTCTGCTTCTTTCTTTAGTAAAACTTCTGTAGCAATAGCCTCTATTTCAGGAACAATATAATCAGGTTTATATTTATCTATAACACGTTCAAGTTGTTTTGCATCAAGCATATCAAAAGTAACATCATGATCTGCTACTGACATAGCAGGTGCTCCGAAGTAGTTATCGCAAGCTACTACATGCATTCCTAGTCTTTTAGCACTAATAACAACTTCTTTACCTAATTCACCACTTCCTAATAGTAGAATACGTTTCACTGATTACCTCTTCATATTAATAATTTTACCTAAATCACCTTCAAAAGTATATGATCCTACGTGATTTAGTTTAGTATTAGGGTCCATCCAAATTTCTCCTCCCATCTTTTGCCAAAGACGACAGAAAGTATAATCTTCTGATAGATAACGATTGTCACCATTTTCATCTTCATCAATCATTGTATCAAAAAATGCATAGCAATATTTTTGTAGTTTAGGGTCAATATTACTATCATTCTTATAATGAAGGTGTGGATATTCAACCATCATTTTTTCGAAAACTTCACGTTTAATACAGAAGAATCCTGTAGATGCGTCCCAAACTTCTACTGCCCCGTTTTCTACTCTGATTTGTTGTTTTACAGGATCAATATACTTGAAATTCATAGCATATTGAATTGGTAGAGCTTTTTTAGGATATGCTGCTGCGATAATAGGCTTATCCATAGCTAACATTCTAATAATTGCGTCTTGTTCAAATTCTATATCAGCATCAATAAAAAATAGGTGACTAGCACCAGAATCTAAAAACATTGCAGTAAGAATGTTTCTAGCTCGTGTAACAAGGCTTTCGTTTCTAAGGGTTGTTAGTCGGAAGGTAATATTATGCCTTACTAATTCTTGAGATGCTTTAAAAATACTTAAAAAGTACTGGTCTGTAATCATACCACCATAGCAAGGTGTAGCAAAAAATACAGAACAGGTTTCTCTTAGTTTTTGTAGGTCAACTTGTGTCTGACCTTCTGGGCCTACTAATAAGGCCCCAGTAGGAGCAGAATTTTCCTCTGCTTCTACTGTAGTAAAATCACTTAGTGACTTTTTTGCCATTTAGTCGAGATCCTCTACTGCTTCTGGCTTAAATTCATCAGAAGCTTCTTCAGCAAAATAAGCCGTATTTTGAAGAAGCCACTGTTTTTGCTCTTCATAAGATTGACGCTTGTAAATCTTATCAAGTTCAAAAAGCTCTAGGCCCTTATCTGAATCTGTAAGAGCAGAATTATTACGAGCAGGAATTACAGAATATTTAACATTCTGTGGTAGAGGTCCTGTCTTTTCCTTCTTAATAGTAATATCATATCCTGTACTATCATCTGCTGGATTACCGTAATCAGGATTTGTAGCATAGTCTACAATCTGCTTGTAAATCGTAGAGCGAAGATCAAAAATCTTAATCTTATTGTCTGCACGATCAATTACATTACAAACATACGCAAATTGGGGTTTATCAGCATAAATCTCTTCGTCAATTTCTGTCATTGGGTCTTTATTTGACTCATTAAAAGTTTCCTTCTGACGATCAAAACGTAAGCACTCAACAGGCATCTTTTTGCCTTCTGTGGTTACTACCCAATATACATAACGAGGCATAACTTCTCCAATTAGTCGAATCTTTGTTTCTCCGACTGGGAGAGTTAGTCTCTCAATTTCTCGGCGTTGTCCGCCACCGCCACCTCCGGCGTTTCCTTTAGCTTTGTCCCATGATACCATAATAGTGTTTCCTTTCTTGTTGAACTATGTTCTTTGTGTGTAGGTATTTTCTAAGATAAAATTTATCTTATCTTTGTCAATACTTATAAATGGGTTACTTTTTATACCATCTATTTCTTTTAACTTAAAAAAGTCTCTGTTAATAAATGGGTTTTTATCATCATTTCTTCTGTGCGAAAGCAACCATAAGTATTGTATTTTATGTGTTACTGGTGTAACAGTTTTGAGAAATGATGGATTTCTAAAATAGCTTTGAGGTTCTTCAACTCTATAATTATTAAAGATTTCAAAACTTCTATTTGTTATTAAACTAGAATTTAACCAGTTTGGTATTCTATGAACATATAGTTTTTTTACTAATTCTAACGAGCTATTTGCAATTTTCTTATTATATCCAAAAGTAGAAGCATATGTCAATACGATTATTGAATCGTAATCCTTTTTGGATTTTTTAAGCAACTCATACCAGTTAAAGTAAAAACTCATAGAGAGTACCCTCTTTGTATATACCAGTTTCTTCTATTAGTTTGTTGTTTTTGTACTATCGGTCCTGTTAACCAAAAATCACAAATAAGAGGACGTTTCTTTTCGGGATGTTCTCTAATAATTCTACCAATTCTTTGTTCCAGTTTTATGGGATTATTAGAAGGAAATACTAAAAATAAAGTATCAAGTCTATGACAGCTAATGCCTTCATCAAATAACTTAGTTGTTAAAACTACTTTATACTTTGTACCTACGTTATCTAATATTTCTTTACGTTGTTCTTCCCCAGTTTCTCCAATTAAAAGAACTGATTCAGGTATAATTTTATTTAACTCACGAAGCCAATCTAGACGTTCTCCTAAAATGAGTATACAGCGACCTCCACTCACTTTTGATATGGCTTTTTCAGCTACCAGCCGGCGCAATTGTGAATTTTTTGCTAGAGAGTTAGTTTGCCTACTCCAATCTCGTTTTGGGTCAACCACATTAAATCTAATAGCTGTTTGGTATATTTCAACTTTTGGAGTTGCAAGAACTCGTGGGTCATACGCATATGACTTAAATGTGGTAAAATAGTCGTCTAAAACTATATGTTTTCCATCTTTTCTACGAGGAGTAGCTGTAATAGCTATTTTTGCTCTACAATTTATAGCATTTACTGCTTGAGAGAACATATCTGCAGGACATAAATGAGCTTCGTCAACCATTAGAAGACCAAACTTATCATGTAGTTGAGGAATATTGTTCAATACACTTTTATAAATGCCTACTGTAATGTCTTGAATATCTAAAAGACCGTCTCCAACTCGACCAATTTTTATTCCTGGTATTTGTTTTTCTAACTCTTCAATCCATTGTCTAAAAAGTAGCTTTGTGTGAACTAAAATTAAAGTGGGTTTGTTAGCACGGGCTAAAAGATTGCATCCTACATAGGTTTTACCCCAGCCGCAAGGTGCTTGGAATAGTCCACTACGCACCCTGTCCTTGATTTGGAAGAAAGCATCTACCATATCTTGCTGTTCTTCTCTTAATTGCCCTTTAAATTCAAATTTTTTCTCAGAATCTTCAAAATTTCTTAAGTCTTCAACAGTTTCTATATCTAATTTAGCATAAGAATTGCTAGGAACAGTATATATTCCAGTATCTTCGTCATATTCATAGGTATAGTGAAAATCATCAACAATTTGATATGTATATGCTTGTTCAAAAGCAGAAATATCTTGAATATCTTCTTCTTTTATGTATATTTTATCTGTAATTGTTGCTGATTTTATGTTAATTTTGTTCATAGTCTCTCATAAAGTATTGCCATTCTGACATAAAGCCCATTTGACATTTGCTCAAAGTATTTTGCTCTTGGATCGCTATCAAACCACTGAGGAATTTCTTCATTTCTAGGAAATGGGTGCATAACTATACATTTTTCTGGTAATTTATCAATATGTTCTTTTGTTAATTCATAACTACCAGAGCTTCCTCGCTCTTTTTGTACTCTTGTTAAGTAATATATGTCTGATTCTGGTATATTATCAACAGAATAATCATCACAATAGTAAACTTCAGCGCATTTTTCTAAAACCTTACCTAAAGAATGCACTGTTCTGCTATTTTTATTATCTCCAACGAACGCGATTTTTAAATCTTCTATTTTTCCAAAGTTTTTATATATAGTATATAGGTCTAATAGTGTTTGTGTCGGGTGTTCTCCTGCTCCGTCACCAGCATTTATAATTGGAACTGGAGAAATATTAGCTGCACGCTTTGCTGCTCCAATTTCCGGGTGCCTAAGTACTATAATTTGACTATAACAGGCTAAAGTCCTTATAGTGTCTTCTAAAGTTTCTCCTTTTGCTACGCTTGAGTAGTTAACGTTGTTAATAGAGATAACATCAGCCCCGACTTTTTTAGCAGCCGCGTAAAAACTAGAGCTTGTTCTAGTGGAAGGCTCATAAAATAAATTTGCGACTATTTTATTACTAGTATGAGGCATAAATCTATTTTTTCTAAACTCATCTACAGTTATAAAAAACCTGTTAAAAGTATTTATGCTCCAATTATTTAGTGTAATCAAGTGGTTTATTGTCATATTTTTTCATACCATTCTTTCAATAAAGGAACTTCTTCTATAAAAGATTTATTTCTAATCCTATCTTTCTTTTTTGTGTGTTCTTTAAATTTTTTATTATTTTCTATCCTATACTTCTCTGGAACCTCATTTAATAAAGGTACTAGTATATTATTTTTTATTTCTAATTGTAAATCTTCTGGAATATTTTTTAATTGTTTATATTCTTCAATAATTAATTTCTTTTCTAACTTTGGTAGTGTAATTGCGTCTAGCCAAAGATCACTTACGTAGAAAAACCTTATTTTAGTATCATGTTTAACACACCAGTTAATTAATTTTGTAATATTACTAATATTATAGATTGATACGCAGCAATGTATAAAATTTATATAATTTTTAAAATAAAGTAGATTTTCTTCTATTATCTCCCATTTACTTCCATATCTCTGATATTCTTGAATGTTACCAAACCCATCAACCGACGGGGATACCCATACTTGTTTATATTTTTTCCATAAATCTACAAAATTATAACCTTTATAACTAGAAGTTGTAACATTAGAATTATATATTAACATCAAATCAGGGTTAACTTTATGAGCATGTAGTAGAAAATGCAAATGATCCTCTGATAAAAAAGGCTCACCTCCACTTATACATGCTATTTCTAATTTAGGAAGTATATTATTGTAAAAATCTTCTTTTAAAACATTATTATCAAACGCATTAACTATGTTTGTTTTACCAGTTTCTTCTTGTCCAATTGCTGAGGAATGGTATTTACTACACATTAGACATTTCAAATTACATTTATTAGAAAACTTTATATGTGCATAGTTTATAGAGTCTTTTATCTCATTAAGTTCTCTATTTGACCAAGTTCCTCTGTTTTCGTGTATCCAGCATCTAAAACACGAGGTACTTTTAACTCCTGTAGTAAGGTCTTTTTTTAAATCTTTTAGAAAATCGCTGTTTAAATAGTTATTTATAGATTGATAAGGCTTACCATACATGGTACAACAAGGGCTAATACCTCCATATATATCAATATTAATTTCATTAAAAGGACGAGAGCAAAAAGTGTCTTTGTTTATATCCATATCTTATCTTTAGTGCCTTTTTCATCAGAAAAACCTAAAAAATACCAATTTCTGTTAATATATGTTAGTTTTCCATAATAGTATTTGTAATCTTCAGCAATTTTTTCTATATTCTCTAAATCTAAGGTAAAAGGGTAGCTTATTTTATCAAACCAAAAGTGTTTATTTCTATTTTTGACTATTTTTCGCTCAGAATATTTAAATTGTTCTTTTACATCAAAATATCTAATGTTTCCTAGCTCATCAATTCCTACTTTACAATCAGATTTTAATAATTCTTCCATATTTCTAATAGTATAGTCAAATTTTAGTCTTTGATACTTTTTTCTAGAGTCTAACTCTATTAATCTACTTAAATAAGATGGATTATTAATAGATTTATCATCTACGATATATTTTTGTCCATTTATTGTAGTAAATATTTCATTAATAGTAAAATTAAAGTCTACAACAGTTTTTAACCCGAAAATAGGAAAATTTAACTTACTGAACTTGTTCATTTTGTCTATGGATAAAAGTGATACCACTTAAATGATCAAGCTCATGTTGGTAACATCTCGCTTCTATACCTTCCATTTTTTCAGTTATTCTTTTTCCTCTAATATCAGTATATTCTGCAATAATTTTAGAAGGACGCCACAGGTTAACGAACATATTAGGAAAGCTAACACATCCTTCTTTCATTTCTACCACATCGTCTGACTGCCAAGAAATAGCAGGGTTTAAACAAGTTATGATTCTTCCTTCTTTATACATAATAAAAATAGCCTCGGACCTACCTACTTGAGTAGCCGCTAATCCTATGCCTTTTTCTTTTTTCATAACTTTAATCATTTTATCTCTAAGCATTTTTATACTTAAAGATTCTGGTTTAGCAACATGGTTACAAGTTGCATATAACCTATCATCTGTAGTATCAATTAGATTCATTTAATATGTCCTATATGCTAACAGTCTTTTGTAAGGCAATAAAGTAATACTAACTTTTTTATCTTGATTGCCTCCTAGTACTTTGATAAACTTTTTACCATTAATAATTTCAGTACCTAAATAGAAAGCAACGTGTCCTGTTATTCTACTTCTACCTCTTTTAAAGATAGCTATATCTCCCACTTTTGGTTTTCTAGTTTTTTTACCATATCTTAAATAGCTTCTAGCCATTAAGCTATTAGTGCTTTTATATCCTGCTTTTTTTAAAACAGAGTTCATAAAAGCAGCACACCACTCTACTCTTACAGGGTCTATCTTTAAAAAATTTTTTAAAGATACTCTATTTTTTCTTTCGTGATACCCTAACCAAGATCTAGCTTCGTTCAAAGCTTCATTTGCTTTAATTTGTTTGGGAATTAAAAATAATATTAAGGCTAGTAATATATTTCTCAATAGTCATTCTCTCTTCCCCCCTCAATAATCGTTGAGTTCTCCCCAACTAGGCCCTACTTCGAAGTCCATTCCAATAGGACAGTCTTCAATAGAGCAACCTCTATCAATCTGAATAAACTCTTTTGTCTTAGAAATATATAAGTCAATTAAATCTTCTCTAACTTCTGCAACAATAGAGTCATGTACGACTGTAAAGGGTAGAATATCATTTTGATACTCATTATCATCAATCCACTTAATTAAGTCGATTAAACCAAAAATATTAATATCAGAAGCCACACTCTGAACTAAGAAGTTAACACCAGAACGAATTGCATGTTGTGCTACACCACGATTTGGAGAGCGCGATTCTGGTAATCTACGTTTACGCCCGAAGAAACTATAGATAAAAGCATTATTCTCAATTTGAGAGTTACTATCATCAATATAAGATTTTAGGGCATAGGCTTCTCTAAAATATTTTGCGATAAAAGATTTAGCCTCTGTAGGTGTTACATCGGCAGTTTCTGCAATTTTTGCCGGACCAGCTTGATACATAATACCGAAGGTAATAGCTTTTGCGTGTTGTCTCTTATCTGGGAACGCACTTTTAACTTCGTTCACTTCGCAAGGTAGATTAAAAATCTGCTTTGCAACATAAGAGTGAAAGTCTAGTTTTTCTTTAAACGCTCGTTGTAAGAACTGATCGTTACTTAGTGCGGCTGCAATATAAACTTCTGCGGTTCCAAGGTCTCCTTGAACAATTTTATATCCAGGGCGTGCTTTAAACAGTTTTTTTACATCTTTATTATCTCTTGGAATATTTTGATAATTTAGAACACCAGAACTAGACAGTCGTCCAGAAGTAGTTCCATGAATATTGAATCCGCTACGGAGTCGTAAATCTTGGTCAACACCATTTCTAATACTAGAAATATAGGTATTTAGAAGCTTATTCTTTTCACGAAGATCAAGAATAGCCTGAGATAGTGGATGTTTTAACTCGGCAAGAACTTCTTTATCAACAGACCAAGCACCTGTTGCAGTTTTTTTGGTAGGTTTAAGTTTAATAATCTTAAAGAAAAGTTCTTGTAATTGTTGAGTACTATTTGGATTAAATGTTTTATTATGAAGACGTTCAAAAGTTTTAACATCTTCGTGCAATTCAATCTCAGCTAAACATTCTTCTATATCAATTTTATACTCTTCTTCTATAGAAGATAGCTTATCCATATCAATAGGACCGCCATTATGCTCTAGTCTCATAAGAGCAAGTGTAGCAGGTTTTAGAATCTTATTGTAAAGATAAGAAAACTCTTTATTTTTACTAATTAGTGGATTGAACTTGTTCCACAGTTGATATGTAGCATCGGCATCTTTCTCAGCATATGGAGCGAGAATGTCTGTTGGAATCATACCATAATTAAAGTCTTCTAGTTTGATCTTGTTTTTACGCGCAAAAGTTTTCTTGTACTCATCAAGCTCACGTTCATAGTCTCCAAGATCAGTAAATCTTAGAGCTAGGGGTTTAAGACCGTGTGTACCTACAGATTCTTCTAGACAATAATGCATAAGCATTGTGTCTTCAAAGTCTGGAAACTCAAATCCAAACTCATATTGAAGAAAGTTCATATCAAATTTTGCATTATGAAGGACACATTTACGAGTCTCAAACAGTTTATGAAACCAGTCTTTGTTATTTGTTATTAGATCTGAGTGTATATAATAGCCTTCGTGTGCTTGTGTTGATAAAGCAATACCAATCACATTACCAGTTCTGGGGGATAGGCTTGAAGTTTCAATATCTACAATTAGAGGGTCGGCAGACATAAACTTATCCATTACAGTATCTAATTCTTTTTGTGAGTCTATATACACATAGTTTTTTTCTTGAATATTAGAGTCAATTTCTCCAGATAGAACTTTCTTAAGTTGAATAGTAGCTTTTAGGATTTCATCCTCATATTGAGGTTTGAAAACTGTCATGTTAGGATGAAGAAATGGTAACCATTTCTTCTCAATAAACATACCATTATATTTTGTAATACCAGTTAAACCAGCTACGTATTTTAGAGGTTCTGCACCAACAGGACACACTACTTTATACTCGTCAAGAACTGACAAGTCTAAATCAATATCTTTCTTTAGAATTTTATCTTTAGGTTTTGAGCATAGGAAATGTACATCAAACTCTTCTTCAAAATACTTACTCATAATCTGAGGGTCTTTTTCAGAAGTAGATGCAAAAACAAAAGCTACATTATTTGACATTTTTATATCTATCCTTTGGTAATATCATGTTTAATTCATCTTGTGTTAAGTCGCCTGGGTCTTTACCAGACGGTAGTTTAATAATTTTTGACTGTATAAATCGTCTTTCTAAAAGGTTTGCTATTTTGTTTGCACCAGATACTCCTGCAGCATCTCCATCAAATAGTATCTCAACAAAAGTTGTTCCAATTTTATCAAGAACTTCCAGTTTAGGAGTACTGAAGTTAGTTGCACCAAATACGCATACGGTATTGGTATAACCTTTGTCCCACATATTTAGCATATCAAATAAACCTTCTACTAAGATAAGTTGTGATTTGTTTTTTATCTTATCCAACGGAAAAAGTATATCTGATGATCTAGCTTTAGCAGGACGACGATAATATTTTGGTTTCTCAGATTTTGCAAATCTGTTTCTACCTTCTATAAATCTTATTTTACCAAATTGTGATACAGGAAAGCAAATATAATCTTCTAGCCCAAGCTTCTCAGTAAAGAAAGCTTCAAAATCTTTTAAGGTGGTAGCACTGATATTGCGTACAGTTCCGTTAACAGACCGAGCATCCTCTGGAACTGTCATATTATCTTCAAACATTACTTCATTTAATTTATCGCGTAATTTTTGAATTTTAAAAGGCTGTTTACTATCAAAAGGTATATCGGTATTTATACCAATACTTTGTAGAAAACGACGTTTTGTTCCTTTGAAACCGCAGGACCAACAATGAAATATATCTTTATCTAAGTTATACATCATACTTGGTCTGTTATCTGCATGATTACCAGAAGTGCATTGTAAAACAATTTCTATTGGATTATTAGTTTTTTCATAGTTTAATCCGTGCTGCTCTAAAACATCAATCATGTTCATAGGTCGCGACTCACTTCTGATGATTTTCCGTTCTCATCGTCTCCGTACATTGCTCCACGATGCGGAGCGGCATTAATAGACTGACTTTGAGATGGGTCAATTTTTACACAAGCCCAATCCATATAAACATCAAAACTCATATGCTTACCATTACGAATCTTTGTTGTATGAATCTGTAGCTTATTTTCTTGCGCTCTATCATCTCCTTCTTTTGCTGGAAAGAAAGCGAAACTTCTATCTGCACTATCAAGAATACCTTTAGCAAATCGGGCTTCACCAGTTGCGTCAATCTGATAAGGAGACAGCATTGTAAGATTAAATTTACGACTCATACCTTTTAAAGCTTCTGCTAATACAATTTGTGTTTTCCAGTCTTTAGAGTCGTCATGTTTAATAATATTAATATAATCTACAACAGCCATATTAAATTTATCATATTGATTAGAAAACATATTACAATAATGATCAATACGATTAAGGGTCAGTCCTTCATCATCAATAATAAAAAATCTATTGTCTCGTAAAGGAGGTTTTTCCGACTTTACTCGTTTCTCAAACTTCTTAAAATCTTTTGTAGAATATAATTCTTTGTACCAATCATCAATGACTGAATCTTTAGCATAAAAATTATCAATCTTTGCTTTTACAAGGGATAGTTTTTGATCATTAGATAGTTCATTCTTAAAAATAGATAGAAAAGGAACTCCACTAAGAATACTTAGTAGACGATCATAAACTTCTTTATATCGCATTTCGATTGTAAAAAATGCAATAGTATTACCTTGTAAAAACCTATTTATAGCTAGATTTAAACTTATAATAGATTTACCAGAGCCTCGACGCCCTCCAAGTAATACCAGTTCTTGTAGCGCAAGCCCTCCATTTGCAGAGTCATACTCAGCACTTAATCCAGACGGATGTAATATAAAATCATCAGGATTTGGAAAGAAATCTAGATCTGCAACATCGTAAAGCTCGTCCGTCATTGGAAGAGCCTTATTTAGATTTAATAAATGAGTTTGTAGTTGATCTACTATTTCTACTTTTTCTAGTTCTGATAAATCATTAATAAATTTGTCTAAGAATCCAATAGTTTCTTCTCGGATATAGTAATCCTGTAGTTGCCCGACCAAAAATTCATCTGCAACTTCATCATATTTATTATCTTCATCAAGAATTTGAGTATCAAAATACTCTTGAAGAGAGGATTCTTTCTTTAATACCTGAAACTCATCTAAAGTTGGAATTCTAATATTAGCTTTGTAAAATGTTTGAACTCTATTGAACAAAGCAGAATTAGCCCCTGTGAAGTACACAGGGGTTAATTTAGAATAAAAATCAGGGTCTTTGCCATCCAACAATCTTCGGATAGCAAGTTTTTGTAAGTCTAGTGCCATTAATTACTCTTTACAGGGAAAAGATTTTCTCGTTTTTCATTCCTAAAATGTCCGTAGTCTCCGTCTACAAATAGTGAATAGTACTCTCTACCGGTTTCTTCTATTATATTTTCTACTTGACCGATTTTATACTTTATAGCAGACTCTTTCCATTCAGTTCCGTTATCATATTGCCAGTAAATATTCCAGTGTACATCTTCACGGCCTTCAAACGTTTCTCCATACCGTTTCTTAGCTTCTTCTAGTGCGTGAAGTTCTACGTATCGACGACGTTCTGGCTGTCTATGATAATCAATCCATTCTTCATCAAATACTTCTTTTACTTTTCCAAAAGCGTTAATTTTTGGAATAAATACTCTATCTTCTTTTTTAAAGATAACGTCTAAGTCTTGAACAACGTGATCTACTTTTGCTTCGCCAGTTTTAGATCGGGCGCGAATAGGAACGTTCATTTCGATTAGAACGTTTTTAATTCTCTGAGGAGAAGCATATAAACGAGTAGCAATGGCAGATTGACTCTCGCCATTATTATAATCGTCTACAATACTTTTCTTTTCTTCTGTGGTAAACGGAGTTTTAGAGCGTTTCTTTTTTAGCTCTTTTAGTCTGTTTTCTTTGTCTTGAAACTCGTTAATAATATTGTCGAGACGTTTTGTGTTGTAAGCAATACCAAGATGTTCACAAATAGACTTTTTAGTCTTATTTGCTTTTACCATCCAGATAGCTTGTCTAATTTTTGTTTCTGAAATTTCGTTTGTTGTTGGCTTCCTAGCCATAGTCAATCTCCTATTTTTCTTTATTTTAACATAAAGAAGAATACATGTCAATTAAAATGTAAATTACCAGTGTCTTACCGCATTTGCGATAATTGCAAAACACGTTATAATATGTAATATAATCCAACAGGTACGAATAATAGCTACTCGATCTGCTTGTTTATTATCTTCATACGCTTTTTGACCTATTGCTTTACACCAGTATTTCCAAAAGTTTTGCATGTTAGGGTTTCTCCTGCCATAGACTCTTCGTCTTGTATAAATTTGTAAAAGTGTTGCACTGCAACTTCTTTGTTTTTAGCTTCTACTTCAAAATCTGCATACTCAAGCATTGGAATAGCCAAGGACATCAACTCTTCATCATGATACATATCAGAGTGTGCATTTGGCTTCATCCAGTAATCTTCATTATCTATCGGAAAAGACTGAGATTTATGAAATAGAGGACGTACATCACCCCATGTTTTTACTGCTTCTTTGAAGAAATCATCATTCACAGTAATATGGGTAACTTCATCCCTAATCTTTTTATTAACTTCTTTACCTGATGAATTGATAGCTTTTTCAGAGGTACGCATACGATGGCAAGCATAATGATGAATGTCTAGGCAAGTTCTAATAGGAACTCGTTGGGCAAGCTCTAGTGTATGTTCAATATCGTATCCGTTTGGTTTGTCTTCATTTTCAACAGTGAGACATTCTTTAGCATAGTCTGAAAGATAGTCGAAATGTGTAGCGAAACGCTTAATACCATCAATGTGTTTGCCTCCATATAGCCCTTGAAGGTGAATATTCATTGCAAAATCTTTAGCAGGGATACCCATTAGAATACCATATAAAGCATGGTATTCTAGATCTTTAACGGAGTTTTCAACTACCTGTGGATTATTAGATGCAAGAACTGTATACTGTCCTGGATGAACAGACAAACGAATTTCATGCTCTTTAGCAATGTCACCTGCTTGTTTTAGGAGTTTAGAAATCTCTGGCATGATTTCTTCATACCAAGGCTTTGTAAACTCTAGCGTATAGCAAGGAAACAGCTCAGAAGAGATTCTGAAACAGCGCAAATTCTTAGGTTGTTTTGTAAAATATGTAGAAAGAATATCTACTAGTTTTGTACAATTTTCAATAGCTTTAGATTGAACACGTTCTTTACCTCCGTCTTTAAGAGCGTAGGTTTTTGTCGTTGTTCCGAAATTGTATCGTTTAGCTAGTGATTTATCGTGAAATTGGCAGCATTGGGAAATGCGCCAATCAGTTTGTGATTGGTTAAAATACATATTATCTCCTACTTATTTTTTACTATTTTACAATAAGTTAGAGTAATAGTCAAACGTTATTTTCTTTCAATATCGTCTTCTTCGCAAAGATCGCCATATTGAATCTCAACTACTCTTAGTATTTCATCATGTTTATTTTGTAGTTGATGCCATTGTTTTTTTCTAATTGTTGTAGTACTAAGCCTTTCTACGGTGTAAAGATCATAATCTGTTGAGACATTTAAAGTTCCTACAGTAGCAGTTCCCGCTGCTACAAACCATAACTCTTCTCTGTGCTGGTGTCTTTGCATACTTAATGACTGTCCAGGATTTACTACTAATTCTTTTACTTTTACATTAGGATATTCTTTTAAAACACTCCAACTACCCCAGTCCCTGTTAGCAAACTCTTTATCCCAGTTATTTAAAATAACACTTGAAGAATTTTGTTTTCCCCCTCCTACTCCAAAAGCAAACTCAACACCTATTGTATCTTTCCATAGCTTTTGCTCAGGAGTATTAGTCTCTGTTCTATCTCCTCCGTTAGCAAAAATTATCGAGTCATCATTCCCAGTAGTACAACGAAGTTTAAAAATAGCTGCACTAGCTGACCCATCAGAATCATCCCAGGTTATAACTTCGTCAACCATTTTTAAGTTTTCTACCACACTAATACGCTCTTTTAAAGGCATAAATGGCTTACCCTTTTTACGAGTAAGCCATTCGTCTGAATTTAGTCCTACAATTAATTTATCGCCTAATTTCTTAGCTGCTTTAAAATACTCTATGTGTCCAGAATGAACAGGATCAAATCCTCCAGTTACTAATACGTATTTCATTAATTCTCCTAGTGTATTATTAAATCGTCATCAGTGTAATACAAATCATTCCAAATATTTCTTATTAAACCAGTTTTTGTATATACTACACTAAAACACTCTTTCATAAAATCATTATTACGGTAAATCTTTTCCATTAACCAACAAGCTCTATAATGTACTTGTAGATTATGATATTCTGTCGATTCTCTTTTAATATTAGGATAGTGTAATTGAATCAAATTATCAAAAAATATTGTTTTACTTTGATCATCCAAAGATAAAACTATGTCTATTTTTTCTTCTTCTATCTCGTTTAAAGTTAACTCTTTTGCTGCCATATTTTAGATACACTTATAGAGTGAAGTGCATAGCACCCCACTCTATATTTTCTAACAGTGTAACTGATTACTCAGCTGTCTTTGGCGTATAGTCTGCGCAAGATAGACCACGACGAGTTAGAACTGTCTTGACACCACGGACTGTCTTATCAAAGTTCTCAGCAATCTGCTCAACTGACTGGTCAAGCATATCTTCGATACCTTCATAAGGATCGGCCTTAGTACCCTTCTTGTTCTTCTGCTCGGCCTTAAGACCCATGCTTAGAAGCTTACCACGAACTGAGTTAGCGGTCTTGCCGACTGCCTCGGCAATGTCCTCAAGGAACGCACCATCTTCGACCATAGAAGCAATCTTCTCTTCCTCTTCAGCAGAGTAGGTCTTAGGTGTAACCTTCTTCTCAGCGGGCTTAATGTGTGAGGTCATCTCTAGTGAGAGAGCCTTACCATTAATCTGACGAGCGGTAAACTTACCGTCCGCGAATCCAGCAGCAATCTCTTCAGCTGTCTGGTTACCAGAGTTAGCTTCAAGATAAGCAGCGAGAGCATCAGTCTCATCTGCGGTAAAGACAGGTGCTGCACCTGGCTTCTTAGGAACGTCGTAACCAAGCTTACGTAGCTTTGCAGTTACAGAACGACGAGGAAACTCAAACTCGTCACAAAGTGACTCGATAATATCCTCAGTTACGCCACTGCCGCAGACATCATTCATGCGGGTGACCATTTCATCAGTGTATTCAAACTTAGACATGTTTTCTCCTTATTTGTCAGTAGTTATTTTGGTTTTTTCTGACTGAGAGTTTTTCTCTCAACGTCATAAAAGGATTATAGCAGTTAAAAGATGATAGAGCAAGATTAATGTGACAGTATTTAGTCTTTTGGTCTTTTGTGAAAATCATTAAAAAGCACCGTTTAACACTTCAGTTCTATTTTCCCAATAGTCTACCACTTTTATTCCACTACTAATAGCTTTTTTATATTTACTGCTACTAGTATCTCCTGCAGTTATCAAAGCATAGCAGTCTTTTGTGACTGTGTTAGTAACCTTAAATCCCTTGCTTTCTAATACTTCAGCAAGTTCATTACGGGTCATATCCATTTTCCCTGTTATGCAAATTTTTCGTACTTCGTCGGAATCACTCTCGAAGTCTATGCTTTGATTCTGCTCTAGACGAAGAGGAAGCCCATAGACCCACTCCTCGTTCGTGTCAAGCCAAACTAGTAGATTTTCTACGGTTTTAGGCCCGATTCCGTGTATCTGCACCGTTTCGATCTCTCGCAACCGATCAAACGAAGGTATGTGTTTTACAATTAGCTTAGAAGCTCTTTTTCCAACACCAGGGATACCCAGAGATGCAAGAACTAGCTCATAAGGCTTTGTCTTGCTACGTTCAATTTCTGCTACAACTTTTTCGCCATTTGCCCCAAGAAGGCTCCAATCTTGATTGTCAAAAAGGTCAATCGGATGAAGTAGTCCCATTTTAGACACGGACGCAGGGCCAAGTCCCTTGATTTCAAGGGTCTTGATAAAATGTTCTAGCAACTTACTTGTACTGTGTTGCGAAGCATCAGTTACAAATAACTTTGGGCCGACTTTACGAAGAGCGTGTCCAATGCTCTCTTCGGCATGTCTTTGTTTAATTTTTAGATTATGTTGTGAGTGCTGGAGTACTCTATTAAACTTCGGAATCACCCCGCCTGCTCTTTCGATCTGTATCAGGTCGCCAAGGCCCAAGTCATGACTTTCGATGAATTCTATATTGTGAAGAGTTACGCGACTTACCGTCGCACCGTCAAGTTCAACCGGGTCTACTATGCCCGTGGGATTAACAGTTCCAGTTCTACCAACAACCCAAATCACATCTTGTAGTGTTGTTGTGGCTGTAAGACTCTCTTTTTCTTTAAGAGCAACAGCGAACCGCGGATATTTAGAGGTATATCCTAGCCTTTCACACTCTCTCCAATCATCAATTCTATACACTAATCCGTCTTGAGGATACTTTGAACACAATTCCTCATCGAAAACTGTATGGAACAACGATGCAGATAGAACTTTCATTTTATTGGTGTAATTCATAGCCACACCTAAAAGTTCATGTGCAATAAATCTAATATTACGAGAACGAAACTCTTCAAGATCAAGTAGACCAAGTGCTCCGCTAACGTAATTTCTAAAATTATCTACTTCATTGTCGGTTACACATTCGCCGTTTACAGCGACATCTCCGGCAATAAGTTCTGGAATACCTAATATTCCTGGAATTAGATGTGATACATCTTCTCCAAACTCACCATTTCCGCGAGTTAGAGCCATAGAAGGTTTTCCATTTTTATAGATAATTGTTAAGTTGGCTCCATCCATTTTAGGAGTCTCAACTATAAATTTGTCTTCAATCTCTTCTTCATCATATACTTTGCGAAGAGAGTATAATTTATATGGATGACGCACTTTACCAGCTGTACCGCCTACACGAACGGTAGGAGAATCTGCATCATGCCATCCTTGATCTGTTTCTACTTTTACCAGTTTATCATATAGTTGATCAAATTCTGCATCACTTAACTCAGGACGATTTATATCGTAGTATAAGTGGCAGTGATGGGCAACCAGTTCTTTTAATTCTTCGTATGTCATAAAATAGTTATCCGTTTTATTGTATAAAAATTATACAATAAGTTTTAACCGATAGGCAATAATTAATTGAAATTTAGATGGCTGGAATATACCTAAATCGTAAGAAAGAAGCTTTTTTAGTAGTAATTTTTTGTGCTTCTTTATATAGTTTAAGACCTTTTGTTTTTCCAAAAGAGTCTATTCTTTCTATATTCCAACAAAAAGGAGGGGTATCAAATTCAACGAAATGATTTTGATTGTGAAGAACTCTTAAATAGAGCTGACCATCATCTCTTAAGAGATGATTCATTTTTGCTAAATAGGTATAGATAAATACCGATGCCCCCTCAGACAATAATTCCCAGGTCGAAATTATATGATACGCATTTTCTGGATAATGTTCAAGAAAATTTTTTTCTTCAATTACTGTTATACAGGGGTTATTTACAAATTTTTTTATTTGGTTATAATTTTTTGTAATAAGTAAAATACGTTTATATTTTTGCTTATTTAAATAGTTTAAGATTTTCCAATCTATCATATTTAACCTAATTTACTATTTAAAGCTTCTACTAGTTTTACGAGATTTTCTTTTTTATTAAGGTTAATACCTTCAATTTGAATCTCTAACAACTCTTCTATTTCTCTTAACATAGTTTTAACTGTTTTAGTTTTACTTTCTTCTAAGTCTTCTGGTTTTTGATATATTTTAAGTTGTACTAGCTTACTAATTACAGACCTATATCCTTTTCCAAAATGTTTTGCTAGTTCGTGTACATCTGTCCTATTTTGATTTGTATATAAATCTATTAAAGATGCTTCTTGTTCGTCTGACCATGCTTTAATACTCATTAATCATTTTCTTCCCTAAAATTAAATTCCAGTTGTTCTGCTGTTTCTAAGTTTCTAGAATACTTAGCGTAAAATTCGCTAGCTTCTCCTAGTGCTTGTATAATGGAGTCTGTTTCTTCTGCAATAAAGGCATACCCATTCTTGGTTGGAAACCAGTATCCAGTATCACCATCCATTTGATAGTCTCGAATATGTACATAAACTTGTCCTCTAAATTCACTCATAGTAACTTTTACTACATTTTCATTTGGTTTTTTAAAAACGTCTATATCAATCATAAAAATACTACCTTGTTCCTAACTTCTAATAATTCTTTTATCCATTTATTAGGAATTCCACAGATATTTAAAGTATACCTATTTTTATTACTTAAATTAATAGCACCGTGTAAATAGTTTGGATTAAAGAATATTATTTCTCCTTTTTTTAAAACTATTTCTTCTTTTTCTTCTCCAAAAAAGAATTTAAATTTTTCATCTTCATTTAGAGCCATCCACATTCTTATGATAGTAGGATCGTCTTTATCAATATGCATAGGAGTAGAATGTTTTGGTTCTTGTTTAAAGACTCTTATTCTTGTAGTTTCAAATTTAAAGTAATCTACTACCTTATTAATAATAGGAACTTCCATCAACCTAGTATATTTATAATTTTTTGGTATATCTTCTAGTTCAGATTTATATAAGTCATCTTCTTTTCCTGTAGCACTTTTTATAGCACAGGCAGTTATTGCATTTTTTAAATCATAATCATTACAAGCAAAATATGGAAGTTTTTCTATTTCTTTATCCCAACTAGCACTGATAGTAAAATTAGGCTTAAAGTAATTCACTAATTTTAACTCCTTCTATTCTATTATTCATGTGATCTGCACCAAATACTACTATACTATTATTGTTTTCGTATATATTTTTTACATAATTATTATATAAATTCTCTAAATCATTTAAAGGCATAGTATAGTGTGCTGTTACTGTGTGAAAACAGTTACTCCACCAAATATAAGAGTCTTCCGTACCATCTATTAATTTTATTAGTTTTTCTGAATTTTCTAACAAATTACAATGTATAAAAGTATGTTTTAATTTTTTATATTGTTGCCAGTGTTCGTAGAACGTCTCTTCTGACTCCCAATAAGTTAATTCTCTTTCCCACAGCTCTTCATAAGACTTACCCTCTGTTTGTGCTCCGAAAGTTTCATTTACTTTAAATTTTTTCTTTAACTCTCTTAAAAAATTGGGATAATCTCTTCCGTCCCAAAGGTCTATTAAGGCTTTTTTAAAACTAAGTGCTTGTTTACTATAATCAAAGTAAACGATTTCTGTAGTATCTGTAAAACCTATAGAATGTAACATATAGTTGGGTTTGAATCCGGCAGCTACAGAATATAGTTTTTTAATTGGTTTTTGTACTTTTTTCGTATATCTTTTAACATCAAACATAGCTTCTGTGTTCCAAAAAAATACACAGTCTGTAGCACCATTTAATATGTTTACTATCCAATTAAGCTGTTCTTTTAGGGTATCTAAATCTTTGTTAGGGTATGCATATCTTTTAGTAACTCTTATCTTAGGATGAAAATTATATACTTTTAAATTATTATTTAATGAGGTATTAATAAAGTTCCATCCATCTACATAAGGAGTACATACTTTTGTATCTTGTGTAGGGTCTAAGAATAAAGGTGTATAGTCGTCATGAATATTATCTGAAGAGCGCTTTGCTACAGCTACTTTTTCTGGCATACCAGAATCTCTAACATTTACCCCCCAGTCAGGTTTTTTAAACTCTTCGTAATATTTTAAATTAACTAATAGACATTGTTTGTGTAATCCATAATAATGATTATCACTGTTTTCTTGTGAATTGCCCGAATCTTTATCAATTATATGCCCAGTTATGAAAAAGTCTATTTTATTTATCCATTCATCTATATATTTAAAAAAGGTAGGACTTCGAATAAAATGACCTATAGACATTATTAAACAATGAGTATTTTCTGTTTTTATTGCTTTATTTAAAACCTCATTGATAGAATTTCCATAAAGTAATTCTCTGGGAGTAGGAGAACTCATATGTCTAATAAAAAATTCAGTTAATTCTTTATATCTATTTGCTAAATCTTTTTTATATATCTGATCTCTGTCATCATAAATACCGATTATATATTTAGGCATATTTATTATAGCTCTCTTCTACTAACTTTCTATACCTATCATTTTCTACCCCATGAATAATAATATGATATCTATCTTCATCAGACTTATTAATATAGGCGTGAGTATTTCCTACGTCTAACAACATTACAGATCCTGGTTCCATAGGAACTACCCCATGAGTCTCCATCTTAAATATACAACCAGTGGGATGATTAAGTGCTATATTTACTGGTGATAACATATTTTTATCCATATCTCTATGAGGAGCAATAAAACCATTTGGTTCTAATAACATAAAACGAACTCTAAAATATTTTTCCATTGGAAACTTATTAATTAACCAGTTAGTTGTAATTGGACATAAAAAAGCTGTTTTAGTCCATCTATAGGGGGTATCTTCGTGAGACTTATATCCATAAGAAGTAAAATGATTAGTCTTAGTCTCTTCTATTCCATGAATACATAAGCTCTTCCAACCTCGATGTCTATAGCCTCCAGGAGAGTCTCCGTCTCTATGTGAAACAAAACGTTCTTTAACTTTTTTAGCCTCCTCTAACATTTCTTCGTATGGAATAGAAATATCTAAAGGAAGCCACGGTAGTCTACTTTCTGTTTTTATCCAGTTAAAATTCATAAGAAAAAGACTCTCCACAACCACAACTAGATTTTGCTCCTGGGTTGTCTACATAAACTCTTTGATTAAAAGGAGCTGTTTCATATCTTATGATAGCACCTTTCATATACTTAATACTTTCGCAATCTATAACTACTTTAGGAGACTCATTTATAATAATATCAGAATCTTCTATCTCTGGATCATTAATATAAAAAGCATATTGAAAACCAGAGCATCCGCCTCCCTCAATAGCTATTCTTATAAAATCATTCTTTTCTTTTATAAGAGTATTAAAATACTTTATACATTCGTCATCTACTGTAGGGTTTTCTATTTGATTTTCGTCTACTATAGGAGCATTACCATGAAAATCTCTTAAGATTTTTTCATCTAAAGTTTTTGGTTGTTCTATATAGCTCCATATACTAAGTGTATCTTCTTGGTCTTTGTTCATTATTATATACTCCTGTAATTACATTAATGTAATTTTCAATAATAGCGTCCCAAGTATTAGGGTTATTATAGTTCTTTACAGTTTCTAAAATTCTTTTTCTTTCGTGATGCTGATAGATTAATTTCATTTGAAACTTTAAATTATTTGCATCAGGATCAAGAATCCAAGCATGTCCACCCATATTAGTAACACTATCCCCAGGTTTTAGGGCAAAAAGCTCTGGGTCTGTAATATTAACATGTTTTCTGTTCGTTGTGATTCTAGCGCCAATTTCTCTAGGAATAAACTCTTCTGTAGGTCCTTGATCACTAATAATAGGATAGGCACCGCACGCTACAGATTCTTGTATATGCATACCAAACCCTTCGCCTCTATATGGATGAACTACTACTTTAGAATTTTTATAGATATTTGCCATATCTTGATCAGATAATAGGTCTGAATTATATATAATTTTACCACAGTCTACATGATATTGCAAACTTAGAATTTGGGATAATAAATTGTTCTGTCCATAAATTTGAGGAGTATCTTTAATAAATAGTTGTACGTTATCAGCTCTAACAAAAGACTCTTTCCAAACATTTAATAAGGTATCTAGACCTTTTCTAGCTTGATGATTACCTACAAATAAGTATGTGAATTTTTTAGCGTCAAAAAACCTTGACTCTTCCGGTTTAGTATTAAATATAGTTGGGTCATAACCATTTGGAACTACAAAAAGTCTATTTGGATCTAACCCTCCTTCTAAAAATTTATCTCCTGTCCACATACTAGGAGTAATTACTCCGTCAGCAAAATTTTCCCATTTGTATTGCCATTCAAATGGTACTTTTGAATATTCCCAAGGTTGAATAAATAAAATTTTAGTTTTTTCAGAAACAGGCCATCTCCAAATAGGAGGATAGGTGTGTCTAATTTGAATATCAGGTTCTACATTTTCGGATTTTTGTAAAATACCCTTTAAAACTTTAATTTCTGATTTATTTACTTTGTGGGAACTATCATAAGAATCTAACGGAGTAATAATAGTATTTATGTTTTTATTTTTACTTAATCCAACAGCTAGCTTTCTATTAATTATAGCTAGTGAGTGATTGTCAAAAAATTTCCCTAATATTTCAACTGTTATCATTAGTATACCCTCTGTGCTTCCATTTTACATATATCATTTAATTCGGCTCTTTTAATTTTAGTTAATCTAGCCCACTGCTTTGGATCTCCTAGCCCAGAAGTCTTAAAATTTCTTAATTGTTCATAATTTTGTAAAGTAGTCTGTTTCCAAATATCAAAAAAAGGATCTTCTTTTACTCTATCAGAGTGACCAATATTATTAATTTTTTGATTTAAGTCTTTTTCGTTTCGGCAAAGACTCCAATGTAAGATACACAGAGGAGTTTCTATTCTAAATTGATTATTAGTCCATCTAGCATAGGTAAATTGATTATTTTTATATGTAGCGAATCCTTGTCTTTCTGATTTAATAAAACTTGTATCTTCCTCTGCAATCATAAGAATATCTTCTTCAAACTCTTTCCAAGGCAAAAACCAAGTAAAAGTTAAATCGTACTTTTTATAATAAGGCTCAAACAAAGGACACCAAGAGTAAAAGAACTCTTTTGGATTAATCAATTCTTCGTCTGCATCAAAAGACATAATCCAGTCATTAGTGCAATGAGATTTTAAAACATTTCTTTCATAGTTATCATTTTCAATAGCAAGCCCACTTGGATGAAAATGCTCTTCAATTACTGAAATTTTGCCTTTTGTGTCGATCTTTTTTAATTCTGCCCAAAGTTTATTTTCGTCAAATGTAAAAGATTGGTGACTCCAAGTAAATCTATCTTTATCTAATCCTAGTACAATCTCGTCTACGTAATCATAGTAAGATTTTATACTATTAGGGAGTAAATGTGCATCATAACTAATTAAAGAAATTACCGATTTTTTAATCATTTTTTACCTCTTTTTCAACTTCTTTTGTGTTTAGAGTAAATAAGAAAACAGCAAAACCATTGTACCAATTCATACTATCTCCTGCGTTATTACTAAGCTTTTCAAAAAGAGGCTCAATCTCAATCCCAGGAGTTTTAGTAAACTGAGCAAATGCTTTTCTGACTCCATTAGAATTCCAGTTTGAGAACATTAACACAGTATGCTTATCAAACACTGATAAGTATTTTCTTAAAATTTGTTCTACATTAGCGTGATGTTCATCTAAATCATAGTGTATAATATCCACTTTTTTTGCTATTTTTTTAACATCTACTTTAAAAGCATCTTCTTCAATGATATTGACATTTGAAAATTTATACCTATTTAATAGGTCTACAGTAGCTTGTCTAGCATTACTCCAACCATTCTCTTTGTATTGTTTTGGTTCTTTAATATCCATAGTAAAATCATCTACAGCATATGTAGTCAACTTATTATTATAATTAGCAGCTACTAAAGTAGATCCCCTATAAACTCCTAATTCTAAGTACGTAAGTCCTTCTTTTATTCCACAAATATTATTAATTGCGTGTCTAGTTTTTCTTCCACTAGCTCCATATAAATCTCTTTCAAACTCTCTAAGCCCTGAGTTATCTAATTCGGCTTGATGAAAAGCTTCAATAATTTTATTCTTCGTCAATTGCGTAATTGTTTTCATTGACTTTATCTCCTCTATTAAATATTTTTCTAATAATGTACTCTAGTAAAAAGAAAGGACCAGTTATTATTAGTAATATAGCAGTACTTAAACATGTAATTCCTATAACTGCTACAATTAATAACCATGCTGTAAGATATATTACATTGTTCTTTACTTTATCTCCTGAAAAGTAGCTTTTAGTTTTTTCTGATAAAATTTCAATCGCATGTTCTTTTGATATCACAAAAATATTTTCCTCATCCATTAAGCTACCTCTGTATCTACGGTTTTAAACCATTCGGTTCCTTGCCATTTTTCTTTAAGTCTTTCTTTATTTCTTGCTTGAGCGTCATAAAGATTTTGTGTCATAACTCTTTTATTATCTTTACTTTCCCAGTGAATCAAAGTTGAAGGAGTCATATATATTTTCCAACCAGCTTTACGAGTTTCCATACAATAATCTACATCTCTCTCGTATGTATACTCAAAAGACACATCAAAATCTCCTATTTCATCAAGTACTTTTCTTCTAATATATAACCCTCCAAAGGTGCACCAAGCGACTTCTCTAATTTTATCATACTGTCCAGTATCAACTTCTGGAGCTTTCCAGAATTTCTTATCTTCCATCCTAAAACCGCTTCCAAAATGATCGGCAGTTCCGTCTTCATTAATTTTTCCTCCTGCGTGTTGAATAATAAACTTACCTTCTTCATTCTTAGCAGGATAAAGAAGCTTACATCCTAACATACCTGCTTCTGGATATTTTTCTGCGTAATTAACTAATTCTTTATACCACATATGGGTTGTATCTTCTGGTAAAGGGTGCATATCCGCATGAAGAATGATAATGTCATCATCGGTTTGTTTCCAAAGTTTTTGATACATCATATCTGATCCTATTTTTGACGTATCTTGTTCAAATATAGTATCTAACTCCCAAAGTGAGTCTTTTAATCCTGCTATCTCTTCTGGAAACACATATGGACAAATAATAGTAGCCATTTAAATTAACCTTTCTACCCAAGTTGCGGGAGTATTTTCTGTAATAAATTCTAAGGAAAGAGAGTCATAAACAAAAGGCTCAGGTCCTCTTTCTGAAATCCAGTTTATCATTTCTACTATTGTATCATCTAGACTTTTAGTAGTATTATAATTAAATTGCGTTTTAATTTTCTCTGAAGAACACCAAGCATTTTTAACTTCTGCTGGTCTATCTGGGTAGTAATCAATTCTTGGATAAATACCACAATGATGCCCGATTCGATGTGCTAGATCTTTAATAGTCGTTTCATTGTCATCAGGGCCTATATTAAACACTTGTCCTGTTAAATCTTTTTCGGACTCATACAAATGCCAAATAGCTCTTCCACAATCTTGAATGTTAGAAAAACTTCTTTTTTGTTGTCCGTCTCCGTATATAATAATTGTTTTTTTCTGTAATACTCGATTAATCATGATCGCTACTACATTTCTATAAGGGTCCATATATCTTTGTCCTACTCCAATAACGTTGTGTGGTACAATAGTAGTAAAACTTAATCCATGTAATTTACTTAGTAGCTCTAGGTGTTCTTCTGCTTGTGCTTTAGCTAGTCCATAAGGGTCTTCTGGTTTTCTAGGCATATCTTCTGTAAAAGGAGGTTCTTGTGCTCCATATCTAGCCATTGAAGAAAAGTTAAATAGTTTCTTAACATTGTTAGCAATACAAGCAGAAGCTACACTAACAGTACCTCCTACAATATTTTCTGCTACAACTTTAGGGGAAAATACTGATAACCCTTCATATGGTAAAGCAGCACAATGAAATACTGCGTCTACCCCTTCCATATGCTCTTTTAAAGACTTAAAATCTAAAATATCAATTGGTTTATAATCAATATTGTTCTTAAATCTAGTTAAATTAGAGTCAAGACCTCCAATTAATGTGTCACAACATTTGACTTTTGCTCCTACAGAAACAAACAATCTAACAAGCTCAGATCCTATAAGACCGGCAGCTCCTGTAATATATACTTTTTTCATAATTTAATTCCGTCCCATACATAATCCCAGTTTACTAAAGGAGTCATATCTTCTTGTTTACAATGAGTGGCGACTCCTGGTAATGGATTTATACATTTAGTTTTATTTAAAATATTATTTAATTCTTTTATATCAGTACCAGAAGCTATAATATCGTCTATAAAAGTAGAAAATATTTCTTGTGTGCCTATTAAATTCCAAGAAATATAGTTAGTAGTTCTCCAATGTCTATCTTGTCCTAATAATATATGCGCTTGTGTAAAATCTTTATAATTAGCAGGAGTATCATTAGGGGCTATAAAACCTTTCCAATGTTTAGTAGCGTCTTTTATAGTTCTTAACGCATTTCCATTCCAAAGATAATCATCCTCTAATAACGCGTATAATTTGTTTTTATCCTTTTCTGCTTTTAGATTAGACTTCATATCTTCTAAAGGCACTAAAAAACTTTCTTCTAATGAGTTTATCTTTACAAAATTGTGGAGAGTTGAACATTTATTAGATAACCAGTTAAGAGTCTCATCTCTTACATCGTGGTGATATATAGTAATAAAATCTTCACTAGTAACATTAATCATAAGAGACATCCAACACTTTTTAAGTGTCATTCTTTTATCATAAGAATTCCATCTATCAACGCCACTAATTGTTTTTTGGTTTTCGCTAACTCTTATATAAATATTCATTATTTTGTTATAAATCTATTAGGATTAAAGTTTCTATAGATGACCTCTGCTAGTTCAGCAGGTCCTTTTGTAGGATTCCAGCCAAGTTTTCTAATTTTATCATCATTAATATGATAGTCTAAATCTTGCCCAGGTCTATTTTTTACTAGTTTTGTCTCTCCTTTTCCTGCTACTTTACAGAAAAAGTCAACAATTTCTAGCACAGAAAATCTCCAGTCTCCTGAAACGTTATAAATTTCATTTTTATTGCCAGTTTGTATAATAGTTTCTATAGCTTTTACCGCGTCTTGTACCCATAACCAAGTTCTTACATAATTTCCAGTTCCGTGAATTGGTATAGGCTTATCTTTTTTAAGATTCATACAAATAGTAGGAATAAGTTTTTCTGGGTATTGGTCATTACCAAAACAATTTGTCATTCTAACTATATTATAAGATATATCATATGTTCTAGCATAAGAAGTAACTAAATGTTCCGCTGCTGCTTTTGAGGCAGAATATGGACTTGAAGGATTTAATATATCAGTCTCTAGAAACTGTTGATTAGGTTGAGAATCTCCATATACTTCGTCTGTGCTAATATGAATTAAATGAGGACGATGACTCTCTGGCATACGTCTTAATAATTCTAATATATGGTGTGTACCTGTAATATTACTATGAATAAATTTAGAGCTATCAGCAATAGAATTATCTACGTGGGACTCAGCTGCAAAATGTACTACATAATCACATATAGGTAAATATCCTAAATTGTGAATATATTCTCTTGATTCTATATAGTTTGGCTTTTGTTTAAATATTTTTGAAGTGTGTCTATCCGCTGCATAAGTGTAACAATCAATATTGATCACGTTATGGCCCTTATGTAACAACTCACTTACAAAATGTTTACCAATAAATCCTAATCCACCAGTTACTAATACAGTTTTAGACATATATTTTTTTAAATTCTTCCCATGTGTGAATATAGTCAGACTCATCAAAAGTCATAGAGCAAAGAGATAAACAAATTGCTCCTTTTGTATACCCTTTTATTTCTCTCCAAATATGAGGATATAATAATAAACCAGTTCTAGGATTAATCATCTCTACTTCTTCTGATGTTTTTCCGTCTGATAAATAAGCGATAAATCTTCCATAAATTGGAATTAAGACTTCTTGAAGCTGATGATGTGCATGACCGCCTCTGACAGCTCCGGCAGGGACGCTATCAACAGTAAACATTCTTTTAATTTCAAAAGGAATTTGTTCAAGATTATTAATATAGGTTAGATTGCCTCTGTCATCAGAAACAGTAGGAAATTTTAAGATTTCGTATAACATTTGTCCCTCAAAATGGTAGGTATTCTGTTGCTAGGAACCTACCGAACCCCAGAAAGATTATGCAGCTAGTGCATAATTCTCAGATGCTACGAAATTATCGTTTGCATTTATTGATTTTCTTGCGGTTAAGGTCGCTTGCGCACCTGTCTCTCGGCTTTCCTATTATCTGCCTGTCGATCCTATTTCGCCCCCATCATAAACACACGATTATTTGAATTTATTGTTAATCCACTTGTATACAAAGTAAGCACCAAGTAGAACAACAATGGTTCCAATGCCATCGACCCACGATGTCTCGTTCATTGCATGTATTAAATCTGCTGTAAACCAATCCATTGTTTTTCCTTCATATGTTTATGGTGGAGGCGCGGGGTACTGCCCCCCGGTCCAGTTCAGTTTTCAGTCTACGTCATCAAGACACTTAACTTCATACTCTTCCATAACACTATTATAAAGAGACTGAGCTATGGGTTCAATATCTTTGTCTGTAGTAAGATAGATGCATCTTCCAATTCTAACATCTTCTACAGTTTTAAACCCTAAATTATTTAAAGCTTTAGTTGTCGCTTTTCCTGCGTTATCGAGTATTCCTCTCTTTAGCATTATAGTTATTTTATATGATTTTTGCGACACTGTCAACCCCTTTTTTAATTTTTAAAATTTTAGGTAATAGCTTCCGTCTACATCTAGTTCTTGTATATCGCTATCAGCAGTTTTATAATTAAAGATTCTAAAATCATCCGCCTCTAAGTCCCATACAAGTTCCATACCTTCTGGGTATGTTTTTTCTGATCCTGCTCCGACAATACAAGCAGCAACAAAACCGTTAGGTAAATCCTTGATTCTAGAGAATACCATTTCTCTTTTATCGCCGTTCTTTTTCTTAAAAGAACCTTTGTACGCTTTCATAAAAAACTCCTTTCAAATTTATACCATTAGTATATCATTGAAAGAAGCATTAGAGAAGATTTATTTTAAACCCAAAGCTTTGCGTTCCAACTTAAAGAACGTCTCTCCCCTTCTCCTCTAAAGGGTGATACTTCATGATTTAGCCAAGCAGGAAAAACATAATAATCTCCTACTTCTGGTTTTACTGTTAACATGCCCGGAAATTCTAACATATGAGGATTTCCTCTATCGCTCCACAAAAACTTAATCATTCCGTCATCGCTTTTTAAATCGTTATTATTTGAAATCTGTTCTGGAACTTTCAAGTAAATTACCGAACTAAGAGCTGCAAAAGGCTGACAATGATTATGAAGAGGGTTATAATCACCAGTTAACTGTTTATTTACCCAAAATTCATATATATCTACACTTATGGTATCATTCCAAGTAGTACGTGCTTTTGGATTATAGTGTAGATAACCATTCATCCATTCAAGACAAATATTAGAAGAAAAAGTTAAGAAATTAGACATAGCTTTTGATTTTCTAGTTTCTTCAGTAAGAGGTATTTCTCGTTGTTTTCCTGCTTTAATTTGTCCAGCTAACCTATCATCATATGATAGCCCTTCTAAATCAGGGTCATCTGATAAAATAATATCTGTAAGTTCTGTTAAGAAATTAACTGTTGGTTCTGGGAGCTTTACTTTGAGGATTCCTGCTACGGTTAGTGGAACCCATTCTATTTGAATTTGGTTTTCCTGTGTTGTTTCTTCTACCATTATTTCCTCGTGTTATTTGGTTTTCTAATTTTAATAGAATAGCTTCTTTTTGAGCATGCTCTTTTCTTTGTCTAGCAACAGCTCTTTTTCGCTTTTCTCTTCTTTTTTCTCCTTTAGACTTATAGTGTTGTCTTTCTTTTAACTCTATAAAGATATTAGCTTCATGGAGTTTTCTATTAAGTAACTTGTAAGCCTTTAAAGGATCATTATTTCTAACTATTATTCTCATTATTTATCCTATACTGATTAAAGTAATCTATGATTGTCTCTTTGTAATTTTTATATTGTGAGTTCCAGTTATAAACTTCCATTAGTTTCGAAGAATCTAGTGTTCCTCTATCTTTACCAGTAGGACCAGATTTATTAATTGTTTCTATTTCATATCCAAGAATATTTTTAGATTCTTCTCTAATTACTTCCTTAGAACGAAGATATCCAGAACTTAGATTATACACTCCTGGAACCCATTTATCAATCATTTTTTTAATTACTACAACAAGGTCCTTAATATAGATGCAGTCTGCCTCTTCTACTGTTACAGGACGGCCATTTTGATATTGTCTTTCTATGTTCATGGGCATTGGAAATTTACCGTCTCCGAAGCCATAAACATGCATAGGACGCACTATTATATCTTTATCTCTTTCCATATAAATTTCACTTAATTGTTTACATTTACCGTACCAATCTACTGGATTTTGCATAGCATCTTCTTTAATTGGCCCTGTCCAAGATCCATAAGACATGGAACTAGAAAAATGAAGTATAGGACAATCAAACATATATTTAAGTTGAACTATGCCTCTTACTATAGAGTCTTCTGTAAATTCCTTAAAATATTGAGATAAAATAGCCTCAGACAAACTACCACAATTTATAATTAAATCTGGCCAAAAAGGAGATATTTTATCTTCTAAATGTTCATTAAAAGTCCAAGACTTTATAATAGATATATTTTTTATTTGATTATTTCTGTATTCCGCTGCTTGTTTTCTATGCTTCATTTCTAATATAGAAGCTGGTTTTAGTCCGTCTTTACCTCTATGAATAGCAGAGTACCCAGGATACTTTTCTGACCATTTATCCATAATAATTACTGTATGTTCTTTTTTAAGAACTTCAGCAATTGCCGCCCCTATGAATCCTTGTCCTCCAGTAATTAATATATTAGACATTTGTCAACCTACCATATTTTTTTAATATACTTAGTTCTTTTTCTGTATATCCTACCATTAAATCTTCCGTCCAATCACTTCTATCAGGTAATACTCCTACTAAGGTGTTTAATGTTAATTTAGCTTTATTTGTAAAGTTGGGTATTTCGTTTTGTAGTCTTTCTATAAAAATTTTCCAGTGAGAAAGACTTCCTGGCTTAACCATACACCTAACCATTATCCAGTTTTCTAACTTATTTTTATCTATTTCGCTTATTATAGCTTTTATATTATTTATCATTCTATCTTGATCATAAGAGTCTTGATGTACTGATATAGATAAACAGCTATGATGAATTAATTCTGCTAAGTATTTTTCACTTCTGCTTCCGTTAGTTGTTGTAAATACTCTAGCTCCATAATCATTTATTTTTTTACAAATTTCTATATAATCTGGAAACATAGTAGGCTCTCCGCCCCAAAGACTCATTGTAAATGTTCTACCATCTAGTTTTTTAAATAAGTTATCTAATCCGGTAAATACTTGTTTTGATGTATTTTTATGAGGTAAATTATTATGAATCGTATCAGGACAATATTCACAAGCATAGTTACACTTAGCCGACAAAAACCATTCAAATTTTAAATCTATTTCTTTTGATCTAAACTCTTTATAATCAGAGTTGGGGTCTTGAGATACTTTAGGAACTCCAATATCAAAAAAACATGAACAATAATCTATAGTACAAGTGTGCCATTCCTTAGGAATACGAAACTCTTTATATATATTTCCTAGATGTCCTCCGATTCCACAATCTCCGCCTTTCATATCTCCATTTTCTGCTATAGCAATATTATATTGTCCTACAGAACATTTCCAACCTTTCCAAGCATTTAGCTTAGAAGCTCTTAATTCTTGAGGATAAAATTCTTCTACTGTTCCATCTTGTTTAATACCAATAATAGTTTTACCAGACACTTTTTGACCTCAGCATTTCTGGGTTAGCCGGACACATATTACAAATAAACTCTTCTCTATTTAAATTAGTTCTAAAATCTAAAAAATCTTTATCTGACCCATCATAATCTAATGCTTTATAAATATTTCTATACTTTTCCCAAGACTCTGTATTATTGATACGGGACATTAAAGGCTCTAAATATGCTATTTGAGAGCATTTCCATAGTTTTCCATCATAAAGTTGAGTGCAATATTTAAAATAACAGGCTTCCCAGGACTTTTTGGGGTCATTATCTTGGTAAGGGGTTACTCCATTTTTATAAGTTTGATACCAATGATTCGTCATGTCTCTAAATTCTATTGTAACACCTTCTTTTTCATATACAGTTCCATAAGAAACTAAAGATTTTGTTTCAGAATTTTTAAAAGAACCTTTAAAAATAGAATGTACACTATCAGAAAGAAAATTAAGATACTTAGGCTCTTTAGAGTGTACACTAATTACTAACATACAATTAGTATCTTGTAATACTTTTACTAATTCTTTGTGTTTATTTAACAAAAGACCATTAGTAAATAATCTTAAGTCAGTATTAGGAAAATGCTCTCTAGCTGCATATATAACTTCGTATATATTTTTATGTAATAAAGCTTCTCCTCCCATAATTTGTACTCTAGAAGGATTAATTTTAGTTTTCCAGTTAATAAAATCTTGTTTTAGGTTTTCTAGACTTCTTATACCAGCTACATTGTGATCACAAAAATTATTGCAACCTCTACAATTAAGATTACAATTTAATAATACAACTACATCTAGTATTCTTAGATCTAACATAAGGCTTCTGCTATTCTTTCTAATTCTTCATCTTTTAAATAGTGATGAGAAGGAAGCATAACAGTAGAAGCGGTAAACTGTTCTGTCATAGGGCACCATTTTTTATTGTCATTTAGCCAATCATACTGATGGAGAGGTTCTTTAAAGAATGTTCTTGCTAAACAACCTACATCATTAAGTGATTTTATAACAGACTCTACCTGGTCTGGAAAGACTGCCATCGTATATCTCTCCCAGACATAATTATCGCCGGGTACGTTTGGATAGGGAAGATTGTTTTTATACCAAGTAGCAATTGCGTCTCTACGCTTTCTATACTCAAACTGCTCAAACAACTGAATCTCTTTTAAAAGAACGGCACAAGAGGTATTATCCATATATGACTTAGTACCAAAGGTAATAATTTGTCCAGATTTTGCTCTGCCATGTGCTGAAGAAAGATAAACCCTTTCCTTAACGTCCTCAAAACGTGTTGCAATTGCTCCTCCGCTACCAAGCGTTCCTGGATATTTTGTGAAGTCGAAGGAATAGCATACCGCTTCAGACGAGCTACCAGGGGTATAAGCATAAGGCTCTCCCATATAAAATGCTGGAGCTGCATCTTCAATTATACAAGTATTTACAAATCCTTCATTATCAAGAATAGTTCTAATATTTCTACAATCTACAACGGTACCAAAATTATGTACTGCAATTACTGCTGCAGGAGCTAAAATTGCTTCTTTACAATACTCTTCTAAAGAATCTATAGAAATATTACCAGTTTCATCACAATCTACAAAATGAAGAGTTCGATTCATAAATTTCACTGCATTTGCGAAAGCACGCCATCCGTAAGAGGGAACTACAATAATATCTCCAGGCTCAGTTAAGCAATGTATTGAAATTTGAAGTGCATCAGTACAACAATCTGTAAAAGTCCAATATGGAATGCCTGAAAGCTCTGCGCATTTATCATGAAGAGCTTGTTGTATAGGAGATAAATCTCTGCCATCTTCTGATTGATATGGATAGTCCATAGCATCGCTCATGGCTCTTAAATAGTCTACTTTATGTCTTTCTAATCTTTGTTTATGAGGGATAAATGCTATTTTTTTCATTATTCACCTAAATAAAATTCCTGTTGATAACTAATAGGCACTAAATCATAAGTATCAGGTCTAATTAGAGATTTACTTTTTATTCCTGATAAAAGTTCTTTAGTTTTACTAGTGTAGGTATCAAATAGTTGATGATCTTTGCTTTTCATAAGATTATATACTACACTATCTTCAGTTTTCTTTTTAATTAGCAAATCTGATCCTAGCCCATCAAACTTGTCTGGTTGAAACCTGTTGTCAAAATTATATCTACAGGCTTTGATTACATCTTCTTTATACTTAGAACGTTCTCCTAAATACCCAGTAGCAGTAGGAACGTGTATTTTAAAATAGTTTTTTACTAAATGTGCTTGTTTTATTTGTAACTCTGGTGCATCTAAACTTGTATAAAACCAGTCTGCATATTGACCTATGCTAAGTCCTTGACCCATTTTTGCATAAAACTTATTATTTTTTACTTCTACTTGTGGTTTCATATCAGCAAAAATATGACCCGTGTAGTGTACAGAATCTTTGTAAAACCCTAGCTCTTGATAAATTGGAAGGGTTAACCTTCTGATATTACCAATAGACCCGTTAAAGTATGAGTCAAACCAAAGATTACCTTCTAGTAGCTTTAACAGAAGTTCTCTTCCGAATCGGTTTATTGTAATCTTTGTTTTTTGTAAATAGTTTTTATAGGTGTTTAGCTTTTTTATTGCTAATTCTACATCAGGTAAAGGATTTTCATTAGCGACTTCGAATACATTTATTACAATCTCATCAGGATCAATACCAGCTTTTATAAATGATTGTACCATTGTCTCAGAATCTGCTCCCCCACTAAAGTATAGTGTAAGATATGGGTACATCTGCCTTAGTTGTCGGCATCTATTAATTAATAAGTTATCAAAAGATTCTGACGGTTCAATTTCCCAGTTATATTGATCCCACTGGCCGTCATGTAAAAGAAGTCTTAAGTTTTGAGGGGTTTCATCAGATAAGATGAGAGATATTTTACTATTATAACTTTTATTTGTGTGTATATTATAAACTTTTTGATGAGAAAAGATAAAGTCTCTGTCAAACTCCATTAAGCCTCACGTTTCCAGTCCAATCCTTTAACCCAGTCTTCATAAAATTCCCAGTTACGTTTACCAATTACCTTTTGAAAAGGTTGACCATGCTTAACAGCAACAAATAGAGGAAAATTTTTCCATCCATATAGCGCGACTCTAGGATCATCTTCATCAAAATACTCAGCGTCAATATCATGAACATTAGTATCTACATAGGCTTCCATGCGATTACCCATATCACGAGTCCATTGTTCTAAAAGAGGCGTATAAACACCCCAGAGCTTAAATTCTGCCATTTTAATCTTCCCAAAAGTTTCTTTCTCGTTTAATATATAAAGGAGATTCGGTTCCGTCATCGAATTGCAAGAACGCACGATGACCGTCTGCATCTGAAATTTCAGCAATATATTCGCGTGAACCTTCAAAAACAATAGTAATTTCACCAGTTTTATTTTGCTCTGGCGTAACATGTGAACTTACATATGAGAAGCCTTGCTCTTCATAGTGGTCTATAGTTTCTTTAAAGTCAATGCGATATGCTGATATTTCTACTAAATTACGCATAATTGTATGGTATCATAGTGCCATACCAAAGTCAATTAAAATATCATGATAAACGCTTATTTGCTAAATTTTTCTGGTAAAACAGACTTAAATTTAGTATAATAAGAAAATGGAGGAAAACAATGGCAAAAGCTATTAAATATCAAGTTAAGTATCGCCCTCATCGGTCCTTCTTCTGGAGACACATCAAAAATGTACAGGAAGACGGCATAATTGAGGGGACAAGTGTTCGTTTCTTTATTAATGATAAAGGCGAACGAATTGAGTTGGCTCTAGAAGGTATTCATCTAGTGTTCTCGCCAGAACGCGTAGATGCTATCGAAGAGCTTAATCGTAAAACAAGAGAAGATCTAAAAATTCAGTCAAATACAGGATTGGCAGGTCTATAAGGATAAATATGTACCTAAAAGCAAAACAGTACTTCATACAACTATCTAATCAAGGTCACGAATCAGCGACTATCCTCCTAGAAGAGTATGAAGAACTAAAAGAGAGTAATGGAGAATTTGTGGCAGCACTCTTTCTCCGTAATGTTTATATTGATTTTCAACTAAATATGGATCGTGTAAAAAATGGTTAAAAGAAAAGAAACATCTAAGAATCTAGGATTTTCAACTTGGGATGTAAATAATTATATTCGTGAATGTCCTAATGTAGTTCGTTGGAATCCTCGTCTAGCTATTGATTGGATGGAGTCTATCTCTGTGCGTGTCTGGAGCGATATTCAAGCTCGTGCGTATAATCGAGCAGCTAAACGTATGAATGATTACCTAGATCATCTTGAAACTTGTCGTTTCTATGACAAACGTGAAGTTTGGGAAAATGATAGGGTTCGACGAGTTACATTGCTTGAAACCTATGACTAAAGCACTGGCTAAAATGCAGTGCAGGAATTAATGAAATTTTGAATTTGCACAAACCTGAAAAGTGTGCTATTCTAATTGTGGAAATAAATAAATGATGATTCGTTGGAAAAACAAAAATCCATACTTAAATTTTTATCGTGAAACAAAACGCGTTATTCTATCAAAGGGAAGTAATGATATGAAGATTGATCTTATTTCTCATATGAGTAACTATGATTATGCAGGAGACTGGTTGTTTAGCCATCCTTCTCATAAGTATCTTGGGAACGGAGTTCCTCAGCCTGGTGATGACGTTTCACAAAATCCTTATTATCTTTTCCTAGACCACTCTCGAAGTGTGCTTCGAACACAGGGTAGCGTCTCTGAAAAGGTTAATAAAATTGCCGCTGAACTTTCTTGGATGTCAGAAGACCGTCTACAAGATTGGGCATATACAGTATAAAAAGAAAGTGGGGGACGTGTGCCCCCATTTTTTATTGGAGACTCATGAAAAATATAATATCAGCACCTATGAATCAGGTGTATAGTAGAGAATATATAGAAGCCTGTATTGATGCAGATATTACTCCTGGAGTTTTCTTTGATAGAAACTCTACAATTCCCTCAAAAGATTTAATAGATTTTGGTAATTATTTATATGTAAGTGTTGTAGCTGCTAGAATAATGAAAATAGATTTTAGAAAATCTGGTTTTAAAATAATAGAAATACTAGGTTTTGATACTGTTTCTGATTTTGAAAAGCTACTTATTAGAGTAGAACAATTATTAGATGCAGGTATTAGAGTTGTATTTAAGAAAGTACATATGGATAAAGCTCCTACTATACTTTGTAAAGGAGCAGAAGCTGCAGGACTACCAGGAGATAAATCTTTAAAAGACGTTTTTATTCAAGCAAAAAGTTTATATCCTTATAAAGATATAATAGTTAGTGGAGGAATTCACTCTCCAAAACAAGTAAAATATTATTTAGATAACGGCGCTATAGCTTGTGCTATTGGCACTCTTTTTGCTGCTAGCCAAGAAAGTCCTTTATCAAAAGAAGCTAAACAATTACTAGTAGAAAAAACTACTAAAGATATAGTAACAATGCCTAAAAACGGACTAAAACTAACTGAGTTTACAACAACCGATTTAAATCATACAGATGATCTTAGATTAGGAGTACAAACAGGTAAAAAAGGTATTATATATTCTGGGTACGGAATAGATCATATAACAGAAATAAGACCTTTAAAAGAAATAGTTGAAGATTTAAGGAGCCTTTTATGAATCAACTTGAGAAAGATGTATATCTTTTATTTAAAAAAACTCCCATTGATGTAATGGACGAAGAAGAAGAGTCTATATCTGGAACCTCTAGGTGGGAACTAGCAGTATCTAGAGAAGATGGATCTACACATATAGGATTATTTAATCTATGGTTAGCAATACAAAAAGTCGCTGAGTCGAACAATGTAGAATTCGGAGATGAATCTAACATTGACAATATAGTTAAATTATGCGATAATTTAATAGAATATGGACTTCTTAGAGAAGATCCAGATTATAAAAGACAGAAATTTACACTTATAACAAACGAGGAATTAAATGCCAGAAGAGAAGAACGTGGTCCGTATAGTAGACCCGAGCATGATTGATAAGCAAGAGCTTATGACAAAAATTACTGCGATTACTGATAATCTTCTTCAGATTGAAAGTTTTCGTGAATTAAATAACGATATTGTAAAGGAAGTAAAAGAAGCTTATGGTTTTAATGCTTCTGCGATTCGTGCTGCTGCAACAGCTCTTTACAAACGCAAGAAAGAAGAGCTAGAAGAAAAACAAACTGAGATTATGACTATTATTGAGTTGGTTGAAAGTGCAAAAAGACGATCCGCCTCCGACCTTTGACTATAAAGACCACCCTCATGAAAATGAAAGTTGGGATCAATTTTTAGTTCGTAAAATGAAAGAAGAAAGAGAGTATAATGCCAGAAGGACCGGAGTGCACTATAGTAGCACGACAGTTACATTCCGTTATAAATGGAAAGACTATCTCAAATATAGAAATTTTAACTGGAAGATATCTCAAAAAAGAACCTGACGGGTTTACAGAATATTTAGACTATACAATTAACGAAGAGCCTCAAAAAGTACTTGGAGTTAACAATAAAGGTAAGTTTATTTATTGGATTACTAGCTCTGGAGTTATATTTAGTACACTGGGTATGACAGGTACTTATAAAACAGAAGATAATAAATATGCAAGAGTTCGTTGGGACTTTAATGACGGTTTTTCTGTATACTATTCCGATATGCGTAACTTTGGCACTCTTAAATTTTTTTCGGGTGCCGACTGTCAGACACATTTAAATAAAAAACTATCTGAAATTGGTCCAGATATGTTAAATGAACCTTGTGACGAAGAAACTTGGTTACAAATATGCGAAAAGCGAAAAAACAGCTCTTTAGTAAAATTTTTAATGGAACAAAAAAATGTATCAGGTGTTGGAAATATATATAAATCTGAGTCTCTTTTTTTATCGGCTTTGGCTCCTCACCGTACAGTGGGTAGCTGCTCAGAAAAAGAACTTCTTAGACTATACAAATCAGTTAAAACTGTACTTAAAAATTCACTTGAGTCTGGTGGTGCAACCATTAGAAATTATTCTGATTTATACAATAATCAAGGTGACTATGTAGCTTTTCCGTCTAAAGCAGATGATATGATGAAGTCTAGAATAGGGGTAATGGTTTATTCTCAAAAAGAAGATCCCTATGGAAACCCTATTGAAAGAATTGTTCTTGATGATAAGAGAACAACACACTGGTCACCTGCTATCCAAAAATAGAGAAATTTTTCTTGCACAGTAGTTATTTTTATAGTATTCTATTTGATAGTGGAGTTTAATATGACTACTGAAAAATTAGTCAACAAATTATTAGAAATTAACTAACCAGAGGGTTTGCCTAATGGAAACCCAAATAAATCTTGCTTAATAGGAGAAATACAATGGTAAGCAATCAACTATCACTTTTTGACGTAAATCGTCTAACCCCCTACGCTGTAGGTTTTGATCGTCTATTCGATCAGCTGATGACATACACACAGCATCAGTCTCAGTCTACAGGGTTCCCACCTTACAATATTCGTAAAGAGGGACAAAAATACTTTATCGACCTAGCAGTAGCTGGTCTTTCTAAAAAGGACTTAGAGGTTGAAGTAGCTGATGGAGTTCTAACAGTTCGTTCTACTTATGAAGGAGTTGACACAGCAACAGATACTATCTATAAAGGTATTTCCTTTAAAAAGTTCACTAGAAAGTTTACTCTAGCAGACGATATTGTAGTAAATGACGCTGAGTACTCGAATGGTATGCTCACGGTAGAGCTTGAGCGAATTATTCCAGAAGGGAAAAAGCCTAAGTTAATTACAATTAAGTAAATAAACTTAAGGAGGAGGGGGGTGCGTATTGCACCCCCTTTTTTATTTTTATGAAAAAGAGACTAACAAAACTACTATTGGTAGCTTTTATGATTCTCTTTCCAATAATGCCTGTTAAAGCACAAGCAACCGGAGGATATTTGTCCATTCCTTTATTTTGTTCCCCTAACAGTAAAGAGTTTTTAGACATACTAAGAAATGAAAATTTTACTGTACAAAAAAACTGGGTAGAAGAAGAGGGACTTAATATAATTACTTATTGGGGTCGTCCTTTAAAGGATAACTATTCTTTTGTTTTAACTATTACATTTGCAGAAGGGATTAGTTGTATCTTGTCTATGGGTAATCAAATATTACTTAAAGGTACTAAAATTAGTTATTAATAATGCAACTAAATTATGAAATTACTGAATCTGTGACAGCAGAGACGCTGCCGACAGGACGTACTTATTTTACCCCAGATGGTGCTTATCCTAGTATTACTACCTTATTAGGTAAAACATCTCCTAGTCTAGTTTGGCTACAAAAATGGAAGGATAAAGTAGGGGAAGAAGAAGCTGCTCGTATCTCTAAAGAAGCAACAGATCGAGGAACATTAGTACACGAATATTTAGAAAAGTACTGGAATGACGAAGATATTACAGAAGATTTAGCTAAAGAATCTCCTAAAGTACGTGGTCCTGCTAATGCTCTTATACGAGGAACTTCTAAAAATGTTACCGAAGTTTGGGCACAAGAAATTCCTGTTTGGAGCCCTTCTCTAGGCTTTGCTGGTAGAGTCGATATGATTGGACGTTGGAATGATGTTCCAGCTATTATAGATTTTAAAACTTCAAAGAAGTTAAAAAAAGGAAAAGATATTAAAGACTACTATCTTCAATGTTCTGGTTATGCTTATGCTCATAATGAGTTATTTGGAACAGATATTAAGAAGATCGTAGTAGTAATTGGTGTAGACGGAGAAGCAGAGCCTCAGATATTTGAGCAACGCGCCGTTTTATTTTTGCCTGATTTAAAAAACAGAATTTTAACGTACAAGAAAATTAATGAGACATAAAAGACGGAAACTACCTTATAATTATTTAGAAAAGTATTTAAATGTAGAGTTAGATAAAAGAGATTATGATTTTATCAGAGGGTGTTTAAATCACCAAAAACTATATTTTCAACTTAATAATGTACAATGGGATACAATTAAAAAAATAGAAAAAAGGTATCTCAATACAGGAGATAAATAAAGTGGTCGATGAAGAAACAACTCCACACACAGTTCTTACTATGGAAAAAATGGAATCTCTTTTGGATAAAGAAAGAGAAAAATATATGAAGATTATTAATAATCTTACAGATCAAATTAAAAAAGCAGGGTGTGAATTGGAGCATCCTTTTGACAGGGAAAGTATGTGTGTAATTAATACACTTGCTAACGGACTTCAAGAAAAATTAAAGAAAGTAGAGTATAGGATACATACAGCTTTTAAAGAGAATAAAATTCCTAAATTTGAATATGAGTTTATGCTATCGGCTTTAGAAAAAAATATATGAAATCAGCTAGGTTAGAGATATACTTAAATATTCTTTTGGAAAAGACTATTATATAGGAGAATAATATGCCTACTGATATAGAAATGAACAGGTTATATTGGATTATAAAAGGAACTCTTATGCCACAACACTGGGATGATAATACTAAACAAGCTTGTTATGATAATTTTTTTAAAAGGTGTTGGTATAATGAAGAAAGCTATCTTCACGAAACAGGTTTTGAAGAAGCGTATAAAGAAAGGGTAAAAAATGGTTGATATACCAGATAAATATCAGAATCAAAACGTACCATATTTTGCATATAAACAGAGAATCGAGAGATATAAAGATAGATATGTAAAAGCCTACGAATTAGGACTAGACACTATCTCAGACTGGCTAAGTGCGGGGCCTAGTAGCGATTATTATACTCCTAGTAGAGCCGCTTTAGCAAATAAATGTACACTTCATAGTGGAATTAACCATTGGCATTTTACTGACTGTGGTAGTGATGCTATACAAGCGGCACTTGCAGTAACTACAGAACCAGGTGATCAAGTTATTATTCCCGCTTGGGGATTTATTGCTACTCCTGAAAACATTTTATGGATAAACAGAAAAATTATATTCTGTGATAACGGACCTGACGCCATGATGTGCCCTAATAGTCTAGCAGAGGCTCTAGATAAATTTCCAACTGCAAAGGTTGTTATGCCCGTTCATTTATTAGGAAGGGTACAAGACGTAGAAATGATTTCTAATATAGCCCCAAAAAATGTGTGGATTGTTGAAGATGCTGCTAATGCATTCTACATGAATGATGGAGGTAATAAACCGGGATACGCAGATATTTCTTGTTATAGTTTTGATATTGCTAAACACCCAGCAAGCACTGGTACAGGAGGGGCAGTTGCCACTTCTAGTAAGCGTCTAATAGATGATATGAAAGAAGTAACTCAGCAAGGATTCAATAAAAATAGAAACGGGTTTGTTGCTCCTGCATCTAAAAGTTCTATGGACGATACTACTGCTCGTATTATAGCAGAGGATATTGATATACTAATAGAAAATGATGTTAGAGAGCAGCGTAGAGCAAATAATAAGCTATTTGAGAAAGAAATTCTACAAGAAAGATTAACTGGCGAAAATAATATTTGTACAGGATTTGGATTCTTTCCTTCTAAAATGAGTGCAAAAGAAGCGGCAGGAGAGTTTAAAAAAGTTGGAATAGGTGTTAGTGTTTATCCGTGTTTTCCTGACATGCCTTGTTTTTCTGACTATGACTCTGTTGAGTATCCATATGCACAACGACTAGCAAAAGAATTAGTTATTCTTCCCCTTCATGAGTATTTAACAGATGAAAATAAGGATATTATGATAGAGGTTTCTAATTCTTTATAATGAGAAACTTATTTCATGTCCAAAACGATGATAGAGTTAAAGTTCACAGTAAAACTACTAAAAAAATATACTCTACTAAGTTACAAGTTGCACTAAGTAAAGAAACTCTTAGTAATTTAGAAGTGATTCACGACGGTGGTTTTTGGGATTCTGTAGATTGGTCCCACGAGCCTACAGAAAATTATTTAGATTTATTAGATGAAAGATGTAGACAACTTAGAGATAAGTACGACTATTTAATTTTATATTATAGTGGAGGATCGGACTCAGAAACTGTATTACAAAGTTTTCTAAAAAGTAGAACTTTTTTAGACGAAATTGTTATAAATCGAATCTGTTTTAATAATAATGACCCCGCCCTGCTAGATATAGAATTAGCTATTCAAAAAGTAAAAACCTATATTAGATTTATGCCCGGAACTAAAGTTACAATTAATCACGTAGACGAAAAAATAATAACTGATTTTTGTAATAAAGATCGTTGGGTAGGTACCGCTTTTAATGGAACCATAGGTATGATAAGAAGATTTGGGGCTTATGATTTCGCTGAGTATAACCATAGTCAGATATACGCGAAGGGCAATGTTGGACAAATCTATGGAGAGAACAAACCCGTACTAACAGTTAGAAACGGAACTTGGTATAATAAATTAAGCGGCTGGGGAATCGCAGCTGCTTTAGCAGGAGAGTGGTTTTTTACTAGCCCTGATCTACCTAAATTACATGTAAAACAGTGTTATTTAGTTAAAAATTATTGGGAAGAGTATAATCTTCCAACAAATAAAGTGTTGGGAGGATTAAACGATAAAGAAACTAGTATACTAAAAGATGGCAGATCAATTAGACAACATTTAGAAGCGGCTTGTAGACTACCGTTTGATCAAAGATGGCAAGCAGTAAAACCCACAGGATTAGGAAATGATCTTAGATCTGATGTTTGTGATAATGAAGATTCTTTAGTGTATAAACATATGAGAAAATATGTTCCTAATTTAATGAATTTGTGGAATGATAGTATAGTTATTCCTATTGTTAAAGAGATAGGAAGGTCTAATTATTTAAATTTAAATAATTTTGATATGGAGAGAATACCTGTAAGAGAGTATCAATTAGGATAGTAAGTATTGACAAATTAAATAATTTGTGTTAGTATTTTATATAGCTTAACTAAGCTAAAGGAGTTATTAAATGGCAAATAGTTTTAATCATTGTCTAAAAATTATTCTTCACCATGAAGGGGGTTACGTAAACCATCCTAAAGACCCTGGTGGAGAAACAAATCTTGGAGTTACGAAAAGAGTTTATGAAGCTTGGTGTATGGAAAATGATCTACATCAAAAAGACATGAAAGATTTAACTATCGAAGATGTTGCTCCCATTTATGAAAAGAACTATTGGGGACGTTTAAAATGCGATAAACTTCCTGTAGGTCTTGATTTATGTGTTTTTGATTTTGGAGTAAATGCTGGAACAGGTAGAGCTGCTAAATATTTACAAAGAATGATTGGAGCTTCTGCTGATGGAGCGATTGGTCCTGCAACTCTAAGAAAAGTTACAGAGTTTGTGAATATGGAAAGCGTAGAAGGAATAATTAGCGAATATCAAGCTCGTAGACAAGCATATTATGAGTCATTAAAAACTTTTGATACTTTTGGTAGAGGTTGGACTAGGAGAGTTACAGAAACTACTGACTCTGCAATGTCAATGTTAAAACAACCTGACTGGTAAAAGTGAAAAAAGCATTAATAATAGGTGCTAATAGAGGTATAGGTAAGGCATTAGCTAACTACCATAGTAGCAGTTATGATGTCTTATCTACTTCTAGAGCTGAGTTAGATTTGTGTAACACAGAAAGTGTTGCTAATTTCATAAATAAAATAAAAGATGTTTATTTTGATTTAGTTATTTTTTCTGCTGCACAAAGAAGTGAAGAGGTTTATAATATGTTTAAAGTAAACCTCTTTAGTTACTCTAAAATTTTAGAAAATATACAAATAAAAGAAAAATTAGTATTAATAACCTCTACAGGAGGAGTGTTTTCTTGGACTCAGGAATCTAAAAAAGTTCCAAATGACATCATACTACACAAATGTAGTAAAGCAGCTTTTAACATGTTAGGGCTTTGTTATCATATAAATAATCCTGATATTATTACACTATGCATTTGTCCAGGTAATGTATTAACAAAATTAAATTTTTCTGGAGAAATATCAGCAAAAGAGTATGTTAGTGATACTTTAGGCCCATTAATTGATCGTTCTATTGAGTCTGGGCTATATATTAACTTTGAAAGACAAGAAAAATGGTAAATTTTAATCATCTTAAGGAAGTAAAAATGAGTTATTGGCAACATTTCAAATTTGCTATTTTTACTTCTTTTTTATCTTTTTATACGGGAGTATGCCTACTAACTCATGCAGTATTTCCTTTTATCTTTGATGATACTTTTAGTAAGTTTATAAAAAAGATGTATAAAGAAATTACAAAGAGAGAATATTAATGTCTAAATATCTTATTGTAGTTATAATTTTAATGGCAGGAGCCGGTTATTGGTACTATAACGACTCTCAGGCCAGAATTAAGATATTAACAGAAAATAATGCTAAACTTGAAGTAGCTAATAAGACTAACCAAGAAACAATCAATACTCTTCAAGCAGATTCTAAAAAGTTTTCTCAACTAAACTCTCAGTTACAAAAGCAATTACAAGAATCTGAAGCGTATGGAGATGAATTAAGACAAAAACTAAGAAAGCACGATCTCACTGCTCTCAGTGAGAAAAAACCTGCTTTAGTGGAAGGAAAAATTAATAATGCTACAAAGAAAGTTTTTGAAGAGATCGAAAAAGATACAGGGGCTATTCCTAAGCAGCCTATTGTTAAGTAGTCTTGCGTTAACAGGTTGTGCTGGCTTCTTAGAAGATAAGGTGACTGTACAGACTAAAATTGTACGACCCGAAATTCCAATTCAAACAAAACCAAAACCTGTTACTATGAATAATGTAAAATTTTATGTAGTAACGAAGAAGAATTTAAATGATTTTTTAAAACGTTTTGAAAAAGAAAATGGAAATACTGTTTTTTATGCAATTAGTGTCAGGGATTATGAGGATTTAGCAATAAATCTATCTGAGTTAAGAAGATATATTCAGCAGCAAGATAAAATTATAGTTTATTATGAAGAGGCTATAAAACCTAAAGTTGAAAAACCAAAAGATAATACGGATAAAAATAAGCAGTAAGCAAAGTAAAAACTTACTTTAAGAAAATTTTGCTGGTAAATTTATTAAAACATAGATATACTCATTATGTATATCTATGTTTTTTTTTATTGGGAGTAATAAAAATGGATTTTTTAAAATTAGTTTCTGAGGTGGGGTTTCCGATTGCAGCTGCGCTTGCAAGCGGGTTTTTTGTTTTTACAACAATGAAATTTATATTAGCTAGTGTTATGGGATCTGTAAAATCTATGCAAGGAATTATTATGTCGCTAGATAATCGTGTTAAAACAATGAATCATGATTTGATTAGAATTGATATTTTAATGTCTTCTGCGTTAGGTACTAAACCAGATATAGAAAGAATTGCTAGAGCACAAGGAAAAGAAGATGCTAGACGGGACTAAAAATTTAATTCTTAGTGTTTTATTTATGTTTTGTTTAACTGGTTGCACTGCTGTAACAGCCACTCAAATATTTAGTTCTATAGGGTGGTTTGCAGTTGACTCCGCTGTTGAAGCTGAGACAGGTAAAAATCTTACTGATAATGTAGTTAGTGGGGTAACAGGTAAAGATTGTGAATTAAAAAAAGCGTTTAAAGAGGGTGAGAAAATCTGTAAGTAAAAAGAGAAAAAAATAATGGATGCTATTGCAGATGCTATAAGTAAATATGGATTTCCTATTATCGCAGCTATGGGATTAGGTTATTTTGTTTATTATGTATGGACATGGAGTACTAAAATTGTAAAACCTGTTATATCAGAAACTCAAAGTACTCTTATTCAACTAATTGACCAAATTAGAATGTTAGATAATGATTTAATTAGATTGAATCAAAAATTAAATACTATTCTACAATTAAGAGATAAAGATAATGATGGCAAGATTGATAATTTGGATGACCTTGATCATCCTAGTAAGCCCAAGTAGTGCTTCTGAACTTAAACATTCTTTTAAATCTCCGGCTTTTAACGGTCAGGGGTTTAGTTCTCATGTTCTTACCATAGAAAATTTAACTTTTCAAAGAAAAAAGGATATAGAAGCAAAAAAAGAATCAGAGGCTCGTGAAGCTGAAAGAGAAGCAGAAAACACTAATATTAATAAGTTTTTAAGAAATTTTGAGAGTAGAGTTTATGCAGAACTTAGTAAACAGTTAAGTGAAAAGCTATTTGGGGAAAACCCACAGTCGAGCGGAACAATTACTATTCTAGGAAATACAATACAATATGAGACGATTGGTGATATGATTAGAATGACAGTGACAGATGCAAATGGAACTGTAACAACAGTAGAAATACCGACAAGTGGCTTCGGTTTTTAGGCGGAAATATATATGATGCGGATATTAGGAGTAGCTGTTCTAGCTATATTTTTAAATGGTTGCGTAACCCATCAGGGCTTGTTGGAACCAGCTCCTGCTTCTGTTTCTTTTACTCCTCTTAAAGCAGGATTAAGAGATTTTGCGTCTATAAAAGGTAAGCCTGTGGTAGTAGCTGTTTACAGTTTTAAAGATTTAACTGGACAAAGAAAACCAGCGGATAATATTGCAAATTTAAGTAGCGCAGTTACTCAAGGAGCAGAAGTTTATTTAATAAAAGCCTTAATGGATATATCTGATGGAAAATTTTTTAAAGTTGTAGAGCGAGGGGGTCTTGAGGCGTTAATTAAAGAAAGACAACTAATTAGAAACACCAGACAGAGTTTTGAGGGAGAGAAAGCAAAACAGCTATCTCCTCTTAAGTTTGCAGGAATACTGATTGAGGGTGGTGTGGTAGGATATGACTCAAATAAACAAACTGGTGGAGCAGGAATTAGACTACTAGGGATAGGACCTCAAACTGAGTGGAGAATGGACGTTGTTACTGTAGGATTACGCGTTATTAGTGTTCTTACAGGAGAAGTACTACTTACTATTACAACCGAAAAAACAATATTAAGTTGTAATGTAGGCTTAAATGTGTTTAAGTTCTATGATATGGGTACAAAAGTAATTGAGGTTGAAGCTGGGACTAGCACGAATGAGCCTGTAAATTATGCTGTTAGACAAGCAATAGAAACAGCAGTTATTGAGATGGTGAAAGAGGGGAGAAGGAAAAAACTTTGGGACTATACTCATAAGACGGTAAAGGCGTCTACAGGAGGAAAGGAAAATGAAAAGGAGTAAGCTACTATTAATTATATTAGGCTTGTTAGTAACTCCTACTATAGTTTTAGCAGATAACGAGATTTACATTGATCAATCTGGTTCTTCTGCTTCAATAAATATTAACCAAGATGGTACAGGAAACCGAGTCGGATCTAGCAGTACAGACAGTAGTAGTAGTGGTTCTACTACTACTTTAGATATTGATCAGGTAGGTACTAGTAACGAATTAGACTATAATATCTATGGAGATTCTGCAAATGTTACCTCTAATGTTTCTGGTAACTCTTCAGATGTAGATATCAATGTTGGAACTACCGGAGGTAGTAACGGTGGGAGCGATGATGTAACTCTTAATATTAATGCTACTGGTGGTAACTCTAACACCGTAAGTGCTAATATTGGTACAACAGCTTCTGGAGTAGATGATGTTAATATGGATATTAACATTAATGGTGGTAGCAATACTGTTACAGCTACTGAAAACTCCACTGCGGCTAGCGTTACTGATAAAATTACAGATATAGATATTACAGGTAGTACTAATACTGTTACTGTTGCGAAGAGCGGAGCCTCTCAGCACGATACTACAATTAATCACACAGGTAGTAGTTCTACAATTAGTGTGACACAATCTGGAGCAGAAGCGAGTACTGTAGATGTTACAACGAATGGTTCTAGTTCTTCCGTTACTATTACTGTTAGCGACTAGTGCTTTTGCCTCTGTTGGTTCTGTAGAAAAACAAACAGGACCCGCAGATTTATATAGAAGTAAGGCAAAGCTAGAAGTAAAGAAAAATACAGGTGTGGAGATGAATGATGATATCCGTACAGGTAATGGTGTGCTTGGTATTGGTTTTACTGATAAAACAAAGGTTCAAATAGAAAAACACTCAAAACTTATTATTGATGATTTTGTATATGATTCTAGTAAACCTACTTCTAGTAAGCTAGGATTAAAAATAGCACTAGGAACAGTAAAGTATGCTAGCGGTCTTATTGCAAAAAATAACCGACAGTCTGTATCTATTAGGACTCCTACTGCACGTATTGGCGTTCTTGGTACTGCTTTTAGTATGACGGTAGATGAAATAGGTAAATCTTTAATAATACTCTTGCCCAATGCAGACGGTTCTGTGGGTCAAATTTCTGTTGAGTCAGATGTAGGTCAAGTAATACTCAATCAAGCTTATCAGGCTACTGTTGTTGGAGCATCTGAAAAATCCCCTACTCGTCCTGTTATACTAGATCTAACAGATGCTCAAATAAATAATTTACTAATAGTTAAAAAACCAAAAGAAAAGAAAACAGAAGATGCTAGTAATAATGAAAAAGGAATTTTAGATTTTAATGAATTAGATATTGATTTATTAAAACATGATGAACTTGATAAAGACGAGTTAGTTTTTACAAGATTAGATTTTAATTTATTAGATGTCGATTTACTAGCTAATATACTTGATATGTTAAATGCTAAACTATTAGCGGAAACAGAAACTTTTCCAACTAATCCTATTAAACCTGGCAGATATGAAGAAGGAAATACGCAAATTATAGGAGGAGCTTCTGAAAATTGGGAAATATATAGACAAGTAGATGGTAAAGTAGTAAGTATAAAAGTAGGTAATTATTCACAAACCCAAATGCAACTAAACCAAGGAGGTAATAATGTCATTCTCCACACTCAAGAAAACGCTTCCGATACTGTTATTGTTATTAATCAGAACTGAGGCTTTTGCGGATAATGCAGTTACTATAAATCAAGTTACTAGTGGTAACTCAAACAATATTACAGTATCAGTAGAGGGTAGTGATAACATAACTAACTTTAGTTTTGGCGGTGCTAATAACACAGTTAATATCGAACAGAAGGGCAAAGATGGTTATATTGGATATACTACAGCATGGGGTAGTGGCGCATCATGGGGCGGCGACCTAGACGGTGATAGCAATTCTCTTACAGTAAAACAATTATGTAATCAATCAGTGTGTGGTGGTGATAGATTTGAGTTTCATATCGCAGGCAACAGTAACACTGTTGATTTTTATCAAGGATATACTGTAACAACTGGTGGATCATATTCTTACGATAGTTACGAGTATGGTGGACACTTTACACAATTAGACATACACGGATCAAATAACATACTACTCGGCGCACAACGAGCAAACAACTCTGGACACGAACATAGTATGACAGTTGGTATATACGGTAATTCTAATAATGTTTATATGAGACAAGACAGCAACCAAAATAAGACAATGAACTTGACTATTAATAATTCTAATAATGATGTTGATATGGCACAGACAGGTAATGCTGGTCACAGTGCTACAGTTACATTAAGTGGTTTGTATGCCACATCCCTATATATGTTACAACAAGGCAGCACTGCACAATCATATAGTTTGACGCAAGACTGTCAAACCACAGGCGGTTGTAGTGTAAGTGTTACACAAGGCCAATGAAACCTGAATATTGGTTAATTTTATTATTAATATGTTTAGCAGTAATTAGCTTTCCAGCTAATGTTAATGTTAAACAAATAATGTCAATTGCTTTAAGCATTTGCACATAAAGAAAGGAAAATTAATGAGTTAATATACTATCCGTAATGGAAAGGAGGAACTATAAATGAAACGCATTATCTTTAGCGTAGCAATTGCTACACTATTATCAGTCCCAGCATGGGCAGACACTTCAAGTTTAAGTACAACAACATCCGGTATGGGCGTTCTTGAGAACAGCTATGTAAAAGCTGGTGTCAATGGAACATCTGGTACTCTAGGATCTGGTGGAAATACAAGCCCAGGTCTATTGTATGATTCTACAGGAACAGGTACATTCAATACCTCATATGACTATCTCACCCCAGGATCACCATTCGATGGTTTCTCTGTAAAGATTCTGGACACTGACGGTGGTACTGCGACAAACTACACCAACAATAACGGAGGTGGTACTGACATTACAGGCACAGGTGCTCTTACCGACGCTGAGAATAGTTTAACTTGGAACGGTAGTTGGACTCATAACGGTGGGACTTGGTTAATCACTAATACTTACATTCTAGGTACAACATCACAATTCATTGATACCACAAGTCAAATTACGGCAGGCAGCGATGCTCATACTGTTTGGTTTGCAAGATTCATTGATCCAGATGCAAGAGCGGCAGACGGCGACAGCTCAGCGACGGATAACGTTATTGGTTATGGTGCAATCCCAACAACAAACGTTGCGTTCTCTGAAGCACTTAGCTCACGTTATGCCTTAGGTCTTTACACTACAAATACTAACGTAACCGCCGGTGTAAATAACTGGTCTACGCAGGCTGATGGCTATAACGGAACGGTGTATACGGACGGTGACGGTAATGCATTGAATTATGGTCAAGGCGATGATACGATTGGTCTATCATGGGTATGGTCAGGTGTAAGTGCGGGTGATATCATCACAGCAAACTATGCATATATCTTTGGACCAAGTGCATTTGACGCAGCTGAAACAGCAGTTGATAGTGGTGCCGCCGGTGGTGATACGAGCATCCTTACGGGCGAGCTAACAGACATTGGTTCTGCTACTGATGCTGCTGAGTCTGGTGGAACTGCTGCACCAACAGTTGTCGGTTCAACTTCATCCTCTTTGAAACACTTTGATATAGCAGCTGATGGTTCTGTTCAATCTGTTTCAACCGTTTTATACACTGCCTCTACTGACATCTACTCAGACGGATCAACAGGTGATGTGACAACTACTACAGAGAATTTTCCAGCAGTTAGCGGGAGAATCGACCAGTACGAAGTCCTAGATGAAATCAATAAGAGCATTAACAGAGGCCTAACTTATGATCCTTGGAGAAAAGGCGGAGCAAAGAATGAGATCGGTGAGTTCTTCATCAATGGTAACTATGATAAGATCACACTAGCCAATGACTATGATGCTACAACAAAGGGCTTTGGTATAACTGGTGTCATCAACACACCAATCAATAACGTCAAGGCTATTGTCTCTGTGAACAAAGTTGGTTCTGAGATGACAGGTGAAGTGTCTGAGGGCGGAATCGAGAAGATTCATGGGTCAATCGGTGTGACGGCTGAATCAGACATGATGATTGCGACTGTATCAGCAAACTACAGTAAGAACGACTACCATGCAGGTAGAGGTCTTCCATACGCTTCATATATCCCATTTAGCGGTGAGATGATTAATGAGAGCAAGACAGAAGGTAAAGACATGTGGGTAAATGGCAGGATCTACGTCAAAGCAACTGAGAACATTATTCCATTCATTGGTGGTTCATACGGGAAACACACTGTGGATGCCGTAGACGAAACGGGTTTCTACCTCACGGCTAGAGATATCGAAGCAGTAGATGAGACTGAAAAGTATATTGAAGGCGGTGTTAGACTTATGACCTCTATTGAAGATATTGACCTACACGGGCAATTTTCTTATACAACAGATAAGTGGTTGACAGCAGAAGTCGGAGTAGGATATAATTTAAGTAAATCAAGCTCAATTAGTGTTATACTAGGTAGAGTTACTCACGAAGATATAACAATTAATAGAGCTTCTTTAGTAGGTAAAATTATGTTTTAAGGAACTGCTTAATGAAAAAATGGACTATTACAGTTCTTACGCTTCTAGTTATCTGTGGTGTTCGTTATATGGACCCGTGGATACTAGAAGCTGTAAGAATGAAAGCGCTGGATATTCATCAGCAAAATCAAGAAACCGTTATCTTAGAAGACATCGTTACTGTCGAAATTGATAATAAAACTATGGATAAAAATGGTCAATGGCCTTGGCCCCGCGAGATTATGCAAAGAGAAGTAAAGAAACTCTTTGACGCTGGTGCTGGTATGGTCGTAATGCCTATTCTATTTTCACAACCAGACCGTGGTGGCAAGGATTTAGATTTTGCTAAATCAATTGTTGCCTTTCCTGTAGTTATCGGTCAGATACCAGCCAATGAGGCAAAGGGTAATCCAGTTCCTAGAGGTGTAGCAGTTATTGGTGGTAACGGAGAGGAACCCCCTTGGACTAACTGGATTTACGAATACAATTCTGCTGTTGGACCAGTTAAGATAATCGGTGATGCTGCGGCTGGTGTGGGTATGATGAGTAGTCCACCAGAGGCAGATGGTGTTCTTCGTAGACTTCCCCTTGTAGTGCAAATCAACAACCAACTCTTTCCATCCATCTCACTAGAAACTCTACGAGTTGCAGCGGGTGATCCATCCTACCAGATGAAGGCAAGCGCAGAGGCTGGTGTCGAGGCACTTCGTATTCCAAAGTTCTCTAAAATCATTACGGATGCAAATGGGTCTATCTGGATTGACTTCCAATACAAAACCAAAACAATGAGTCTTGCAGATATTGATCTGAACGCTGAAGAATCATTTGTGCAAGGTAAGATCGTAATTCTATCCCCAACTGCATCTGGTATCGACAACCCTGTTGCAACTCCTGTTGGTGTTCTACAGGGACACGATGTTATCGCCACATCCATTGCAACGATGATGACAGGGACAAATATCTCTCGTC